TCAGTCGGCGAAACTGACCGTATGGCTCACGACGTTTTTCCCCTTTACGTTATAGTATATACTTATAAGTATTACTTATATGTATAATGTAAACGTCTCCGACTCGAAATTCGGGGAGTAAGCCCCGTTTCGAATTAGTATGCTCACTACGTTCGCTTACGTTTATATATATGTATATGTAGATGTTGTTGTGATACGTTGGACTGCGCGACCACCATCGCCAGAAGTCATAACGGTTAGCTGCGCTGCCCCGTTACGTATATTTTATACTTATAAGTATTACTTATATATTATACTTATACGTAATGGACGTATACGGCGCTTTCGGCTATCGCCGAAATCGCGGAGCGGAGCGCCCCGCTCGCTGCGTTCGCTGGAGAATTTAGACAAAAAAATGGAGCGCTTGAGCGCTCGCATTTTTCTGCAAAATTCACACAGCTCTTCTGCTTTTGGTTGTTAAGTTAGGAAGTGTTACGCTGTATCTTTACGTATATATTTTATTTATATATAATACGTATATATAATACGTATACGTAATACTTATAAGTTTTCCTTTTTGTATAAATGTGAACTTTTCTAAAAGGTTCGTATAGATTTTTCCGTCAAAATGGTAAAAATTTTTGGAATTTCTTTTACTTTGTTCTGCGCGACCATGATGGTTGATGGTGATTTACCTAAAAATATAGGACAGAGTATAACTCTGTCCCGTCTTTTAGAAGTTATTTTCACGCTTTTCTACGACCTCGCGCAGAAGTGATTCCGGCAACTCAATAGGTCCATCAACCCAAGCTTCAAGTTCAACACGACCTATTGCCTTTTCACCATAGTATTCACTCAACTGTTCCATAGCATCTCCAAAGCGCTCTGCATAAAGAAAACCTGTTTTCACGTGTTGTGCATAATCAACTTCATCATAGTATTCAACTTTATAAGTAAAAGGATACATCTTATTCCTCCTTAATTATCTACTTCTATAAGTTCACTATCATACACATCTGTATCATAAATTTCCCAATCAGGGGCTTCAGCATAAATCATATCTCCAACCCAGTCTATAATTATATCAGTGAGACGATAGGCTTCACCAGTTTCCTTATCATAAATCATACTATCTTCCCAATCTGAAGCATATTGAAGAATATTGGCTATTGTATCATCAGACAAATCTTTAATATCTGAGTCTACAAAATTTTCTTCAAGGTATTTTCTCAGTTCATTTGTATCAATATTGTGAGTACGATAAGCAGCATATCTACCCCATTCTCTATAAGTAAGTTTCATATTATTTCTCCTCTTCTTTTCTTGTATATAATATTTTTCTATGAGTATCTAACTGAACTACAATTCCAAAGTCTTTTCTTATTTGACGAATTTGATAAGGGATGCGGAAAGTACAATTATAATCTTCATCATATGCTTGATGGAAAATATGAAAAGCTATTCCCTCCCAATCCCACAGATAGCGTTCCTCTTTTTCTCTTTGCCAATTTTCGTAATAATTATATTTTAAAAGAAACTCTAATATCCAATTAGATTCATCTTCTCTATTTTCTTTACAGTAATCCATAAAATCCTTATAACGAGAGTACCAAGGACTTAACCTAATTTGTTCTTCAACTCCAAACATCTTATCTTCTAAACCCACACAATATTCGGCACTCATATCACGAATGGCAATCTGTTTAAAGCCAATAGTAGCGACCTCTTTAAAAATTTTTGATGTATGGTACCTGCCACAATAACTTAACAGTTCATGTATTACAGAAGAGAATACAATTACAGTCTTATCATAATCAATATTAAGAGGGTAAAGACCAGCAAGCATATCAACTACTGTAAAACCTTTTTCTGCTCCAAGCTCGCGCATACGAGGGTCATTATCAATTCCTATATATCTAAACTGATTAGGATAGTAATATTCTAATGCTCTACCAAGAGCACAGTCGGCGCAACCGAAATCTATTATTGTGTTGATTTCAGGAAGAAGATTGTCAACAAACCAAAGTTTATCTTTAATACCGGCTTCCATTCGTTCATTATATACTTTATAGTTTTCAATTATAGGCATATATTTTTACTTCCTTTCTTATCTTCTATAATTATTATATCAAAATTTTCTAAAAAATTCAAGTTTTATTAGTTACCGAATTTACTACTGCGCGACCACCAAAGAAAAAGGTCATCAGACTATTATCTGATGACCACTAATTGGCTTCCACCTCTTTAACTCAGCCCCGTTGAAACTATTTTATCTGAGTGTTCTGTGCACACGGGGGCACATTTTATAGCCCATGCTTTTACGGCTTCGTATTGCCTAATTACGATAGGTTTCTCTTCCCAAAGGCGTCGACTCCTTACGAGGGAAGTAATCCTTGCCAATTGTATTCAATTTTATTTCCTATCAAGCACTTTCTTAATAGCAACAAGTGCTCTGCCAGTTACATAGATTGCGGCGATTGAAAGGACAACCTCAAATATACCAAGAAGGAAATGTCCTACTCCACCCCAAGCTGAAGCACAGGCTCCAACTGCAATAAAGTGTTTAATACCGTTAATTGCGTTTGTTAAATATGCCCAACCAAATAGGGCAGTTATAAGTCCAAAGCCAAAATCCTTTAATGTGAGCAACAGTTTCTTCATTTTAATCTCCTTTCAATTAAACAATATCATTTACTGTAGGACTTCCAATTTCAAGACCAAAATAAATATAGTTATCAGCATCATAACCTTTATCTTTTTCATATTCACTATATTTTATTTCGTCTATAATATCATCAAGAAAAACAAGATAACTATGAGCGTGTTCCCACTCTTCAAGGTCTTCACGAATCTCTTTAATATAAGATTCATACTCATCAATCATTTCAAGTCTCTCTGAAAGAGAAGCTTCCATTTTCTTGATTTCCTCAATTCTTTTTTCATACTTTGCAATAGTCTGATTATCATAGTCTTTCATTTCTACTATACCATCTATTACATTACTAATATCTTTTTTAGTAAGGGGTGAAATTTTTTCCCAAGGCACAGAGAAATGATTTTCACTAAAGGCTCTTGCTATTGCACTATTTCGACTATAAGTTCCAATAGGTATAAAATCTTCGCCTCTACGAATAAAAAATGAAGTATAGCAACTCATTATAATTCCCCTTTCTTTTATCTCTTTCTTTATCTTACATATATATTATATCAAAATTTTCTGAAAAAATCAAATTTTATAATACTATGTAATATGGTTTTTCGTACTTCCGCAGATTTCCATACCTTGTCTTTATCGTTTCGGCATATGCCATACTGCCGCACGCACCACAAACACTTCTGCTCTAAGGCGGTTTTCTCCTGACTACCGCAAACCATCTTAGGGACTTTATTTTACCTTGTCGCCCTAAGCTTCAAGGGTACCTCGCCGTATGGCTGGCTAATTTGCTGCCTGCTTTTCAGGTGGCTTTTACCATATTAAAAATATAGTTCAGCAGGAGTCTTACCACCAAGGCTTACAGACTTCCGAGGGTGTAAAACCATAAAGGTTGCCCGAAGGACTAAAACTGACCTCATTCGTTTGAATAAATAAATTTTAGCATTACCCATCTCACGCCACGTGGAGGCAACTTACTTGTGAGACTCTAGGTGGAGAGATTTGAACTCCCGACCCTCTGGTCCAGAAAACAATGTTATACTTTATCCCATTCTTCATTTGAATATTTTTTTATATCTGATTTTTTTCTTGGTAAACTATAAGCATCACACCATTTACGAATAGCAGCATCACTCACACTATATAATTTACCAATTTCTGTAAAAGGCTTTTGTCTAATTAATTCTTTAAGTTGACTTCTTGAAGGTCTATCAGCAACTTTTCTTTGAAATATGTTGTGACAACTTACACATCTTGCGCCTTCTTTATAAACCGGAGCACCACAATCAATACATTGATGAGAAGCTAAAGTACCCAATTTCTTAATTTTTATGGGTAGTTGTTCTTCAAAATCTGACTCTTGGTATTGAGATAAATGTCCTAAAATTTTTTCAACCAAATAATCTTCTGCCATATTTACATTAGGTGGAGTTTTATTTGTTTTAGGAGTAATTCGTAAACTTTTTGTAGTACTACATTCTTCAACTGGAATTAAATAAACATTATCTTCCCAACAAGTTGCAAAATAATCAATATCATTTGAAGTGTAATAATGTCGAGTAGTTTTCTGAGTATTTGTTGTAGAACTACAACAAGAAAACGTAATGGAGTTTCTATCATCGGCCCAATGTGACTTTTTACATTGAATACGCAAAATTTCTTTACTCGTATCAACTAAAATATCATATTTAGCTTGATTTCCATATGGAACTGAGCATTCAAATCCCATAGTCATAAACTTCATAATACATTGCAGTTCTACAAGATTACCTTGTATCTGAGTTTTTTCCATTTTTCCTCCTCAGAAAAGGAAAAGTATAATTTGCTTTCCAAACCAGATGCTCTACCAAACTGAGCCACACCTAGATAAATTGCGGCCGGCGATATTGGACTCATCCTCACGCCGTTAAGCCGCTTGGCAGAGGATACCCGACTCGAACGGATACTGTAACAGTCAAAGTGTTATGTGCTTACCAATTACACCAATCCTCTATACTCGTGCGAGCGACCACCTAAAAGTTTGGACTCTCACCGTGTCTTTCGTTTTATCTCGCATTATGGGCAGAATTTGAACCATTAACCCTGGGTCGAAGCAGTTTTATAACGACGCGTACTAAAACTTTTCTCATAAAAATACGCTACGGGAGGAATTACCGTTATTATACCGCTATTCTTAAACAGGTTTACGGCACCTCTGGCACCGGCTAAAGGAATTGCACCCCTATCTTCGCTTTTGGAGAGCGCTGTTCTACTGTTGAACTAAGCCGATATAAGTGGTATGGCTTTTTCAAACACGGTCCGCATTGTTAAGAGGCGCTGCTTGCTTGTCGTACCATACCGAGACACCTTACTGTATCTACGACCCACTCGCGCGAAGTGGAACTTGGAGCGAGTAATGGGGATTGAACCCACGCCCTCAGTGTGGAAGACTGAAATACTACCATTATACTATACTCGCGTATGGCGCTCCGGGTAGGACTTGAACCTACAACCATCGGCTTAACAGGCCGCTCCGCCATTGAGCTACCGAAGCAAATAAGGTGGGAGGAATTACCACTATTATCACGCTCGTTTCTGAATTTACAGCCTACGCTTCGCTACCTCTGGTGCAAGAGATAGGGATTGAACCTATGCGACCTGGATTTTCAGTCCAGTGCTCTACCATCTGAGCTACCCTTGCATTTAATTTAATTGCTATTAGTAAAAACAGGAAGAACCACGTGAAGGTTGCAATTATTCTTCCCTGACGTCACGGAGAATCGAACTCCGGTTTTAAGAATGAAAATCTTAGGTCCTGACCGCTAGACGATGACGCCATATTTCTGGAGTGCGGTGTTTTCTATGCAACCAGATTATTCCGCACCAGTTAGGTGGTTTTTAGGAAATTTTTCCTTGTGACCGCCAAACACAAAGTTTGTTTAGAAGGCAGTTGCATCTTTGTCGCCTCGAAGCATAGTCGACTATCAGCGCTTCTATACAGATAAGTTTAACTGACATTCTGCTTGGTCAGCACTACCTATAATCGTCATTATTATTAGTGCTCTGTATTTTATTTAACGACTTTGACAGTTCCCAGTCGGGTCCCAACATTTATATAGCGTGTAGTTCCGAATACCGCTTTTCTGAGGTTTAACGACCTTTTCAGATATTGGTCGGACTCAGTCATTTATATAGCGCCTACCAACTACGTCAGCGCTGCAAGTTTACTTTGCCTTCTTTTATAGCGTTTGCCACTTATGCCACATATCACGACCGCGCCTCGTGCCGATGGTAGTTGAACTTGCAAATCCATGTTAACGCTTGGTTGCAGAGGTGGGAATCGAACCCACGTTGTCCAGTTTATGAGGCTGGACAGGTAACCAACAACCTCTCTGCCATATAATGGGCGTTTGTTAATTGGGTCGCCCAGCCCACTGGTAGGAGTGGTGGGACTTGAACCCACACACCTGTGAAGATAACGGATTTTCTTACTACTCTATGTTACCATAGCCGCATCTCTGCGTTGTAGTCTGGACTATGTCTTCACCTTGTATTCATACTCTCTACACGCACCCTTTGAACCATCAACTTACAGTCGGCTGGTAGGTGTCGCCTCACCTCAACTCCACAAATTTCCTCAAGAGTATAAATATTTAGGTGGGTGGTATATAGTCTCTACACATTTATGAATATTTGGTAAACGCGCCGAGGTACTGCCCCTCTAATTTTGTATTACCTACTTATGTTTCAGAGCATATGTAAAACACTTTCAGAGACGTAAGTCTTCCATCTATACTGGACGCGCCATATATTCAATTTAGCTCGGCGTTGTCCCCATAAGGATATTCGCCGAATTAGCCACCATTCACTCAGCGCTTTCGCTATTCTGAGTGCTCTTTTTTAAATGCATTATATTATATCGTTCAATTAATTCATATGCTCTATCATAATTTTTCCCCGCTGGAGTTAAATCTAATAGAATTAATGCTTGTCTAATTGACCGACTTTCTTGTAATGCCTGTACAAAATCTTCTTCTGGAACGGTACAATTTTGATTTTTTCTTGCAAAAGTAGGAGTATATGAATGACAATTAGGACATAACAACTATAAATTAGATAAATCATTATTACTTCTATTACCATCAATATGATGAACTTCTAAATTAATAGGTTGTCCCAACCATTCACTTAATCCACAGTGCTCGCATTTTCTACCACGTAAAGCAATTAAAGGTACTGCTGTACTTTTACCATTTTTCTTTTTTGTACCATTAGTAAAAGTATCATAATTATAATTTTCTTTATTCCAACCCTATCCTTTAAAATGTGAAGTATCTAAATTTAATTCTTCATACATTTTCTTTAAAGAAGCCATTGTGCCACCGCCATCAATGGCATATCCCAATTTTCGGGCAACTTCACGATTAGAATAAGAATCTTTTACAATTTCTGATAATTCTTCCCTTGAAAAATTTCTCCATTTTGCCTTATTACTCATAATTAAAACCTCCTTTAGTTTCTAATTATAAGTAACTTTATTAGGCATACACTACAAATTTTTAATGCGTCTGCCAAAGTCCGTTGCGTCTGCCTATTCCGCCACACTCCCATATGTATAAAAGGTTATTACTACTGTCTAACTACTTACAGGATTCCCTATTATCCAAGCCTTTTATAAAAGTAATTTCTTTTCTCATTTACTATAATAATTATAGCACAATTTTATAAAAATTTCAAATTTTATTAAGGTCTATCTTCTTCAAGCCAATTATATGTTTCTTCTATTTCTTCTTGAATATGGTTTATAAGACTCACGCCAAGACAATTTATCATATTATCTCGACCGAAATCAAACCAATCTTCAAATTCAAAAATATAAGCAATTTCCTTGAGAGAAATGGCGCCGCCGCAACAATTACAAATCACAACATCACCATAAGCAATACCAGTACCCCAATATACTTCTTTCGGTCCCCGTTCAAGAAGAGCTTCTTCTTCAATAAAAATTACTTGAGTAGGCTGTTCATAATATTCTTTCATTTTTAGTTCTCCTTTCAAATTGACAGTTCTCTAAGTTCACTCTCATCAAAATCATCAAATATAATAGTAGCCGGAGCATACTGAAATTTTCCATTAAAATAGTATTCTCTCCATATATCATCTCTATCTTCTCCATTACCTTCAACAGTAAAGACAATTGTGGGGAAAAGTTTGGAAAGCTCTATCATATCTTCAGTATGGTCGTACCATTTCATTACATCCTCTTCAATCATATCTTCGATTGTGGAGTTTTCAGTATAGTAGAAATCGCTGTTAATTGCATGGAGTCCGCGTGCAAGATCATAAGAAAGCTTATCTCTATCTTCTCCTTCGGGAACTTTATAACTAATATTATATGCAGTATAATAACCCATTTTATATATCTATCCTTTCTTTTTCTTTTTCTTTCTTTCTTTATCTTACATATATATTATATCAAAATTTTTAAAAAATTTCAAGTTTTAGTAGAAAAAGAAAAGACAGCAGTTAAACTGCTGTCTAATTCTTTTTTATCATTCAAAATCCCAATTAAATAAATTTTTCAAGAAATTATTAAATCCACTCCAAAAATCAGCAAATTTACCCTATAAATATTCATGTAATGAATTTACTTTACTCAATAAAGTATCATATTTTTCCTTAATAGGAAAAGCTAATTCTATTTTACCAGTAGTAATTGTACTTATTAAAGCATCTATATTGTCTGGAATATGATTATTATCATCATCATTAAAATCAAAAATTTTATTCCATTTTTCCTAATCAAATAATGCACCAAATACACTACCTAAAATACCACCTATTCCTTTAAAGAAATTAACGATCATATCCCAAAGTAACTATAATAAGGTTTTATGCTCAACTGCAGCAGCATTACCATCTCCGAGTTCATCTACATAAATTACAGGAATATTATCTCCCCAAAATTCCAATAATCCCGCTAATTCTTCTGTAGCTAGCCATTTTCCAATTTTTTTACTAAAATAAAATTCACCTACTTTATCTGGAAAATTGATAAGACCATAAAATTCTTTAATAACAGCAAGCTCAGTATTTAATTCATCTTTAGAAACAGTATACCATTTAATACCATTACGTGGACGATATACTTCAATAAAATCTATTTTATCATATAATTTTTTTAAATTTCTTTTTTTTACATCTCTGTATTTTTCATCTCCGTCTCGCGCGGTGCCTGGAATACATCTACATATTCTTGTTATTAAAATATTTTTAGTATAAGTTGTAAAATCTATTGAACTATTTATTCCGAATCGCTCTTTGAATTCAGTAAGATTAGAAACTCCAAACCTATTTTCTAAAGTTTGCTAACTCATTGATCTTAATTCAGCTGGAGTTAATTCTTCATAATAAAACATATAAAAATTAACAATATGATTTGGAAATTTATGCATCATATTCTATGCTTTTATATAAGCATCACTTGAATGTGCAAAAAGTTCTGCATCATCCTATATATCTAAATCAGTATAGTATAATTCAAGTTTATTTTGAGTAATATCTGTATTATTATTAGGAGTTTGGATAAAATCTGCACCTTTGACATGACTAATTGGATTACCTTTTTCATCTAAAGAAACATCTTTTCTATTAATAGGATCACTCATTAGTTAATCACCTCTTTAGTTTCAGGTTCAAATTCAATAAATTCCCATTTGTTAGTCTATTTATTATATGCATACCAACCCTCTTCAACAGGTAATTTAAAACTAAATACTTTATTTACTAATCTTAATGTTCTTCTAAATTCATATGGGGCTATATGCTCATATAATATATTTCCATCTTTATCATGTACTATCTACCCCTATTCATCTTTTACTGGAATTTTTTGACCATTATTATTTAATTTTTCTGGCCTATAAATTTTACAATATAATGAACAATTATATAAATGCTAATTAATCATTGTGGCATCTTTCCATGGCGCACCTTGGGCTTCTGATTGTGATACCCAAAGTTTATATAAATCGTTTAATTGTTTTACATTCATATCAGAATATGATTTATTATCCATATCTCGACAAGATGCAACATCTTTAATATACGCGCTTTTAGTAGGTAATTTTTCTATTTTTTTGTTATTACCAGTAGCTACTAATGCTTCAAACTGTTTCTATGTAATATTGGTAAATTTATATTTACTGCCAGTTGTAATAACATTGGGAACTTCTTGTGTACCTATATCAACTTCAAAAGAATAATCTTGTGGATTTGTATTTATATATTTTGGAATATAAAATTCTATATAGTCTTGAGCTTCTTTTGGTAATACTTGCTCAAAAGAAAAATGATACTCTATTACTTTTGCATATGCTTGAGCTATATTTCTGTTAGTAATTCTAGTATCATCTACAACCAAAACTCCATTGTCAATATTATCTGGGGTCACACCATCCGTTTTAAAATGTATATTGTATGTAAAATGTTCTGTTGGATTATAAGTAGAATAAAAATATCCCTAACTATAAAGCGGGTTTGGAATATTCATAGCGTATTCTATAATTAATTCGCCAGATTCATCATGTATAGTTCTACTTTCTATACTACTAATTGTAGGACATACTTTAATCTCCGCCATTTCTCTCCCTCCTTAAAACAAATATTTTTCCATAAAAAAGTAAAGAAAAGAGTAGATTACTCTACTCTTCTCGTTTATCCTCTATTAAATACTCTTTCACTATAATCGTTTAAAAGAAATAAAAATAAGCTCGTTACTTTTTCATAAATCTGTACACAATCACTATATCCATTGTCCATTAAGTTAAACCACTCTGAACAATCAATAGGCAAGTTAGTTATAATATCATCCATTTTTTCTATATTAGAATATTTTCGAGCAAAATCATCATTAGTCCTTTGAATAACGTCATCATAATCTTTAGTTTCTACATAATCATCTACCGAGCCAAAAACTATATAATTTCTATCACCACAAGGTGACCATTCATAGTTCAAAATTATCATCAAATTTTCTTTTGAAAGCATAACAATATAATTATTATCCATCAAAACTTTAGCAACAGCCCAAGCCTCTTCAAGAGTATTAAAAACTAATTCATTTTTCATCTTTTATCCTCCCAAAATCCGAGTTGCTCTCCTATAATTCCAATATCATAACCTGCACAATCCATCATAGCTAGTGCCGGCGCAATATCTTGGTCAAGTAAAGCAAGGTCGCTAATTCCACAACTGCCTTCTCTCTGAAGGTCTTCTCTTACGCAAAACCAGCGCTGACTATCCTCATCAAATTCGATTATGTACTTTTGTGTCCTATCAAGAAAATTCATTTTAACTCTCCTTTATTCAATTTATAAATTTAATAACCAGCCGCTTCGCTCAGCAATCCAATTATTATATTCTTTTAACCGAGCCTCTTCATTTTCTATTTTAATTATTTCTAAGAACTCTTTTCGTGCTTGTTCTGCGGCTGCCACAGTAGGAAAGTAACAAATATTCCATTCTTCTATCGTATGAAAAATATTAAATCTATTAACTTTATAATCTTGAATTTCAACCCAATCTTCTTGTGGAATTTGTCTTCCAATTAAGGTCTTCTCAGCTTCTTCTTTTGTCCAACAAAATAGATTGTTTATACAATAAACTGTCATACCAAATTCAAGTCCTGTTTGTAATATAAAACTTGCATACTGCTTAGCTGTCATTTTCAATCTCCTTTTTATTACAAATATAAGGTTTAATTCTTCCGTCTTCTACTAGCCAATCATATAATTTTGCAGCTGTAGAAAGGTCTATATCTCTTTCATCTATACCTGGATTCCATTTTGCACCATATTCAAGCTCATAAATAAAATAAGAAAAATCGGAAATATGACGATAGTCTTGATGTTCACAATCCTCTCCATAAAGAGCTAATTCGATAGCGTGAATATATTTATGAAAAATAATACTTCCATACCAATTATCGGTAATTCCCATAATTTGTTCAATTTTATAGCACTCATTATCTAATTTTTCAAGCTCATCTATCATTTGAACAAATCTTTCTTTGCTAATTTCAAGCATCTTTTATTCCTCCATCAAAGAAAGGTTTTACATTCTTCTACTTTTACTTTCATATCTTTGATTGCATCGTCAAGCAATACAGGGGTACAATTATGAGAATCCATACCTACGTGATATATAAAGGGCATTTCATTATAAAAATTGGTCTTTTGATGGGTATGTCCATACAGATTAATCAAACAATTATGTAAAGAATTGCTATCAAAATTCGCAGTCATACTGGGATAATGAGAAAGATAAAAATGATATTTTTTATACTTGATAATTGTAGCATAATTTACTTCAACTATATTATCAAGGTCTTCAACATACATTTGTTCTCGAGCGGCGCTGTCATGGTTACCAAGAATCACATGAATATAACCATTCAGTCGTGCGATACAACTTTTACCATATTCTTTATCTCCAAGGGTTAAATCACCAAGCAGATAAACATCATCATCTTTATCTACAACTGAGTTCCAACGTTCAATTATTGCCTCATCGTGTTCTTCAATAGAATTAAAACCGCGAGGCTTATACAGAAATTCACGATCATGACCGAAATGTGTGTCGCTCGTTACGAAGATTCTCCCTGCCATACTATTACTCCTTTCAATAAGAAATTTTTCCTTGCTTAATTTTAGCAATAGTAATCATTGCTTGTTTTATTTCATTGGCTAATTCTGTATTATTTTCTTCAATTGCTTTTCTTTTAATTTTCCATAAAACCATATATGCTTCATTTATAACAGTACTATCATCAATATAAACTTCATTATACACTTCAGTTACCATTTTAATACTTCCTTTCTTCTTTTTCTAAATATATTATACTAAAATTTTTAGAAAAAATCAAGTTTAGACCACCACAGTATGTACTTCTGCGGCGGTCCGAAATTTTATTCCATGAGCTTTAATACTTTGTCTATTGAAATCTTCTTCAAATATTCAAATGCAGTTATTTCCGGATTTTTAAGAGCGGCGAAGCAATAGCCCCGTGCATCTCCTAACTCTTTCACATATTCTGCGATTGCTTTGCGGTCTTCAAGCTGATATACTCTGATATAATTTTCCATAGCTGCGCGCGCAACTTCAAAGGCTTGTTCAACGAATTTGAAATCGCGAATGGTTTTCTGAATTTCAGGCATATCACCAAAGAAACCAATCATATCATCTATATACCCGTCAAGAATTGCTTTTACTACTTTTTTCTGGGTTATTTTATCATTCCCACGAATACGGAATGCTTTAAGATATTCCGCACCTTTAACTTTGATACGATTAAAGTTCTTATCGCATACAACAAATCCTTCATTCAATTTAGAAAGTGAAGCTGCCGCGTCGAGTACGTCGTCGATTGATTTAAATTGATAAGTTCTTGGACGAGGAAAACCAAACTCTTCATATAACGGATTATAAGCTGTATCCAAATGAAGTTCTTTATCATCGTCTTTACGAACTCCAATCCAATACAAATAAGTTTGTTCATAAGGAACGACGAGACGATTGTAAGGAGATACCAATTCAAACATATAGGTATAACCTTCATACATAAATTTAAAAAAGTCATTCATAGCTTTTTTATCTTTAAAACAAGAGCAAACCAAATCATAGAAGGTCATAGTACCATCATATCCTTCAACTTCTGCTTTTCTTGCATCAATAGTAGAGTTGGTAGATATGTGCCATTCGTCTAAATCGTACCAAAATTTTATCAATGAACCGTCTATCTTTTCATAGATAACTGCCGAATCCCAATCTATCTCCGCCGCATTAGCTTCTTGAGCATTAAAAAATTTATCGAACGGATGGCATACGCAGATATAACAATCTTTCTCTTTGTCAAATCTAAATATGCAGCCGCGCGCTTCCTGTACAAGGGGGTTCGACATATCAGAATTAAGCATATCATACTTTAAGAGAAAGTACGGCTCATCATCTTTAACTATTAAATTGTAAGGTTCTTTGGTAAGAATTTCTCGCCAATCGTTATGTTGATTTATAAAGTTTAAGAGTTTCATACTTTCTCCTTTCGACTAATCTATTAGTAGTTAATTCCTAATTTTTGTGCTAATTCAAAAATATCATTTTGACAAATATAATCATAATTTGAACTACCTAATGGATAAAAGTATCTTAAAAAATCATCAAATTGTCTAAACAAAATTTCCAATATGAATTTTTCTTTATCTGTTAATTCAGGCATATACTTTCCCCTTTCCATTTAAATCATCATTCCACCATAATAGGAAGCATATATAAAAGTTAACTCAATAACAAGGCCAAGCAGAATTCGTGCCGCTTTTTCATTTTCTACTATCCAAGATATCCAAACCAATGTAAATATTATTACCCAAAAAATAAAATGAATTGTACGAGCTTCATTCATTAGTATTCTCCTTCCTTTTGAATAACTTCAATCTGACAACTCTCCATTACTTTAAGTGCAGCCTCATGAGCATCCGGAGTGGTGCCGGCGCAGCAGTAAGCAAGGCACTTAATTGGAATATTAGGACAAGCCGCGCGAAGTATAAGTGCGTTTGATACTACACATATATCTGTGCATAAACCAAAAATTACTATCTCATCGGGATTCCATCTATCCAAATCCTCACGAAACCAATTATAACCAAAAGTCTTTTTGGGTTCAGGATAGTTATAAACACCCTTAAGAGCTTCGCAAATTGCAGGGTGCATATTATAACCATTTGTACCTACAAGACAATGGGGTATCGGAAGTTTCTTTCCTTCTAATGTATCAAGGTAACCATTATCGTGCCAATCGTGTGTCGTTATAAAGGTAGCCTTTTCTTCTTTATAATGTTCAATCGCGGCGACTGCTTTCGGGACTATCAACTGCGCAGCCTCTGAGCCAAGACAACCATCTATAAAATCATTCTGCATATCAATTACTATTACAAGTTTACTCATTTTAATTCTCCTTTATATTCCCCATAAGTAATCATTAAGTTCATCAGCATACATATCAAATGCAGGATTACCGACTCCACATTCTGGGTCATCTAAAAATGCTTCTATATCTTGATCTAAGCCAAAAGCACCAGTTAGAAAGGTTTCTGCTCTCCAATTTCTTTCAAACTTTTCAAAATCTCTTTCATTATCAATTATTTCTATACTCATTTTAATTCTCCTTTTATTCTTTTTCTAATAATATTATACTATAAATTTATAAAAAAATCAAATTTAAAAATAGGTAGCCTTCACTACCTCTTTAATACTTATTTATTTGTTTTAATTTCTCCAGCGGGAATCATAATAGCAGCATCTTCACCCGCGACCACCTGCGGTAATTCACCATTCCACTTCTCAATATACTGCTCTCTCAAAATTTTATCAGTAAGAGATTTTTCAAGAAGTTCATTAGCTTTTGCTTCAGCTTCGGCAGATACAATTTTTGCCTTTGCATCAGCTTCAGCTTTGGCAATCTTAGCTTTATTCTCATAGTCGGCTTTTAATTGTTTCTGCTCTGCTACCATCTTATCTTCAACAGCTTTTTCAAAAGCATCAGAAAAATCAATATTAGTAAGTACAACTGTTGTTACATTAACAAAATATTCTTTACCAATAGCATCTTTAATTGCACTTTCTACTTTAGGCGACATAGCTGCGCGGTCGGCAATTATATTCATAGCTTTATAGGAAGAAAGAATTGCTTTTGTTTTTTCGATTGCAACAGACTCAATTCGATTTTCAAGAGCTTCAAGTGAACCATACTGATTGGCAATTGAGATTGCTTTATCGCTCATAATTTGATACTGAAGCGTCATCTGAACATCCATTGTCTGCGCGTCGCTTGAATAAGCCGCAGTAGTAATATCTACATTCTGCACCTTTGCATCATATTTCTGGTACTGATTAATAACCCAAAAGTCAAAATAGGTGCCGGCAGGACGAGTGTTCTTTGCTTTACCAAGCTGTTTTACTACTGCAATTTCACCAGTATTTACTGTATGAAAACTCGGCGCAATCAAAAAACCTAAAAGTAAAATTAGTATCCCAATCACAACAAAATGAGCAAATTGTTTGTCGTCTTCATATTTGAGAAAAGAAAGCACAAACATACCAATTGCTATTGCTACAAACATAATTCCTAAAATAATTCCGATAACCATTTTAAATCTCCTTTTATTTAATTTTTAATCTATTTCCATTAAATATGATAATGGGTCAACCGCGCCACAACGCATGGCGGCTGTCTAATATCTTCTATGCTCTGACTAAAATCTTTCTTGTGCTTCTCGTTTTCTTTCTTCTTCATCTTCATTATATATTTCTGCTGATATAATATAGATTTTATCTATTGTATATTCGGTGAATCTATTATATAATTTAATTGCACCCTGTATGGATTTCATTTCTTTTGCACAAGTATAGAACAAATCTATATCATCAATTTCAATCCTAGGACCTTCTGTTTCTTGATAAAGTTTATATATAGCTTCATTTATATTAGAAGCCTCTATTACATAGTCTTGGCAAATTGATTTATTTAGTAGAATAAGATATTTCATTTTTATTTACTCCCCAATTAAAATACAATTAACTGAATTAACTCGATATTTTGTTCCGTCTTTACTTATTATTACTACTCCGTCATTATGTACGTTGGGCATCCAGTTTTCGATTTCAACTTCAGTCGTACTTCCGTCTGGAAGTCTAATGATTGCTTTATTATACTCATCATTACTAATATATTTTCTATTAGTAGATGAGGATGAACAACTCGTAAATGCTAATAGGGTAACTATAATAAGTATGATACTAATTACCTTTTTCATTTTTATTCCTCCTTTGAAGTCCTACATAATTCAATAAAGTCGTCATATGTAGCAAGTCGAATTTTTTCACAAATGCTATTATCAGCCAATTCATGAGTATATACTGGTCTTCCGAGTTTTTCTTCAACATATTCATAAAAATATTTTCGCTTATCACCAGTAAGCATGCATATACCGGTAAAGGCTTCAACAATTGCACATTCTCTTACAGTCATTCTTCTTGCTCCTTTACAACAACATAACCTTCATCTTTAATCCATATATCAAAATCTTCCGTACAAATAGGACACAAATCATAATATTTATTTGGATGATTAGGGGTATCAAGACCAACCACTGAGCGTTTATCATCCAATTCATAAAAACTGCCACATCTATCACATTTTCCTGCTATCATTTATTTTTCCTCCGAATTATTAAACATTAATAATTTAAACCATTTATCAACGAATTTTTTAATATCAGATTTTTCATAATCATTCCCGTTTTTAAAATCTTCATTGAACGCATAGTGACCTATATCTTGCTTATACATCCAAGCAAGGTTATCTGATATGACTTTGAATTTATAATCACCTATTTCAAAAGTATCTCCGATTTTAAAATTAGAAGATTTAAGATTTGAGATTTGCAAAGCTGGGCGTACACAGTGACGATCAACAACGCTTTGAGCGCAATAGGAATTACAGCTAGGTGAGCGCACCCACCAGAAATCACTGTATTCTCTTTCACTTTCTGTTAAATATTTTTCTACTTCTTCAATCGAAAGAAGTGTTGCTCCTGTAATTTCAAGCTCTTCTTCAACCGTTGATTTGATTATTTTATTTACTTTCATTTTTCCTCTTCCTCTATATATTGATTCCCTTTTAGGACAATTATCACAATCACCAGGGCAATAGTCTCCGTCGCATTTCTTTGGCTCATAGGCCCATTTACTCACGCTCATTTGTATCTCTCCTATCTCCATCGGCACAAAAGTAATCAGCCTCGTGCTCTTCTAAATGAGTAACGGTTGATTTAAGGATACAAAGATATTCGTATGATGCAGGTACATCATAATCTTTCTTAATTGAATGCTTACAATCCTTACACCTGACTACCTTAACATAGTCGCTATTGGTATCACTTGTAATTATTGTATTTACATCCTGTGCAGGACACCAAGTTATTCCACAATCTTCACCTGTATAATGGTCACACCATACAACATTACATATCATTCTGTTTCCCTCTTTCATCTTTTTTCTTTTTTATACGGTCAAATATTTCTCTACCAATTATTATTAATATAAAAGAAATATTAGTAACACACATAATTTTAAGTAAAGTAAACAATATTAACTTAACCATTAATCTTACCTCTCATATCTGCCCCACAATGTAAACAAAATCTTGCATAAGAATGTTGTTCATTCGGAATCCAAGATTGACATAAAGAGCAAGAGTATGTTCCATTATTATTTTTTACCCACTCTCCATGTATATTCTCTCGTATATCAGTAACAGGTTTAAGCCAAAGAGGCTTACCTTCATAATATAATCTTCGCTGTGTTTCAAGTTGTGATACAAGACTATCAATTAAAATTTTATTATACATATAATCAACATATAATCCTGTTTCAATTTCACCAAAACAAATTTGATATTTCATTCTGTTTCTCCTCTTTTTCGCATAGGATTTCCGCAATGAGGACAGAAATCCCACGGAATATCATCTGGCGCGTCTTCTTCACAGATAGAACACATCAATGAGCCATAATCTTCACAAGAGAAAAATTCTCCAGTAGGACTTATCCAACCATCGGCGGATAATTTATTATAATTCATTTTGTTTTTCCTCTTTCTTCATCAAACAGATTATCTAATCTTTCTTTTAATTCAGTGATAGAATGTTGTGCACTATAAAAGTTGCCATTCATTATATCTTCTAATATTCTTAATAGTTCCAAATTATAATAATATTGTTGTACTGTCATTCTAATTCCTCCTTAGTCTTCAGAAGATAATGATTTAAGAATTTTCTCATAATCATCATTTATAACTGCTTTGAAATAATGCGTACAATATGTTGAGTCAAAAGTATCTGTTATATGCTCTAAAAATAAACTGCTAAATCTTTCTTCCCAATCTTTTGCACCACAATATACATAGTTGGAACCTTCATCTTCATATCCCATACCACAATCACCACACCTTGTATGAATATAAATAACATCTTGTCCAGCATATTTATTGAACACTTCAAATTCTTCATTATAATATTCATCTTGTTCTACAGGTGATTCAATTTTCATAAATCTTGCGCCACGAAGTCTTGGTATTTCACCATAGTTTTCTGCTAAATATTTACCTATCATTTCATCTGTTGACTGTAAATAAGCATATAAATCCATATTATTTCTCCTTTCGTACTTCTGCGCGACCACCATCGGGGATGGTCATCAGCCATATTTTCCAGACCTGATGACCATCAGGCATCGCAGTCGCGCACTACAACATATTAAACTTCTTCCTTAATCTCTAATATAATTATACTATAAATTTATAAAAAAATCAAATTTGAGAGGCATTTGTAAATACCTCTCAAACTCTTATTCTCTATAACCACAAAAATCAACAATTTTAATTACTCCATTAGGAAGCATACCGTAATTGGCTTGATGTAAGTCATTAATACAATGTGCATAAATGAAATCTTCAACATCACTATCGTGAATCAGACAAACAAGCACATCATCCCACTCAAGCCAAGAATCTTCATAGTCAGCGAGTCTACACTCATAGTCATCATCATCTTCATCGTCATTCTGAGTAATACCGACTTCTTCAATTAAGTATTCTCTAATTTTGCTACTTGAATATGAATCATATTCGTCGCCGCAGTCAAGCCTTTCCTGAATATAGAAGTCAATTCCATCAATTTTACAAAGAAAATATGTTGCGGCAAAGGCCCAATCAACACCTTCATTAACTGCTTCAGCAAAGAAATTAGCTTCTCTCTTGCAGTAATTATAAGAGTTACTTTTGAAGTCGACTTTAATAACCCAATTATCAAGCTCTCCATCGTCTCTCATAAAAACACCACGAGTTGAGCCAGAAGCTACGGTAGTATCATAAGGAAGAGATTTAAGATTACTATAAAAAGCACGACGCTTTTCACTACGCTTGTCAAAATATTCCTGAGCGTCATCAGAAGCGGTAAGATGATAGGTGTTATCTATATAATTATAGACGCCACAATCTACGAGGTCGTGCGCGAACTCGATTGCGATTTCTTTTTCATGGTTAGTATATTTTATCACTATTCTCTTCCTTTCTTTTTTAGAAATGAAAATGAGGAAGAAATCCCGCGGGGTCAATTATATAATTGCCATCGTTCGGTTCATTCTTCCTTCACTTTCTATATATATTATATCAAAATTTTTTTAATTTTGCAAATTTTAAATTGTCTTTCTTAATAATGCTCTTAAAGAGTTTGCAAAATTAAAAATAGTTTTATAATCAAAAGCTATTTTAACCCATGTTTTTTCTGCCATTAAGTTTTTTACTTCATTCCAAATTGGCTCAGTCGGATACGTAGTATTCGTTTTAATAGAAGATTTCTCTTTTCTTTTAGTTTCCCATACTTCTCTTCCACCTAACCAAGGCTCTACTTCTATATTAACTAAGCCACTACCACGAGTAGCTGAAAAAATTGTATTCGATGCCTCTAATAATAAATCTGATAATAGCATATAATATCCATTTATATTATATATATGTATAGTGCCATCTGTACCATTAGCACGAAACATCTGTTCAATATCATCGAACATCCAAGCTGCCGCAATCTAAGCCAACTATTCTTTAGCAGCCTCTAATTGTCCTGTTTCTACTCCATTGGCTATATTAAAAATAATTGCATTTAAATTACCAGAACTAATACCCATTTTTTCAATATTTTTCTATAATCTCTAATCTATTAAACGTAAATTACCGCTACCTATTTGAATATTATTTAAGCTACCATAGTCTTTTGCACTAATAGCTAATAACCAACCATTTGGACCAACTGCAGTCTATAACTAGTCTGCTTCAATTTTCATCTTCTTCATTAGATTATCTATTGCTTCTATATCCATTTCATCGGATATAGTAATTGTTGCTCTTGCGCGATCTATTACTTCTACGTCTGCTTTTCCTTCTTTTATACCAACTGCTGCAACGTCTTGCTTTTTTATGTGTAGTTTTGTATCCATAAATTCTCCAGCTATATTATATTCCAATGGAATACCCAATAAAACATTATTGATTATACTATCAATTTGCTATCTTACGGTTTTTCCACTTCCATGATTATTAATAGTAGTTTGTAAAAGCTACTAATTTATTGGAGCAAAAAGTCCCGTATTTTCATCATACCAACCTTTTGGAGCATTCTTTTGAAAGGAACTTTTTAAACGATTAAAAATTTCTTTGTATAGATTCCATTTTTTATTAACAGTGGTATTATTAAAAACTTTTTCTTCTAAGAAAGCATTAATATAATCGTCTATTGTTTTTGTTATTCCAAGATTAGACCAGCCGCCGCCTCTTTTATTTTCAACAAAATCTTTTTTTAGTTGCTCTGCTAAATAATCGCCAAATTTACGACCATAAACTCCACTACTTTTTAAGGCTCCTCGATCTTTATCATAATTTTTAACAAGTTCTTCTAATGCTTGTTTTCTTTTAATTAGCAAATTTATAATAGCTGATAGTTTACCGCTACCATCTTGATTTAATATTGTTATAATTTGCGATTGTAAGTCTGAGTCTTCTGGTAAGAGAGCTAATTTATTTATTATATAATTAGTTTCTTTAGTGCGTTCTGCATTAGCTAATTTAGAAAGTACTGAACTTAATTCTGCTAATTCTTTGTTCAGTTGATTTTCATTTCCCATACGAGCACTTACTTTGTTTGCATAAGGGTTGGTTGTATCAGAAAAGATTACGTATTTATCAGAAACCCACTTGGCAGTATTAAAATATTTAGTACCCATAAGTATACCTCCAAAAATCTATTTCTCCAATTAAAAGTAAAAAAGAGCAGACAACTGTCTACTCTTTCAACTATTTTACTTCTCTATCGGCTTAAACTCTTCATAATCCCCAAAAGCCACATTCCGCCTATCCGAGTTCTGCGCCCATACATAGTTTAAAATTATAAGATTTTCTTCTCGTGAGAGCATTACTACGTAGTTATTTTTAATTAGGCTTTCAGCTACGTTCGTAGCGTCCCACATTTCGCTAAAAGCAAGTTCGTTTTTCATTTTTATTCTCCTCTCTTTTTTATTTTATTATAATTATAGCAGATTTTTTAGAATTTTTCAAATTTTAAAAGAGCAGATTTCTCTGCTCTTTTATTTTTTATTCAAATACAACGCTCAAAGTAAGTGTTGCTATATAATTGTTCTCAGCGTTTAAAGTAATAGGTGAATCAAGAATGTAGGCATATAAGAGATGCTCTTTTGCGTTCGCACCACCGCCTGACCCTGTATATACATTCCGAACAAGCAGAAGTGAATTTACTGTTTCGTCTTGCAATTCTGATCCTGTAATTGTTATATTAGCAATCCACCCTGTATTGTCAGCATTAGCGGTATAAGTCACAACACAATTGCCCACTTGATTGGTGATAGTTGATTTGTCAAACGCAGCACTTGAATCGCTCGATGCGTAAGGAAACAAATAATTTTGACCACTCGTTGAATAAGCCGTTCCCCAAGTGGCAGTAAAACACAAGGTTGGGTATTGAGTATAATTATTTGCTACTGCTAATGTTTCTCCGTTCGTTGATGTGATTTGCAAATATTTCTTTATGTTTACAGCAATATCTACCTTCGCCGCATTTTGCAACTGTATAAGCTGTCCCATTATATAGCACCTCCGTTATATTCTGCTGTAACTGTTATGAACGGATAAATCTTAATCGGATAAAACACACCATCTGTTCCGCCTCCAGTTGCCGCAGTACCTGTAACAACCGTGCCATCATTCAAATGCCCAACCTTCCCACTCGCAATATCGTTCGCAGAAACCACAGTATCAGTACTCAAATCAATCAAAGTAGCACTATCAAAAGTAACTTTATTAACCGCCATTTCCCGGTACCTCCGCTACTAATACGTTATAGGTTGTGGTTACACCACTGTCGGTTATTACGAGGGGTTTTAGTACGACATTATATTCAACGCCGTTAATTGTTGCCTTTCCTTTTGATTCTTTCGTGGTATCAGGCATACTTACGATTTCTTCTATTGCGAAGCATTGGCGACTATTTAAATTTATACATCTCGCTTTAACAAGAGCACCTTTAGGAATTGTTTGTGCTAATGGATTGTATAACCAACCAGTACCATTTATACCATTCTATTCAAATACTACAATTGAGTTATTTGTTCTGTCAAAAGTTGTAATACCGTTATCTGTAGATATATCAACATTTTTACTCGATCCTAATTCAGCAGGAGTATAAAACTATACATAGTGATAATTATATTGTAAATCATTAACCTAAGAACTATCTATAATATTGTTGCTATTAAGGTCATATACATAGACAGTTTCATTATTATAGGTAGTTGTATTTACAAAACTTAGCTGAATAGGATGGTCTTTATAATAATCTACTAAGTGTCCAATATTAGTATGATTATAGCTATATGCTATCGGAGTTCTATTCTGGAGAATTACATACTCATTATTTCCAATAGAATAGTCGTAGTCAAAAATCCTATAAATGGCATTGTTATCTGGATAGCTAAATGTTGATGTTGCTGCGCCAGTGTGGTTAATTAATACTACTCTATTTTTAATAGGAACACAAACATTTCCATTAGGTTTATTGGTCCGTTCATAGGACCAGCTATCTTTCCAACCAGAACTCGTATTTGTTAATTCAAAACTTGGCTTCCAACTATTTAAATATCTAGAACCATTTGGAGTTAACTCTATAACGATATCATTGTCATCGTATTCTGGTGCGTCAATATCATCATAATCATTTACCTTTTCCCAACAGAAATCTTCTTCTCTAATTAGTTGGACTGTTATATAGCGTTTAGTAGAATTTAATCGATCTGTTACTGTAAAAGGTTCTGATAACACTTTAAAATAATATGTATTACCTGATTCTAAATAATTGTAAGTAGCCACACTAAAGGCAGACTCTTCAATAGTATTATACATTCTTTTTGATAAATTTTTAATAAAATCTATTCCCAAATGCTGGCTATTCAATTCTTCTTCAGTAAATTGAGTTAAAAGACAAGTTGTAGTAGTACCATTCACTTTACAGTCTATTGTAGGACTATAGCTAAGATGAATATTATCAAGAATAGATATTACGCCATCTTCATGACAAGATATATAATCCATACGTTTATTGGTTCCATTGCCAATGGGAATGGTAATATATTTATTTACTAAAGCAGATCCAGTATAACTACTAATATAAGAATTTGCAATTAATCCAACAGTATTGGCTAAAGTTTGTAAACTACGACCAGTTTTTAGGCTATCGTTATATTTATATAATGTACCTTTCCCTAAATAGTTTTGCTTAAAATATAAATCACCATCTTTAGGAACTTCGCGAATAAATTCACTATCCGAAAATACTCTTGGTGTATATTTAGCTTCTGCTTTGAGTGCTAAATTTTTATCAATTTCTGCTTTATTTTGTAATAATTCTACTTTTTTACTTAATTCTAATCTTTTATAATTTTCATCTGTTGATAAAGAAATAGCAGAAATTTGAAAAGCACTATCTAATCTATGTATCTGACATGAAGTATCAATTGGTAAATTAATACAAATATGAACAGAAAAAGTTGTTTCAGTAGATAAATCAATTTCAGCAACGAATGATTCTTCAACGTTTTCATCATTATAATTTATACTCATTCTGTGCCTTATAAGCCCTATAGTCTAGTTTTCTTTTTTGAGACTGCGGTATGCATTAAAAGATTCAAAATTCTTATCTATATGATATGAAATCAATTTTTGTGAAAACCAATCAGTTATCTCTTCAAAAGAAGGTATAAAAACAGCGCGATCAATTTCTTCAGTAATAATTTCATTGCTCTCAATCGTCTAAACTAATATAGTTTTATTTTCAAGAGTGCTAAAATATGAGCTGGTCCAATTACTAATAGTCTAATCTAATTCGCCATTTTTATAACCAGTAGAAGCAAAACCGTGTCCATTCATAGTAAATTCAAGCTAATCCAATGAAAGTAAAGTAATGCTATTTTTATTATCTACTATCATAAAATGAGTATCTTGTCCGTTAAAATCTGCTGTTAAACAAGTACCTAAAGGTAATAATTTTAAATAAACGCCGTCTGAAGAATAGGGTGAATCATTATGAGAATTAACGACTGCTAATTTTACAGAAGAATCAATCGTAGGGTTTTTATACGTATTGTAAAAATCAATTTCATTTGGTACATCATTAATTGTAATTTTTGTATTGAGTACGTTACGTATAGTATTTAATTTGCTATTTACAGATGAAGATAACTGCTCCATCTTATTGTCGCTTTCTGTTTTTGTATATATATTTCTTTTTAATGCATCTATAATCGTTTTAAAATTATCTTTTAAGGTTGCCATTTAAGCTCACCTCCATTAATGAAGTGAAAATTCTTCAATAAATGCTATACCTAATTCTGATTCTTCTGAAGTTCCATTTTCAAATAATATAAGAGCTGGTGTAGACTAAGGGGTAAATGTTGCTATTTCTGATTTACCAGTACTTTCATTTTCTCGTTCATGAGTTCCTAATAAAGATAATGCTAATATTATTGCACCATTTTTAATTGCAGGAGGAAAACCCATTGCTTCTAATTCTTCATCCGTATTTTGAGCAAGCATAGCACTAAAAGCACTATAATCTGATATAACGTAATAATATCCAGAAAGCACTCCATCACCAAATACACCGGGTTTTTCAAACAATACACTAATTGGTCTTTCCTATTTAATTGCATTTAATTCTGCAAAGGTTATATTTGAAGTTGTCTATATAGTATCTGTAATGGTAAAAATAGAATCAAAATTGTCTCCTACTTCTCCAACACTAGGTATAGCAAAAGCCCACTCACTATTATCATCATCATAATATCCAAATACTTCATAAGTGGTTCCAGCGAGAAAGCTGTTTCTTTTATATAAATTATTAGGATCATAACCGCCATCAGGCGCGTCTGCGACTGGGAAAAACACATCAAACGAAATTTCAAATTCCGCTCCTTGTTCAGGCATTGGTATCACATTATCCGCAAGTCTAACAGTATCTCTACCTTCAATACTATAAACAGTTGCCTTTCTGCAGATTAAATCGAATCCTGCACCAGTACCGCCGCCAGATCCACCGCTAGATCCGCCGCCAGAAAAATTGCTAGACGGAAGTCTTTTTAAAAGTCCATTAGATTCAACAAGTAAATTCTCTTCACCCGATGCGGTTTCAATTACATCAACATCAACGATATTTTTCATTTCAAGATTACTCATTGTTTTCGCCCTCCTCTTCAATTACTTCTTTAGCAGGTTTATTTATTTTACTTCTAAGATTAAATATATCTCTTTTTTCAGCTAATGACTGATTTAATTTAGCTTGTTGTTCTTTATTAAGAACAATAGAAAAAACTTTATTCTGTGCCATAATAACTCCTCCTTAATAATATAAAATATAAGCGTCTCCTAATGAATGGGTGCCTGTTTCACCATCACCTGCAAGTCGCCACTCACCGAGCTCTTCGTCGTATAAATATGTTCCATTTGGATCTTCTACATAGTCTTGATAAATAAGCACATAGGTTTCGGCTCTGTGAGTACCTGTTTCGTTCTCACCCGCAAGCCTCCACTCACCAAGCTCATCATCATACAAATAATCTCCATTTGGATCTTCAATATAGTCCGTATATTCTACGCCTGGAGTTTCAATTAAACCTGTTTCAGCAAGTACTTCAAGCATTTCTTCAGCCTCTAATGAAGATTCAGGGGCTGGTGCATTCTCAAGAACGGTTACTCTACCGTCAAGACTAAGAATCTATGAGTCAGTAGCAAGATGAAGATCGGCCGCTGATGCCAGTTCCCAAGCACCCAGTTCATCAACCGCAAGAACCTTGCCAGTATCTAAATTTGTATGTCGTGGAAAACTATTTACAACTATTTTTTCTTCATTAGTATAATCATTGGTACTAAATCCTTTATCTATCGTTATCGTACTTAAGTGTTTACCACCATCAATTGAATAGCAATGCAAAGATATATCTACTGGATTAGAAGTTGCATCTTCTATTATAGTAATTAATTTTAATAATCCGCCACCTTTATCAATACTTATAACAACGTCTCCAAAAATACTAAAAAGTGCTCCTTCAGCCCATAAATCCTCTATTTGTTTTATAGTATATACCGAATAATCACTATTAGTACTATCTGCAATTTCGAGTCTAGTTTTATTAGTATCTACAATTTTTATATAATTACTACCAGACCATCTATATGTGGTATTATGCTCTAAATCAACATAAATTTTCCCTGTCTCACCAGTAATTTTAGTTGTTAATGCATTAGTTGTGTAAAAGGCATTATTACTATAGTACCCTTCAATCACATCGTCTACATACGAAGGTAACTAAGCGGCGGGAACTTTACCATTAATCAAATCAGCTTTTGCACTTGCTACTGTGACTTCGTCCCATTTAGTGTCATCAAAATCTCCAGCTGGTGAAGTGATATTAGCTTTAGCACGATACATTTTATCATCGTAAATTGCTAATTCATTTACATCATATCCACTTTCTGGATTATAGACTGGAGCAATCATTTCTGTAGAAGCTCCGCCGCCTCCACCACCTGTTGGATAGACGAACCACTCATTTTCTGAATTTAATATATAGGTAATTCCATCTTCAATAACTAAGCATAAGTCGCCAAAGTATGCTTTTAAATTATCTCGTTCTTCTGCTGTATTACATATATAGGTTTTTTGCGGTACATTAAAGGAATTACCTACTTTAATTAGTTTTGTAGACATTTTATCGCCTCCCTTTTAGTTTTTATATTGTACGTTGTTCTGCGCGACCGCCATCGAGAATGGTTATCAGATTTTTTTGAAAAATCTTATGAGCGTCGTCCATCGAAGTCGCGCGGAAGTACGTATTTAAGATTTTTATCCAAATGATACGCTCATAGTGAGGTTTGCTGTATAGTTGTTTTCTGCATTTAATTCAATCGGTGCATCGAGAATGTAGGCGAAAAGAAGACATTCATAATAGTTGCTACTCGCATACAGTTTTTTTGTAAACAGAATCGAGTTCACCGTTGCATCTTGATTTCCAATAATTGTAATGTTTGCATCCCATCCCTTGTTATCACCCGTTCTTGTGAACGCTATTGTACAGTTGCCGACTTGATTCGGAATTGATGTTTGGGAATAAGGAATGGAAGTGTTAGAGGAAGCATAAGGAAAAGGATTACCATCACTTGCACTTGTCTTTGTTGTTCCTGTTTGGTATACATAAAACGCTCCTGCAACCGTTACTTGTTTTCCGCTTATAGCATCTTGAAGATTTCGTTGCGTTCCATTAAGATCAAGTACAGTAATATTACTGCTTCCCAAGTTTGAGATATTAACCTTATCAAAATTAATAAATTTTTGAAACTGTCCCATAATCACACCTCATTACCATTGTATGTCATTGTTATTGTCGGCATAATCAACGCCGTAGGATTCATCGGGAAAAACTGCCCATCTGTTCCGCCGCCTGTTTGAGCAGTACCCGTCACAACACTACCATCATTCAAATGCCCAACCTTCCCACTCGCAATATCATTAGTAGAAGCAACAGTATCGCCCGTCAAATCTATAAGCGTTGTACTATCAAAAGCGACTTTACTAATCGCCATTTTCACACCCCCTAAAAATAAAATAGCAAATAATAAATGATATATTTACCTAATCTTATGTAATTTTTTAAACTTTGTACTATACAATTTCCATACACATAACAGCGCGACCGCCATCAAAAGTAATGATGACGGTCGTAAAAATCATTCAAAAAAGTAGATTTCATCCCAGCCTTCTTCTTCAGTCGGCTCGCAAAAATTCTTAAACATGCGTTCAAGCACGTCTTCTGGAACTACTCTTTCTCTATTCTGATTTCTCTTCTTAGCCTCTTCTAACGGAGTTTTTAAAACCAAAGCTATTTTAAATCCACGATTAAACGGTTCAATAAATCTCAACAAATTAATACGATTTTTTCTTGAAATATTAGTTGCATCAAATATTACATTTCTATGATAATACAAAGCGTCCTTAATTCTATCATAAGCAACTTCAAATACTTCTTTATTCTTAACCTGTATTGTCTCATCTCCAAATAATTCTTTCCGTATCTCGTCAGTAGAAACAATTACAGCATTATATCTTTTAGCATACTCTTTAGCAAGAACTGACTTGCCGGATCCGGGTATACCAACCATACAAATAAACAAGTTAATTCTCCTTTCTTAATCCCATAAACTATTCCAATTATTCTTAAACCAATCAAATACAGCTTCTCTCGCAATACTAGCCTCTTCATCAGCATCTTCCCAAGCGGCGCGACCAATATCTTTATCCCAATCTATACAATTATCAGGATTAAACTTCTCAATTAAATCAGCAATATTGTTCAACTGTACTTGCCAATTTTCAAATGTATCAAAACCACCGGGATACCCAGAGGCATTTTTAGCAAAGTCTCTTAACCCTTTACTTAAAACTTTTTCTAAATAAGTATCAAAATTCCAAAGGTCGCAATCTGCATAGCCACGTTTGCCTCTCTGAATAAACCATTTAATTTTACGAGGAATATATTTAATTTCATAAAAGAATTCTCTAATTTTATACCATTTAATCATAGCAATTTCTCCTTTTTATTTTCTAATAAAATTATACTAAAAATTTCTAAAAATTTCAAGTTTTACGTACTTCTGCGCGACCGCCAAAAAAATCGCTCATGGCAGACACCATGAGCGACTCAAATTATTTCTGTTTTCTTTTTGTTGCGATATAACCCGCACCAAGCGCGCCACTAAGTGCCGCAAAGGCTCCGATTGCGCCAACAGAACCGGTATCAGGTACGGTATTATAATAATTAGTATTACCTCCCTAATTAGTATCTGTTGCGGTTGCATCAGCCACAGTAGCAGTTGCATCAGTCTTAGTTGCATCAGTTACAGTTGCATCAGTAATTGTTGCTGCCGCTGTATCTGTTGGAGTAGCACCAATCGCATAGACCGTGTAACTAAAACTAAGTATAAAAGCAACTACTAATAATATTTTTAAAAAGGTCTTCATACTGTCACCTCCTTAATCTAGTAAGTCGGCATATGCGCTTGCCCGAGACCTCTCCGATCTTGGCAAATACACATATGCAAATAATTCCTTTCCACTCAATCTATCAACCATTTTCTCCATACCGCTATCTTTTTCAAAAATGGTCTTATCTGTTTGTCTACGGTCGCCCGCAAACCACAGTTGTGAGTCTTCACCAATTCTACCAATTAATAACTGGCACTGATGTGTCGTTAAATTCTCTGCTTCATCGCAAAATATAATCGACCTTCTAAAATCGCGTCCTCTCAAATAACCAAGCGGCGCAATTTCAAGTTCGTTTTTCTCAATTAAAGTCCTAACTGCATCCATACTACCCAAATGATCCCCGATATTACCAGCCCAAGGTAACATTTTTTCAGTAGCAGTTCCTGGAAGACTACCAAGTGGAGTCGTATCTTTTAACTCAATATTATTTCTAACAAAAATTATCTTATCAATTCTATTCTTTTCAAGTGCTTCAAGCGCGTGCGCAATCATCAATAAGCTTTTACCACTACCATAGTTGCCCGCAAGTAACTTAATATCAACCGATTGATTTTGCAGCATATCAAAAGCAAATTCTTGCTCTAAATTTTTACTACGTAATACACCTAAGTGATATGTCTCAATTGGGCGCGACCGCAAGTGTCTAAATTCTCCGTCTTCCCAACATCTTTTATCAACAATATTTCCTTCAATATCTTCAACTACAAAGTACTCGTTCTCGCGCGGTTCACGCACGATTGGCAGTTTCCCTTCTTGATAAAAGGTACTTAGTTCTTGGTCAGTACATTTAACAATACTATAACCTTTGTACTCTTCCAACACACACCAACTCCTTAAAGCAAGACATCAATATCAGTAATAATCTCATCAACAACTCCGTTCTCCAGAGCTTCTGAAATTTTTACATACCAATCTCCTTGATTTAATTTTTCTTCAATTATTTCAGGTGAATAGTTAGTATTCTTCTTATAAAAACTAACTAATTCTTGAATTTGCTGTTCATAGTCCTTCATAAAACTTTGAACTTGCTGGAAGTCACCGCCTACTCCCGATACGCTTCCCTTATGAAATACAAAAGTAGTATTCGGTAACGCGAATTTTTTGCTTCCGGCTATGAAAATCATTGACGCCGCCGAGGCGCAAGTCCCAAACGCATATGTATAAATAGGTGTCTTAGAAATATTAAATATTTCAATTAAAGTTTTCGCAACATCAAGCGAACCGCCGGGCGAGTCAATAAAAATTTTAATCGGTTTTCTTTCTTCTTTGTCTCTGTCTTCTCTATTCCAAGCTATAATATACTGAACTAATTCAAGTGTATCATCAGTAATCTCAGAATCAATCCAATATGTGCGGTTTTCTAAATCCTTATAAAAGTTTACAAGGACTGGATCGGCCAATTGAAGATTAGCTTCGCTGCTATCTCCAAGTAAAAATAAAAGGTCATTATCCATTTATTTGTCCTCCAATCTATTTTAGGAATTACTTCCTTATATAAGTAAAAAAATTACTTTTACTCTCTAATTAAAAAAGGCAGACTTTAAAGCCGTCTGCTGGGGCTTTTTGACTTAAAAGATTCTATGCCAATCAAAAAGTTCATCGACAAGCTTTTTAATGTCGTAATCCTTTAGGTCTTCCGAAGTAGAATACGTAGCATGGAAGTAACCATAGTCTTTAATAAAATCATTTCTCAATGATTTATAAGTCTTCTCCGCTTCAATCCAAGCTGTGTAAGCATCTTGGACTTCTTTCGCGCGGGCGGTCTTCTCTTCTTTCAACTTGAGTTGCTTATTTTTTGCATCTTCAAGTTTCTGCAGATAAACCTTCTCTGCAGTGACACACTCTTCTTCTGTGTCGAAAGTCTTTTTGAGTTCTTCGGAATAGTACTTCATTTTCAACATCTCCTATTATGTGAAAAATTTTTTTAATTAGCATTCCTTTCTGCTAATCTGGTACGGGAGACAAGACTCAAACTTGCACTATTACGGGTCTAAACCGTATATCTCTGTCAATTGGATTACTCCCGCATAAAAAAGTATGGCAGCCCCTGTGAGTGCTGCCCTCACTCCTGCGGTTTTAGAGACCGCCGTCCTAGCTGTTAGACGAAGGGGCATTATGTTTAATCCTCTATAAAAGCAAATTCTTGCGAGTCTTTTAACTGCTTATACTTATCTAAAGGAACTAATAACAAATTTCCCGTATCAGCCATTACTACTTTAAAATTGTCTTCCCAATTCTACTCGTAGTTAATGTAAATACAAGTATGTGAATCGGCATATTTGCCGAGTTGTTGGATTAAATCTATAACCTTCATTCTGATACCCCAAAAATAAAAATAAAGCGGGATTTGTGTATAAAGTTTGGGAGGTGAAACTTTTACGGTGTCGTACCCGCACGAGGCTAGCCCTCACGACCTTTCACTATGGTAGAAAGTACCCTATATACGAGTGGGACTTCCTCTTGCTCAAGGAGTTATTCCACACTAATTACGATTTTAATTTTCTTAACAAGAAGGAGAAAACCGCATAAAACTCCAAAAGAACAAAATTGAGCAGATAATGTTCTAAAAGATAGTAAATAGAATAATTTCCTTTTCCTATTTACTATAATAATTATACCAAAAATTTTGAAAAAAGTCAAATTCTAACTATTCCATCAATGCTAAGCGAAGTAATTTTTTTACCACCAGTTTCAATTTCGCAAGATTTATGAACGTGTCCACAAAACCACTCTTTAAAAGTAGCAATTTCTAAAATCTCATCTAATCTTTTCTCGCTATCTGCATAAATTGGATTGGGGTAGAGATTAGATTTTGCAATAAAGGTTGCGGGCGGGCAGTGAGTTAATATATAATCAACTTTGAAGTCGCGCACCTCTAAGTTTTTCTTTGCATTTTCAATTTCAGCATCACTTATAGTCTCTTCAGCCCACCAAATTGCCTCGCCATAATCTGCTTCATACTGCATACGCCATTCTTTATCGTGAGAATCAGCGCCACCAATACAAAGAAAAGATTTTTCTTCTAACTGAACAATCTCGCCAGGCTGGATAACATAGATGCAGTCGCGCAGCTTCCACGTTTTAAAATCCCAGTCATTGCAAGTCTCAAGGTGATAATAACGCGGCCAGCAGTCATGATTACCAAGTATTGTAAAAAGGACTTTATCATTCTGTTTTAAAACCTCGTTTATATAATCAAGAGTACTTTCTTCAAATTTATCAGTTTTATTAGAAAACCATAAACCAAAATCTCCCAACTGAATACAGTATTTCTCTTGACTAAATTTAAAGAAATCAGATGGGTGCGCCCAATTTAATATCATATCAGTCTCAGCATGGATATCCGATAAAATCAGCATTTAAACTCGCTCCTTTCTGTTTCTGTCTGATCGGTTTGACTAATTATTAAATTACCAATTTTTGCAAGGACTTTAACTTGGTCAAATTCTTCTTGCGTGTCAATTTCTTTAAAAAGACGGTCGTCACAAGACACTATTTCCCCATCTTTATTAAATGAAGCAATTACAAAGCAATATTCTCTATTATTATTGGTATTAAGATAGAATTTAACTATATCAATTTCATGGGTGTTATAAGTGTGCTCACCCAAAAAAGTAGCAGTTTCAAGACCAAATTTTCCTTTTCTTGCTATTAACATATTAATCCTCCTCCCAATCAGTTTGCTTATATTCTTGTCTTTCGCGCCAGCCCGTATTATAAGGAACAATCATATTATTAACCATATCACAGCTTAACTTCATTAAATCTTTAATTGCTTGCTCTTTATCTGCTTCGGTTTCAGCAAAATCATAATCTGCCTGAATTGATGTAAGTATATCACATACATTACAGGAACCATAACCTATATAAGTAAGTAAATAATCATATTCCGCAGGCTGATATCTATTTGCTCTTGGAATTAAAAACATTAAAGTTCCTTGATATTCCCCATCATCAATTTTATGAATTTTTAAATAATCCCAGCCGCGATCAAAAGGGGTGGGATACTCACCATCATCAAGTATATACTTAACAGTATACATTAATATATCTTCATAACTATACTCGTATAAATGTTCGATAGTTCTAAAAAACTGTTCAAGTTTATCACAGTTTTGTCCCCATTTATCTCTACAATACTTAATCATACATATATACTCCTTTTATTTTCTATAATAATTATACCATAAATTTTAAAAAAAGTCAAATTTAAAAAACAAAAGCCCAGAACATATAATGCTCTGGACTCCCGTTCAATTATTAGTGAGTAAGTAGCCAAATCGCATCTTTTAACGGACCAGCCATTTGATCGACCCACTGAACGCAGACATCAATGGCTTTATTAACAACTCCGTTATTAATTAACTTTTCGGCATATCCTAATAAGAGATCAAGAACAATACTTAAATCGCCCATTGGAATCACCCCTATATAATTATGTTCGGTTCCTTAACCTACTATAAATAGTATAACAGAAATTTTTAAAAAAGTCAAATTTTAAGATTCAAATTTTCTCAGATTCCTGACCGCTTTTGCAATAAGTCTGCGATTTTCAACCGGCTTCTGCATTAATTTTGCAATTCTGTTTTCCCAATAAAGTTTGTCTCTTGTCATATCTCTTTTCTCCTTTTAATTTTTATATAAATTCTTTAAATTTTAACTGACCATTTATTTCGTTATCGGAAAATCCTATTTTAATATAAGGTGTTTGCCCTTCTGACGCGGCTTCGAGCGCGAAGTCTACTGCCGCTTCAATTTCGTCTTCATTTAGCAACTCATCAACCTGAAGTTCACACATAAAATTATCCATTTTAATTCTCCTTCTTATAAATTAAAGTTTTAAGGCAAATTTTATAATTGGACTATCATAAGCATTTGTGCCACAATACCAAACTGGTCCATCATTATCATCTCCATCACACATATGAATTGGACCGCCGCCATTTTTTTCATACCAATGACCATTTTCATAAAAGCGGAAATGGAAGTCTGAATGGATATAATCATAACTATCTTCAGTACCGGCCCAATTGTCATCAAAATCACTTATAAGTTCAAAAAAGTAACGAAAATAAATTAAACGCTCTCCCTCTTTTAATTCTGATTTATCTCTAATTGTACGAAGATTTTTAAAGTCTTTTAAAATATGTTTGACAAATTTGTTTAAAAGGATATTATAAATTTGTTCCTTTAAATACCCAAGGTCAATATATCGTGCAATACTATCTTCAATCTCATCAACATCAACGCTATAAGGTTCATACCAAGAAAAGGTATTTAAAGCATAGCCGCCGCAATTGTATTCAAAATCATCAGTATTATCGGAGTTGCGAGTTCCCTTGATATTATAATAATCTTGAGTTTCTGTAAGTGGCATCTTATCATTCCTTTCTCATTCATTTCTATAATAATTATAGCAAAATTTTTAGAAAAATGCAAATTTTAACCGCCTACGACATTACGTTGTAGGCGGCGTTCCGAAATTTATTTCGATGCAGTCAGCATTTTATTTGTTTTAATTGTTGCTTCAATTATAGTGGTTAACCATTCGGTAATATCACCATAGTTAGCCATAATAAATTCTTTTGCTTCTTCACTAAGCATCTCTTCTGTCTTTTCAAGAGCCATTTGAAGAGCCGCAGTTTGCTCTTCGGGAGTAAATTCATTTCTATTCTTCAGCGTGTCAACAAAAGTTTGGCTTACGTAGTTAACTACAGTCTCAACTGTCTTTTGTATCGAATCAAGTATTCTTTTCTCATTATCAGATTGAGCCTTGTCTTTCGCCAAAGTAGTTTTAATATTGATAAATTTAATTAACTTGGTAGTTAAAACTGGAATTACTCCAATTAATACAATACTAAGTAAATCTAAAACTGTTTTTAAAACTAATGAACCAGTCATTTCCTTTTCCTCCTTATTTAATTAAATAATTCATACTAACCCAACCACTTGGGCAATAACCCCATTTGCCATCAGTACTTAATTTAGTAATTGAAATTTTCATTCCTTTGGGGAAATAATTAACTGCTTTACCTTTAATTTTAAGTATCTGACTTTTAGCATTTGAGGTAAATTGATTATATTTAACTTTTGCATATTTTGTTCCAGCGCCCGCGCGCACATTAACGTCTGCTTTTACAGTATAATTTCCCGTCTTTTTCGTGGTCGTCGATGGCGCCGCCGCTGTAGACGTACTACCAGCCCTTAAAAAAGCCTTAGGATCAAAGTAAGTACGGTTCTAACTTGATACATAATAACCGCCTGAAAGCTTGCCTGGCTTACTAACATCAACGTGAAGATGGCGGCCTGTTGAATTACCCGTATTACCAAGATAACCAATTACTTGACCTTTTTTAACAGTATCACCAGTTTTAACAGTAACAGAGCCTTTAGTCATATGCTAATAGCGCCAACGGTATCCATCTGCGGTTTCGATATATACATAGTTGCCCATACCTTTTGTACCAGTATCTTTGATTACACCAGAAATTGAGTTTTGATATGATGTAACCTTGCCACCCTCAATAGCTACAATATAATCATATCCATTATTTACATTAGGATTGCCAATAACGTCAATTCCTTTATGAAGAGATCCATTGCTATAAGTATAGCCAAAATCAAGCGTCATATAATGCTCTCCCTTTTGCAATACATTCGTTTTGATTCCAGAAAGTTTCGTAGACATTTTATCACCCCATTAATTCAGTATTATCGTCCTCGTCGTATATAGGGTCGTCGTGAACAAAGTAGTCTGTTGATTCGTGCAAGTCAAAATCTGATTCTTTTAGTTGAAATCCCTTTTCTTCTTTTAACTTAATTCGGTCTTGAACGCGCCAGATTGAAGTTACGCGCTTTACTATATAAATTAGTGTTGTTCCCGCAATTTCAATTCCGAATACTTCATACCATTTCTCTGTTAAAGTGGGCGAAAGCTCGGTTCCAGTAATCCATTGGAACAAGTATGCGCCCACTCCATAGAGAATACAAAGAAGTAAAGAAGCAACTACCATTACCGAAAGGAAATTAGGTTTCTTCATTTCTTCACTTCCTTACGTTTAATAGATACAAGAATTTCTTTTTTTACATCTAGGACATTGTAATTTATATTCTCCACCTTTTACATTAGGAAAAGTACATGTCCATATATTGCCGCAAGAGCGACATTCAACTCGTTCTGTGCGCCAGTTCTTTTTATTGATTTTTTTAATACCGTCTGAAAATGCTTCAAATAATTTGTCAAGTATCATTTAAATCAACTCCTTTAGGTTTGTAATACCCATTCATATGTGAGTGTTTTGTATGTATCGCCAGATACCGTTCCTACTAAAGCATATGTGCCATTAGTAGTCTTAGGAAGTTCAGGTACTAACATGTATCTAGGCCCTATGTTCCATATACAATAGTTCTCATCTTCTGGGAAAGCAAAAGTCATTTCATCAACTGTGTCTTCCTTAAATATTTTGCATACTAAAATTATTGAAGTTTTATTTTGTTCTGTATGATATTGTACAGTCGTAACATTTAATACCGCTAAGCCTTCTGTGTTTGAAGGTAAATCAATCTCTTCGTTTTGTCCCCATACAACGCGCAGAGCCTAGCCTTTAGCTAATGCTGCTTCAATGCTTGCATATGTTGCAGTTGAAGGACAGCGCGCCTCGCCATCAACCACTTCTCCCGCTGTAGTCAATACTTGTACTACATATGGAGGAACTTCAAGCGAACTTTCGATAGAATTTATTTTTCTAATTAATCTATCAGGTAAGCAATTGTATTCTATTTTTTTCGTAACTGCAGCATAGAATGGTATTGTAAAGTATCCTTGATTTTCATCTAAAATCAAGAAATACATACCCCTATCAAGCTCTAATGATACGGAATCAGCTTCTGTTGATTGCTCGCCAGATTTTCCACCCGAGGCGCCGGGGAACAAATCAACAAAAGGAAGAAATGTCCCCGCAGCAGTTATATAAAAAGCGTTAATATTAAATGCTAACTCTGGACTACCATAAGACTAAAAATAACCTTCACCATTATTGTCAGCCACACTATTGTCTAAGTCTAGTGCAACTAGAGCAGATTTTTGTAGGGTTTGAGAAAGACCAGCTAATATTTCTGTACCATCAGAACCAGGTATATAGTCTTCAATAAAGGCAGTTGCTATTTCAAGTAAGTTACCTTTATAATCAAAATATGCTGGCGGCTCGCCTTCTTCATTATTATTATCAGAAGCCGCGAAACATTTTACTTCGGCTAGATCTTGCACAAACTCTAAAGTGCCATTAACATCGGTAGTACTGACATTATTGCTGGCTTTATATAGCATGAATCTGCAATGTTTTGAGTCTTCGTTATTTTCTAAAATATCATTATAAATTAAAGTAGGATGTTGCGGATGATATTGATCTGTAAAAGCCTTTGTTAAGCTAACTTTTGATTGAATATTAAGTACGGTTTTTCTTGATAATTTTTCAGCCCATTCTCTACTTATTAAGCTATCTTCAGGAAAATCTCCAAATCTCTTATCAAAGATTGTTAATTCTGTACCATCAATTGCATATAAATTAGAAATTATCATTAATTACCGCCTCCTTGAGAATTTATAAAAGCAACATTACCTACATTACCTTTTATCCAATTATATTCTGGTGCGCCATTTGTTACGGTTAATTGTAAGATATATGAACCATCTGTAGTCGGCGGATCGGGAATTGGAACTGAGGACAACTTTGTTCCACCAGTAGAGTTTGCCTCACAACCTACGTATACATCTCCCATAAAGTATGCGTTACCATTATAATCAAGTGAATAAGCGTTTGAACGCTTGTTGTTTGCAAAACCATTACCTACCACAACTAAAGAAGAATTGGCAGCATTATAGAAACGAAAGTAAACCGAATTCCATCCGTCTACCGGTTCTTCTGGTAGATTAATAAAAGTTAACTCCTTTGTGGTATCATTATACAGACTTCTTGAAGAAATTATTGTATCATTGCCATTAACTGGATGAAATACAATTTCTCCTGTCCATAATTCTTCTCTATGCGCATCATCATCAAAGAAGTTTGATAAATCATAAGTATTGGTAGAGGAATCAAAATTTGAAAGAACTTTTGTAATATAAGGGTTGGTATCATCATATAATCCAGTTTTGATAGTGTTATATTGTCCGGCAGCATGCTGAATACTATTTGCTATTGTACCACGACCTTCCGCATGTGAATATTTTCCACTTGCTGCGGTTTCCAAACCTTCTGCATGAGAATATGCCCCTTGCGCATTTGTGCGGGCTCCCTCTGCATGGGAAAAATCTCCATATGCATAAGTTGTACTACCTTCCGCATGACCATTTTCTCCGTCAGCATGAGTAAAAGCACCTTCTACATGAGAATAATTGCCATTAGCATAAGTCTGAGAACCTTCTGCATGAGAACTTTCTCCATTGGCCTCAGTAAAGTAGCCTTCTGCATGAGAATAGCTACCATATGCTTGAGTATTGCCGCCTTCTGCATGAGAACATTCCCCTTCTGTCTAAGTCCATCCGCCTTCAGAATGCGAATAATAACCATTTGCTATTGTTCCATTGCCTTCAGCATGAGAAATATGACCATTAGCTTCAGTCCGCGCTCCTTCTGCATGAGAAGCATTACCTTGCGCTGTAGTGCTACCGCCTTCTGCATGAGATTCTGGCCCGATAGCATAACTACTACCACCTTCTGCATGGGAATAATCTCCAATTGCCATTGTATTATTTCCTTCAGCATGGGCGCCCCTTATTGGATCCGCAGATTCAATATATGGACGTCCTTGAATAGCACCACCAGTATATCTATAAAAACCAGAAGGATATTCATGGTTATTATCATATTCATCAATCCAACTATTTTCAACATAATATAATTGACCTACTTCAGCTTCATCTGCATCCAAGTTCATTAAATCTTCATATGACGATATAATTTCATAGTCTTCGCCAAGTTTATTATTACATCCTTCAATAGATGAATATTCAACAAAACTAGTTATAGTATTGGATTCGCCAAAAACGGCACAATTCTTTCCATCATTTACATTATTGGCTCCAACAACAATTGAACCACTACCAGTTGGATTAACCTTGTCCATTTTATTATTTAAATTAGCAATTGTAGCATAGGTATTACTAACTAATGTCTTATAAGCATTTAAAGTATCAGTAGATTCTGTTTTATAGGAATTTAATTCATCTAATGCAGTATTAATATTTGCCCATTGGTCTTCATTAAATACTGTAGTTGAACCCATGTCGTCTCCAATATTTTCAACAAAATTCCAAGTAAAATTATTATTACCATCTGAACTATATACATATTTTTTTAATATAGGTTTGGTATTATTATTCCAAGGATCAATAATAAAAGCATAATCATTTACTTGAATATTATTAGTTGGCAATAAATTAGACAATTCATATTGCAATCTATAAATAACACCTTCAGAATAACCTTCTGTCAAAGTCTATTCCTTAATAGGATTAAATGATATATCTTCAATTATATCTTCATTAAGAGCTTCTTCTACCTCTTCTGAAGTTAAATATATTTGTTCCCATGCATTATCTTGTACCTTAAAATAGTAAGGATAATCATCTATTTTTGTTGTAAAAGTACCTATATAACGATCATGGCCAAAAGCATTGCCACTTACATCAAGCGCGCCATCAATATAATCTTTTACGCCATTTGGCATACCAGCACCGATTAATAAGCCAGTTGCATTTATATTACCAGTAACATTTAGATTGCCGGTTATTGTTTCGGGATTTGTCTATGAAAGTTTTGTATTATCTGCGGCAATTCGCGCAGCAATTTCATCATCTAAATCTGAAGCTAAATCGGTTACTGAAGCTTTAGTAGCCAATTCATTTGAATTAGAATAAACCTTGCCTGAGAAATAAGCATCACCAGTAAAATTTAATGTGCCACTTCCTTCAGGATTTGTTTTATTCATTTTTAAATCTAAGTCATCATTTAAAGCACTAGTTGCAGTTTCTAAAGCAATAATTCGATCAACTTCTGCCTAAATATATTTAGGATTTAACTATTCTACTTTTTCTTCACCAAACATGGGCCAAAGAATTACCAATGATTGATTAGATGTAAATGTCCCAGATTGCTCTGCTCTACTATCATAAATACTGTATACGCCCTTTTCAAGTGTAATTGTTTTTTCTTTAATAGTAACAGTTGCAGGTTCTGTGCTATCAATTACTACAAATTCAACATAAGTATTATTATCTATACCATATGTATATATAGAACCGACATTATTATTTAAGAGATCTGTCTGTAATAGAGAAGCAGTCTCATTCTCAAATAATGAACTAAAAGAGCCTTGTTCTCCACCATTGATGCTTTCTTTATGAATGGTTAAATTATTATAAATATCCTCATCAAATTCATTCTAATTCTAAGGATCTCGCGCAATATCTGATAATTTATATAATTTATAATAGCTATCATCTAAATCAATTAACTTTGGCTCGTACTCATTTGTACCTTTAAAATTGCCTTCCCATAAAGGATGCACTAATTCAAAACGATTTGTAGTATAATGAGTACGATTTTTAATATAATCAATCAAATTGCTATTATTTTGAAACCAATCTTTTTCGGTATATCCAGCCAAAGATTCTGGATCAACACTCGCGCGCAGATCATAGCGTTTATTTGCAGTATTTTTAACTCGTTTAATATAACCAACGCTTTCTATTAGATCGCTCATACTCTAACCTCCTTTTTGATTATTTTCCAATTATAAGTAGAAATCCCAACTTAGTATCTCTACTAAGTTGGGAATACTATTATTTTAATGTAAATTGCACTTTAAAGTAAACTGAAATACATTCGTCTAATATGTCGGTTCCTCTTACATAGAAATCGTTGTAATTGTTACCCCATTTTGGTCCGCCTCCATTTTCACTAGTTGCTATACCACTATTATTTGGACCTGTTGCATGCTATGTATCTGAACAGAATTTAGAATCTAAAATTTTAAATGATGCAAGTAATCCATTATATTGTAAATCACTTGAGTTTTTTGATTTGAGATGATACTATATTCTATTATCATTCCAAGCATAATGACTATTTTTATACATATTAAAATAACAATAACCTATGTATACATCTTTATCTTTATTAGCAACTATATAAGTTTTTATAGTATCATGTCTATCTCCATTATTATTACCATTTTTCCGAGTCCCTGTTTCAAATTCTAATGGATATATTACAGTAGCTTTATTATTAACATAATCTTCTGAAGCATAATTATAACTATTTAAGTCATTATTTGTTACATAATTACTATGAGTATGCTCTTTTAATGCAAGTTCACCAGAACCACTAGTAGGTAACCAAAATACTGCATTAGCACCACTTTTAAGCTAAGATACATTATTACTAGTACTATCAGATTTAATCTTAATACCATTTGAATTTGTAAAAGTTTTACATCCAGAAATTGTCTAATCAATTTTTGTTAGGTATTCGGTATAGGTCTTTGATTTATTATCAGTATCATTAGGATCAATATAAGTATTCCAATTTTTAAGAATTTGATTTTTCAATGTGGTAATATCAGACTATAATGCTAATGTATGTGTTCCATTCTACTTTATTGGAAACTAAAAGAAAGCATAACAACCTTCTTGAGCTTTTAAATATGAAGCTTTCCTATCAGTTGATATAAATTCAATACCTTTTGCATGTGAAAAAGATTTTAAACCCGTAATTTCTTGATCGGTATCTGTAGTAACATAATTCTTTGGTATCATTTTTGTTATGTATTCAGTATAAGTTTTTGGTTTATCATCAGTACCATCAGGATCAATATAAGTATTCCAATTTTTAAGAATTGATGATTTTAAATTTGTGTTTAAATTTGTAATGTCAGATTGTAATGCTAATACATTATTTATACCGCCAACCTCGGGGAAAAGAAATACAGCATTAGTGTTTGCTTGAGGTCTTAAATAGGAAACCAAAGTAGAATTTTGTGGCATAAATTGAATACCATCGGGGTGTCTAAAACATTTTTTACCAGTAATTGCTTGATAAGTTTCTTCACCATTCTCTTTATAAGTTTTTCCTGTAGTAACATAATTAGTTGATAAAGACATGAGACTGGCTATATCTGACTTCTTTATTCCGCTACGCTTTATAGAATTATCTTTATATATAGCTAAATACTCTGTATTATCATTAGTGCCTTGTTCTATATTCGCTTGTAAGTAATGACTACACTATGCAAATGCATAAGTGTTTGGATTACTTCCTGTTTGTTCTATATAGATAGGATAAAATTCAGTACCTACAGCTTGAGTAAACCGTATGCATTTATCTAATTTTTCACGAATATCTCGATCTGCCCTATCTCTTACTGTCTCTTCATCACTAATTCTCTTCTCAATAGTATGCATCCAATATTTAGAAATACCACTATTAATTGTATCCCACTGCGCTTGAGTAAAGCTACTATTATTTAACTAATATTCAAAGCGCCAAGTCTCTTCAATTACTTCTTCAGTAGTTGGATGAGTGATTTGTACGAATTTATAACGATGACATATAATTTTCTTTCTTTCTTCATCAGTAGTCTTTGCGTTCGTATCGGGCCTTATATTATTATCTTCAAAATCATAAATATCAGAGAACAATACATAGTCAAGTTCAGTATCCGGTTCCCAAATTTGCACATAGCAATAGTCATTTTTATCTGGAACCGCGCTGACTTCTACGTATTCCCAAGGCGAACCTTCTGCGGCAATATTTTGAATCCATTGATAATATTTATCTTCATCGTTATTTTTTACATGGTAAATTCTATTTTCAGAAGCGGCAATTAATTCGGGAATTGGTAATTTAGTCCAGTCTGCTATATCTACCACATCATTATCAAGAGGATTATTTGAACCTTCTTCTCGTGCTGGCCAGTGATCGTTAACCCAATCATATTGATAATATTTGTCATCATCTATAGTATGATAACAACGATTTTTATTGGTGGTCTTTGGTAAACCATTATATGAACCAGCAGTAACAGTGTTACTATCAGCATATTTAAGCACATGAGTATTTAACCATGTGGACATTTGATCCCAATCGTTTGGATTAATTTCTTGACCGCCATTATCTTCAAAAGTATACCACACATAAATAGTATCATTTTCTTGTATACCTTTTTCTTCTATAATAGTCTCATTAATAGGAATGTTTTCGCTATATGTTACTTTATATATTTTTTTAACATCTTGATCCAAATAATATAACGGAAAACTTTCAGTTGTATTTGGATCGGTTAAATCTACTTCCTCTAATTCTAATTCAGGATCTGTTTTCGCGACATTAACTGTCTTTGGATTATAATCTTCAGGAGTAACTACACCACGATAAGTCGCTGTAGCAGTAGCAATTGAAGAATTTACGAAAAATTTATCAGCAAATTCATTCGGAACTACTTCATTATTAATTACAGCTGAAGTATATAAATTTTCAGGTATGCGCTCATTATGAATTTCACCATGAACATATAAACCATTAAAGGTAGAAAGAGAGCCATTCCAGTTACCCCAGAATGTACCGCCTGTTCTGTTTACGTCATTTCCTTGGCTTCCAATAGTAAGAGTATCGCCAAATAATGATTCTCCTTTAACTGCAAGACTAATATTGTCAGTTGGCCAAGTCATACCTAAATTTGCAGTTGGTTGACCATCACGCTCAATTGTAACTTTTTCTCTAAACCTTGAATGTTTAAGTACGTCAAGTGCGGGATTTGCATCACTATGATCGTCAACTGAATCACCAATTGTTACACGATCACTTAAATCAGAAGTACCGTCAATTTCTAAGTGACCGGCCGCATATGTATCGCCGTCTTCGGTTATTGCAAAGAGATTTCCCTTTGAGTAGTTTTTACCATCTTCCCTTGTTCCATCTCTATTTGCTTTAATACTGCCACTACCAATACCAATATTTTTATTTCTTGTAGCGCTTAACTAACTATCACCATCACCAATTGCAAATATAATTGGTTTATCCTCTTCTTTTATTTCTGTATCTCCACCGTAATATTTATCAACAGTATGAGTAGTTTTTGCAAGTACACCTTCTAAATGCTAGTATCTTCTGTTGGCAATATTACCTGCACCTTCTACATGCACACTTTCTACGCTTGAGTTTGCTGTCTAAGCAACAATATTATTTTTGCCCTCGACATGAGAGAAATTAGCGTCTTCTTTAATTGTATTTTCTGAACCTTCTGCGTGAGCAGCAGTGGTAGAACTTCCTTCAATTTTATTTAACTCGCCTTCAGCATGATTATAATGTCCAGCTACCGTCTAAGCATAGCCTTCTGCATGTGAAGCTATACCGCTTACTTCAGATGGTTTTCCGCCAACTTCGCCAAAAAAGTCATTTTCACCATCAAAATATTCAACAAGTTCGGAATAATCACCAAGACCTTCAATATGTGATAAAAGACCAGTAGAAGTAACTTTTGTACCAAGTCCTTCTGCGTGGGAGTTAAGAGCGGCCGCAGTAGTGGATTCGCCTTTGGCGTTAGCATTATTGCCAGAAGCAGTCGTGTTTTTTCCTTCTGCATGGGCATTTGTTCCTTCAGCAATAGTAGATTCGCCTTCTGCATGAGAATTTGTACCAGAAGCTGTCGTATCTTTACCTTCTGCATGAGCATTTGTTCCACCAGTATATGTTGTTACTCCGCCTGAAGTAGTAATTATTCCTGTTTTTGTGCCGTTACCTTCAGTATGAGAAGAAGCACCTATTGCGATACTATTTGTACCTTCTGCATGAGCGGCTTGTTTTCTAGCTGTAGTTCCATGACCTTCTGCATGGGAACCTTTTCCTAAAGCAGTGGTGCTCTAACCTTCTGCATGCGCAGAAGCACCAGAAGCCTCATTATGAGCATCAATAACATTATTACTAGCGTTGAGATCACAGCCACCTTCTGCATGGGAAGCCTGACCAGAAGCTACATTTTTATAACCCTCTACATGTGAAATATAACCAGAAGCAATCGCTTGTCTACCTTCTGCATGTGCATAGAAATTATTAGCTTCAGTATAATAGCCTTCTGCATGAGAGCTAGTTCCTAGTGCTATAGTTCCTTCGCCTTCTGTATGCGACTAGTTACCTTTTGCTTTAGTTGAACTACCAGTCGCAACAGCGTTATTACCAGTAGCTTCTACATCAGTACCAACTTCAAGAGAATGTCTACCAATTGTATCATCATCTTGAATACCATTTGCGCGAGTACCAACTGTGAGTGAACCATAATCTTGTTTTGAATTATAAATTTCTTCATTATTGTCATTGTATCTATCTGTAATTGGCCTAAATTTAACACCATCCCAATAGAAATATGTTCCACCATCATATTCCCCATTTGCTTTAGCAGGATTAGGATCTACAAGTCTATACAAATCAGTAGAAGGCGTATAACTTTTATCCTCACCAAGCTAATAAACCTTGCCTGTTTTAGGAATTACTCTTATATTCTCTCTATAAGTACAGCTCGACTATCCCGTTGTAATTTGTAAACCAGATATAAATTGAATATTCCCGTCTGGATTTGCCCTAGCCCTACAATTGGTATATTCACCTTCAAAGGTCTATAGTGTTTCTTCTCCATGTCTATAGTATACATCTTGTTCGTTTATATTTCGGTAGATATCTCCAATCTAAAGTTTGTCATTAATTTTAATTTGTTTAAATTTATTATCTTCATAATAAAACTCGGTATAGTTTGAAGTAATATCATCAGGATCTGTATAAATCCTATATTTCCATCCTTTTATACCTTCAAGCTCTTTATCAGCTTCATAATATAAATGTCCATACCATTTATCAACAATTGGTTCTATTCTATTATCAGCTTTCATACAAAAATGACGATACTAAGAATCATTAGAGGCCGGAGTATTATCATTACAGAACCAACAATCTTTTAATATTTGAGAATCATCAATTGTAGTAAAATTAGTGAGATTGTCATTTTCATCTCTTTCTGTGCTAGAAGCATTAACTCTATAAATTTGATCATCGACTTTAAAGAATTTATTTGCTATTTCTTCATCTTGCACATAAGTATGACCTTGTATTTTCGCGCCGTCATGATGTATAGAAAGTGCAAAACCGTGGGTTTGATGAGTAAGGTTACTACTAAGAGCAGGATCAAAATAATTCTTGTTATCTATAACAGTCTTTTTGATCTCTCTATCGGTGTAGTCTCCAACACCATCTTCAATAATCATACCTCTATCAGCATTAACTGTAGTATGAGATACAATTTCTTTATACGCTTCAATTGTACCAAAACCAGTACCATAATAAGGATGATCAGGATCTTCGGTTTCATCCCAGTCTTCACCGTTATATCTATCTTCACCACGATTAATATAAACTTTAGGATACTATCCGTGATTTGGAATTAAATGGCCGAAATCTCGCGGATTCTATTCACCGTAAGTATCTAATAATCTTCCAAAAGAAGTTCCGTCTTGTAATTCCGTTTCACCAAAAACACTCAACTTCTTTCTTTCTTCTGGATGGTCAGGATCGCCTACGTTTACACCACCCTTAACTGTAAGTGGCTACGAATCATCGTCTAGTCTACGATCGTGTATATCAAGAATTAACGGTTCTTCACCTTTTGCTTCTCTATTTTCGCCAGAAAAAGCATATACCCAATCATTATGAATAGTACCACTTGAATACAAGATGCCACGAATTACAGAGTTATATTGTTCTTTAGTAATTAATCCATAAGTAAGCCATTTTCTAACTTTAGCTTCAAAATTCTACTCATCAGGTAAAGAATTGTCCTCACCAAAATTATAATTTACATCTGTTTGTGACAATCTTAAACCATCATTAATTTTTAATACCATGTGGTTATTGTCTAATGAATCTACATATTTTGGCACACAAAGCTTTGATTTAGGCGTAATAACATTATTCTCATTATCTTCAGTACTAATATATCCACCAGCTAAATAATGTGATTTAACCCTACCATTCTATCGCGTATAATCACATAAAGCTTTCCATGCAGCATCGGCCTATTCTTGAGTTATATAAAGCACAAGATTATTAGGAAGTACTATTATTCCCTAATTATCATATGTTAAATTTAAATCTAGCCTTTGCTGATAAATTTCATTACCCATACGCATCTTACCTCCTTATAAAAGATTGCCCCAGAGTGACTCGCGCGGCAGGCTCTTGCCTCCGAGCTCACAGTTGTCTGCTGCCACAATGGGGCTTATATTATTCCTCTTCAGGTGACGACTCTATATCCACAATTTCCCAAACCAAATCTTTATCTCTAAGATAAGCCGCTTGATTTTCTCCAACTTGTGGTGCTTTAGCTAAAGCCGCACTAATTTTTCTATATTCACTTTTAGTGATCGGAATACCGCAATCGCAGTTAAAGCCGATACCAAGAATATATCCATTATAAACAATTTTATATCTCTGCATTTAACTTACCTCCTCAAGTCTACATAATATAGTAAATATTTGCTGAACCAGTTTCTGGTAATTCTTCTACTGTTCTAATTATTCCGCCTACTGGAACTTCATGTTTAGGCATTGTTTTCCAAACGAATGCTTCTAAATCTTCATCATAAGTATAATAATATACCATTTGATATAAGATAACTCTAATTAGATATTTACCAGCGGCAAGTTTTGCATTTGAAGTTGGCGCCGAAGTATTATAAAAATTATTTGTAGCACTATCACGATAGAAAAATGCACCATTTTTTCTTATACCATCAATTAAACCCGTACAAGCAAAACTTTCTGTAGTGTTAAACAAACATCTTGAAACATAAACAACAGTTTTTTCACGCTCTTTTTCTTCTGCTGTCATTCTTAATCTTCGTGCATCTTCAAGAGCCTAAATTGTATCAAAAATACCTGAACCACTAACTACAGAAGAAACTTCAATTAAGTCAAAACCACCATTTCTATATTCATTAACTTCTGCTTCAAGTTCTTCAATATAATCAAGCAGATCATCAATTGTAATAATTAATTTCTAATCATCGGTTAAATCTTCCCAATCAAGCTCTTCTTCATCCATTAATGTGTAAATTTCTTCTGCCTTATCATCAAAATACTGATCGGCTGATTCACGGCTTTCTGTAAAAGTATAAACTGTATATTCATTATATTCTACATCTGCTGGATCGCCTTCAGTAGGCTAGAAATCTATTTCATCTTCTTCAGTATAAATTGAAGGATCGATTTCTTCTTCTTTAATCAATTTCCATTCACCATCTACTACTACATAGTAGTATGTTTCTGGATCTTCTTCATCTGTATAAACAGCAACTTCATGAATAATTTTTTTAATTCGCTTTATTAAATCTTCAAATTCGTTTTTTAAATTGATTATATCAGCTACATCTTCAACAACATCATCTAAAGACTACGAAGGTCGATCTAATTTATATACAACATCATCAGAATATCCTTCTGTTGGAACATTCTCTTCAATTGGATTAACTGAAATATCTACAATAGTAGCTTCTTCAAGCTCTTCTGGTGTGGGATATATTTGCACCCACTCATCATCTTCTACTACGAAATAATAAGGATAACCTGGATTAACAAGATCTTCAAGAATATCTTTATTTTCTTCAATATTCTCAATTAAGTCTGAAGGGGAATCACCTGTAGGTTGAGTAGGATCGCCATCGACAATATCATCTATTCTATCAATTAAATCCTTAATTTCATCAATTACGTCATTAATTGGTTGATCTTCTTCTTCGTCATTCGGATCAACTATATCATTAATTTCATCCTAGACATCTTCAATTTTATTTTCTATTTCTGTGACCGGACCATTATCCAATATATAAATTGTTCCTTCTTCATATCCTTCTGTTGGAACTTCGTCTTCTACTGGATCTACGTCAATTAGCTCTGTAGTAGCTTCTTCTAATTCTTCAGGCGTTGGATAAATTTCTATCCACTCATCATCTTCTATTGTAAAATATCTATGCTCTGCCGAATCATTATCGCCAATTATATCACTTAATCTTTCTAAAATAGTTTTTAATTGAGTTAAATTGGCTACATAGTCCTTAGTCCATTCATAAGCATACTTATTAGTATAATTATCAGAACCAAACTGCGGCTAACCCATCAAAACCTTAATAGCATTAGCAATTGCAGTATATTCTTCCACTTTAGCTTTGTAATAATCGCCGCTTTTAATTGCCATTAGAATCTACCCCCTTCTTTATGAACCTCTGAAGCTAAGGGTATTTTTTCGGTTACTTTTATAATTGTGGTTCCGCCACCACCACCACTAGATAATATACACCAATCAGACTCGCCCTTTTCCCAAGTAGCCTATTCCTCAATTACTAAACAAGTACTACCAATAGGAATAGCGGTATTTTCTTTTAATTCTTCAAAATCTTCATTAGTATCACATATATAATGCTAAGCGGGAATATTATATGAATTTCCTACCTTGCTAAGATACACCATATTATCGCCTCCATTTGGCATTATTCTTACTATACTAAGTAAACTTTTCAATCTGCGGGTACAATATTTTGATTTAAAACTATCTCCAATCGCTTATCCAATTCAACGGCCAATTTTTCTAATAAATTTTTATTAGTAAATATAAGGTGCGGCACAGCAGTTTTCTTTCCTATTATTTTAGCTCCATAATAGTCTCTACAATAACGAAGATAGTCTACATAGTCAATTTGGAGCAGTCGCGCGCCAAGTATGCCCATATGGCCCGATAATTGTCCCCAACCATATTCGTTTATTTTAAAAAAGAGAAGATAAGTTCCTTCATAATAGGGATTTTCATCTATATATAAATATTTCATATTAAAATTTCCTTTCTTAAATTAATTAATTTTTCTTTTTCTTCGTCAGTTAAATAGAATAATTCTTTTTTTGTTAATATGTTGAACTGCGCGACCTCGAAAGACGATGGTGATATGGTCGTCTTGGGAATATCAACGACAATATCTTCAAAGTCTGGATCTACATATTTTTTAACAGTACCTGGCGATATACCAAGCTCGCGCGCAACAGCAGCGTAAGTCTTTTTGGCTTTATAAAGTCGATTAATTTCTATTATTTTATCAGCAGTAATTTTAGTAGCCATTTTACAATTCCTTTCAATTCATTTCTATAAATATTATATAATAAATTAAAAATTTTTTCAAGTTTTATTAGTATATTTTATTTTTATTTTTTCCTTACTTATTGCGCACGCACACATGTGCGCGATTATAACAAAAATTTAATAAAATTTCAAATTTTCTAATGGTCGTAGCAAAATTAAAACTTGAAATTTTTTAAAAATTATAGTATAATATTTATAGAAATAATAAGATTGGAGGTGTATTATGAAAGCAATTATTCCAGAAGTAGAGCAATTTAAACTTTATGACAAAGCAATTGCTAAAGACATAGAAGCAATCGCAGAACTTGCAAAATTTAATAAAGAGCATAGTGCTATGCATATTGGTATGGTTTATAATAACAGTGTTAAAACTCAATATCTTTTTCAGTTAATGAAGATTTATAATAGTTGCGTTAAGGGCTGTGTTGTCATTTATGTTGAAGCCAATAGAAAGAACTTTAAGCGATTAAAAAAAGAAAATCCTTCAATTAATTTAAAAAGGATTAATCTGTTTAATAAACCTAAAACATTATATGTAGTAGATCCCAAGTATTTAGAAACTTTAAATAAGGATAATTTTTCAAAAGAAAGATTTTATACAGATGAATTGATTTTTGATATTTGGTATGCTTACTACGAACCTAAAATTGAAGAGGAAGTATTAGATGAAATATCAGATTTACTGTGATGGTAGTTGCAAGATGAATGGTCGGGATGACGCTCGCGCACACTACGCATATGTCATATTAGATGAGAATGACGTACTTCTGCGCGAGCGCCATGGAGATTGCGATAAAAATACAAACAATGTTGCAGAAATGACGGCTATGCTTAAAGGCCTTGAAGATTGGAAAGAAAATTTTGGAAACTCTGTAATTGTTTATACTGACAGTGCATATATTAGTAATGCTTATAATCAACGTTGGATTGATAAGTGGGAAGTTAACGGGTGGATGACTGCTAATAGAACTCCCGTTAAAAATAAAGAATTGTGGATTGAACTCCAGAAATTTTTTAAAAATAGTAATGTGCAAATTGTGAAGGTTAAAGGTCATCAAGGCGTGATCTGGAACGAATATGTTGATAAAATTGCTCAAGGAGGTGGTTTTTAATGGATGGTGTTAATGTAGTAATAGTTAATGGCTATCCTCGCTAACGTGCGGGAAAAGATACTTTTGTAACTTTTTGTCTTTGGGAGTTAAAAGAATATGGTTATGCAATTTCAACGGTAGATTCTATAAAAGAAATTGCATATAAAGCCGGTTGGGATGGTGAAAAGACACTAGAAGCAAGAAAAGCCTTAAGTGATCTTAAAGATATATTTAGTAAGTGGCTTGATTTGTCTTATAATGATGTTAAAAGAAAAATTAGAGTAATTGAAACAAATGCTAATTCATATGGATTAGATCCAAATCAATTCTTTTTGTTCGTACACTCGCGCGAGCCTGAAGAAATTAAACGATTTGTAGAAGACTTTAATGCTATCACCGTTTTTATCGACCGCGCGCAGAACGACGTAGAATACTCAAATCATGCAGATGAAAAAGTAAAAAATTATGAATATGATTTTATCATATCAAATGATAGTAGTTTAAGTCAATTACAAACAAATGCTAGGCTATTTTTAGCACAAATTAAAAATGAAAGAGGTATAAAATAAATTTTAAATTTGGATGGATTTTCTATATTATCCATATAAATTTATTACTTATATATGGGTGATGAAAATGAGTAAAAAAATAGATATGACAAATTGGATAATGAAAGAACATGGGGTTCCAGATAGTAAGTGGACAGTTATAGATTATGCTGGAAATAGTAAATGGAATTGTGTTTGCGAATGTGGAACCCATAAAGCAGTTGCAGGTGTAACTTTACGAAACGGTACTAGTAAAAGTTGTGGTTGTGATAGAGTAGCACCAAATTTAAAAAATGAAATTGGAAATAGATACGGCAGATTAGTTGTTTTACGCGAAGATGGGTTATCAAATGACAAACATAAGAAATGGATTTGTCGTTGTGACTGTGGAAATGAAGTTAGTGTAATAGGTAAAAATTTAAGAGCGGGTTTAACAACTTCTTGTGGTTGTTATAGAGCAGAAAAAAGAACAGAACATAATTTTAAAGACTTATTTAATTAGACTTTTGGAAAATTAACTGCTTTAGAATGTATAGGTAAAAATCAAGATAATCAATTTGTATGGAAATGTTAGTGCGAATGCGGATCAATAGTAAATGTTGTTGCTCACTATTTACTGAATGGAAATACAACTTCGTGTGGATGTAATAAATCCAAAGGCGAACTTAAAATTAAAAATATATTATTAGAAAATAATATTGAATTTAAATAGCAATTTACTTTTGATAATTTAAAATATAAAAGCCCACTAAAATTTGATTTTGCTATTTTTAAAAATAATTAGCTTTTATGTTTAATAGAATACCAAGGCATTTAGCATTATGATGAAAATAATTTATGGTTTTCTGAAGAAAATCAAGTTAGAGATACTTTAAAAAAAGATTATTGTGAACAAAATAATATTTTATTAATTGAAATTCCTTATTGGGATTATGAAGATATAAATTTTAAATATTTAAAGGAGAAATGTAATTTATGACTTGTAATATAAATGGAATAGATTGGATTAATTGCGAACCAATGCGATACTGGTCTTATCCAAAATCTTATAAAGGAGACTACAAGACGGAAATAAAAAATTATATATTTAGTGGAAATTATTGCGGCGCGCTCAAGCGTGACGGATATTATCAGAGATGCTGCGTTGATGAAAATGGACAAGCATATATGATTTCAAGAAACAAGTCTGTATCGGGTGAAGCAATTAATAAAATAGAATGGGTTCCTCATCTTAAACCATACTTTGATTCTTTACCCCCTAAGACGGTTCTTCTTTGCGAAGTATATCTTCCCGGTAATGAAGGTTCAAAGAAAATTACTTCTCTTCTTGGTTGCTTAAAAGATAAATGTATCGCTCGTCAAGAAGCTGATCAAAAACTTCACCTTTATGTATTTGATGTAATGGTATCAGATGGCAAGGATTTAACAAAAGAAGGAATGTGGGATAGAGCTGATGAACTTGATTTACTTTCTCGCGCTTATCCTAATCCTTATGTAGAATATGCAACTTATTATGATGGTGCAGAACTTTGGGAAAAACTTAATGAGTATCTTGCTGCTGGTAATGAAGGTATGGTAATCCATCGTAAAGATTGCCCCGTTTATTTTAAAAGAACTCCCGCACGTCAAACAATTAAGGTCAAAAAAGAAATAGCTAATACAATTGATTGTTTCTTTACAGGCCGCGCGACCCAACCTAAAAAAGAATATACTGGAAAAGAAATTGAAACTTGGCCCTATTGGATGAATGTGGTTGCTGAATTAAAGCTACCTATCGATCCTATGGCGAATTATTATAAAGACTATGTTGAAGGTGATCCAATTATACCAGTAACTAAATCTTACTATAATAATTTTGCAGGTAGCCTTGAAATTGCAGTATTAAAAGACGGAAAAATATTCCCGATTGGACTTCTCAGTGGACTTACTGAAGAAATTAAAAAAGACCCAGAAAAATATAAAGGGCGTTGTATCGAGGTTAATGCGATGGAGTTAGATCCAGAAGCACATTCACTTAGACATGCAAAAATGATGCAATTTAGAGACGATCTTACAATTAAAGATTGCACTTATGAAAAAGTATTTGGTGATTGATATGAGTGATTTAGAATTAAAAATTCTAAAAGTTCTATAGAAAGATAAAGTTAAATTTGAAAGAGAAAAAACCTACTCCGATTTACGTCGGGGTAGGTACCGTTTTGACTTTTTCTGCCCAGAAATTAAAGGCGGCGCGCTAATCGAAGTACAAGGGGAACAACATTATAAGCGTAATACTAAGTTTTTTAAAACCTTAAAGGATTTTACTGCCGCTCAAGAGCGCGACCGCAGAAAAATTCAATATTGCCTTGCCCATCGAATCCCGTTATATTGTATTCCTTACTGGGAAGTTGAAAACATTAAATCTTCAAAAGATATATTTTAGGATAAATTTCGTGCAAAGACAAAATGGAAAAATGATGAAGATTGGAGAAATTTCCAAAAGAGTAATTAATTTTTTGTATGGATACGGTCATTCTTTTACTTATTATTAAGCGGAGGTGGCCGAAATGAGTTTTGTTGATTTTATCTAGCAGTACAAGCTATTAGAATATATATTAACTGGAGCTTTTGTTATAGGCATTTGTGTTATAATACTTTTTTCTTCTCCGATAGAAAAATTAAAAGACTGGGGTCGAAAAAGATATAAAAGGAAAAGAAAATCTTAGCTGCTATTAATGCAAGAAGCTAATAAAGAATTAGAAAAATAGCTTGAAAATTTTGTAAAAGAGCAGAAAGAATTTCATGATAGTTATATAGATGAATCAAGAGAATTTCATGCTTATGTTGAATCTAATTTTGATGAAATTCATTATACTCTTGGCCAGCAAAAAGAAACATTAAAGTAGCTTGAACAATCTGATCAAGAGCAATTGCGTCAATTAATGGACGGTATTTATTATAAATATGTGAATGAAAAAAGGATTCCACAGCATAAATTTGATCGTTATTAGGGATTATATAATAATTATAAAAAAGAAGGCGGTAATGGAAAATATGATGCCTAGTGGAAAGAAGTGCAAAATTGGGAAAAATATGTATAAGAGAGGAAATTTGACTTTCCTCTCTTTTTATGTTATAATCTATATGTAAGGGAAAAGAATTATATATAGAGAGGTAATATATATGATATATTTTATAATTTTATTATGTATAAGTAATATTATAAGTATTATATACTTATATAAAGAAAGAAAGAAAATTATAAAAGAAAGAAAGAAAAATCAGGCTACGATAAAATAGATGGCTAACGAAGCCTTCTAGCAATTATGTAATTCAAATAAATCAAAAATAGAACAGGAACTAAAGTAGTGGCGCGAAAATCAAGAAAACATAATTTACTCCGATTTGGAAAAAGAAACTCGTATTGCTAATTTACAAAAAGAAAATTTAAAAAACGAAATTAATGCTCAAAAAAATCAACTATCTTCTTTAAAAGAAAATCAAGAAGAAACTTTACGAGAACATTAGAAAAAAGTCGAAGTACAAGTAGAGTTAGCGATTAACGAAAGACGTGCTCAAGAATTTGATAATATGGTTGCTGATATTGAAGCTTTTCTTACTTCTGCGGCCGCTCAAAAATCAGCGGCATAGAATGAAATTAGTGAAATTTTAGAATAGCTTGAATAGTTTAAGAAAAAAAGAGATGCTATTAATGAAGAAATTTTACGAAGTCGCGCAATTGAAGAAAAGGAAGACTTTTTTAAGGTTCAACTTGATTCTCAAACCTTACATGATCTTGCTATAATTGAAGAAATTCGTCCTCAATTAACCAAAACTGATTTTTTAGATAAATTTATTTACGATATATATATTGCTAAACCAGCTACTGAAATGGTTAAAAGAGTTTTAAATGGTGAAGCACCAAGCGGAATTTACAAAATTACTAGATTAAAAACTGGAGAAATTTACATAGGTAAGTCTACTGATGTAAAAGCACGCTGGATATAGCATATAAAAACTTGTTTTAATTGTGGAACAATTAGCCATTCTTCTCTTCATACTATTATGAAAAAAGATGGAATTTAGAATTTTACATTTGAATTATTAGAAAAAGTAGAAAAATCTAAATTAACTGAACGAGAAAAATATTATATTGATTTTTATGATAGTAAAAATTTTGGTTTGAATGAAAGAAATGGTTAAAAATAAATGGGAAGTCCTGAACCATAAGGTCAGGCGGAGGTCAAAATGAATTTAAGTCAAAAACAAAAAGAAATTATCAACACAAATGCAGACAAAGTTGTAGTTATGGCGGCAGCTGGATCTGGAAAAACCGCTGTATTAACCGAAAGAGTTAAAGAACTTTTAAGAAGAGGAGCGGATCCAAGCAAAATAGTAGTAATTACTTTTACTAATGCAGCCGCAGACGAAATGAAAGAAAGAATTGAAAATCCTAAAGATTGTTTCATTGGTACAATCCATTCATATGCAAATTATATTTTATCTTGTAGCGGCTATGAAACACGTAAATTGCTTGATGATGAAAAATTTGATGAACTTTTTGAAAAAGTAAAGGAGCATCCAGATTGTATTCGTCCTGTAGACTATCTTTTACTTGATGAAGCGCAAGATTCAACAGATCAGCAATTTGAATTTTTACTTGATATGGTGCAACCTAAGTCGTTCTTTATAGTAGCAGATATTAGACAAAGTATTTATTCATTCAATGATGCGGATCCAGAGTATGTTTATAATCTTTCTAAAAGGTCTGATGTAACTTACTATGAACTCTTAGATAACTATAGAAATGCACCACAAATTCTTGACTATGCTAAAGAATTTCTTGATCCACTTGGTTATAAGTATTATGACGATTCAATTGCTAAAAGTACCGAATATGGTCAAATCTATCGGATACCATATTCACCTGAAAAAATCGGTCGTTTTATTCTTGATAGCAGTGATAATTTTGGTGATTGGTTTGTATTAACAAGAACAAATGCTCAACTTTCATTAATTAAAGATACTTTAGAAGATATGGGTATACCTTGCGATTCCTTTAAAAAAGCAGAACTTGGTTATAAAGGATTAAAAGAAAAAATGCAGAATAATACTGTTAAAGTCCTCACAATACATACAAGTAAAGGACTTGAAGCTAAAAATGTTGTGGTCGCGGGCGCGCAATACTATAATGGAGAAGAACGAAGAATTAATTATGTTGCGGCTACCCGTGCTAAAAAGCTTTTAGTTTGGTGTACTCAGCCGCAAAAGAAGAAAAAGCCCAGAATGATGAGTTGGGAATAATATAAGTTTTAGAGAGAAAGTTAAATTTGACTTTCTCTCAAATTTTTGATATAATATTTTTAGAAATAGAAAGGAGAAAATAATATGGAACATTATCTTGAAACAAATGATGTTTTTACTTTTATAAAATCTATTGAACATAATGGTCGCATATATGAAATCTATCTTGATGATTATGGCCAGTCTTATTTTATTGGATATAAAGATGTTATAACTAATAAAATTGAAGAGATATGCTGTGGCACTTATTGCGAATATGAAGACACGCTTGAATACATAATTAAAAAACAAGAAAGGAGACTTAAAAATGTTCAAAGTAAAAAGAATTAAAGACGGTGAAATCGTTCAAGTATTGGATACTTTTCTTGATAATGTGTATGGTGTAACATATTTCTTTTTATGGGATAATGATGGCTGGCGTTGGCGCTCTGCTAAAAATTTTGTTCCACCGAATTATGAAATAAAGGAGTCAAATAATGACTAATTATAAAATTAAAGAATTACACGACGCGCTTGACCGCATAGAAAATGGTAAACTAGCAATTCATTCACTTGATTGGTGTATTAATCGAATTGATTGGCTTTGGCGCTTTCGTCATATTTCTGAAAAAGAAAAAGATCAGTTATGCGACCAAGCAATTAGAATTTTAGAAAGGAGAGATTAAATCATGGATATAAGGCCATATAATAGACAATGTGATATATGTGGAGTTACAGATGAAGATAAAAAAATTATGTCAAGACCTTGTATTGGCATTCCTATTTCTGGATTTTATTGTGAAGATTGTCTTAAAAAAGAATATATGGATCTTTTAGAGTGGTTTTATTTTATTGCTAATTCTGATAATAGAGATTTTATTATAAATAATATTGATTTTATGATAGAAAACTTTCAAGTAATGACAAACAATAAAAGAGCCATTTTATCATTAGATAGAGAGGAGAATTAAATGCAAGAATATGGTATTAATGAAATACAGTCCTTATCTTTTAGAGAAGGCGTAAGAGAAAGAATACAAATGTATCTCGGTTCTGATGATCTTGACGGCACTTATCAGGCATTTAAAGAGATTATAAACAATTCTACTGACGAAGCTCTCGCGGGATTTGGTAAAAGAATTGAAATTGTAGTTAATGAGAAGACAAATGAAATAGCGGTGCGCGATTACGGTCGTGGAGTGCCATTTGGAACGCGTGAAGATGGAGAAAATGTATTAGTATCAATCTATTCTAAATCCCATACTGGCGGAAAATTCAATGACGCCGTTTATAAAAATGCGTCAGGGTTGAATGGTGTAGGGGCCAAATGTGTATGTTTAAGCTCTGAAATTTTTGAGGTTTATTCATACAGAGATAATAAAGTGGCTTATGCATGTTTCAAAGAAGGAATTTTAGAAAAATATAATGAAACTACTATGAAGAAAACTGATAAAAATGGAACACTTGTAAAATTTATTCCAGATAAAAAAGTTTTCAAAAATGGTGAGATTGGCTACTCATATGATAAAATTTGCACTGATATAAAAGATATAAGTTATCTTTATACTGGAATCGAATTTGTGGTTACAAATCAACTTACAAAAAAATCTCAAATATTCTGCGCAAAAAATGGTATAATGGATTTTGTAAAAGATAATATGCCTAAACCATTACATAAACATATAATTTATCATAAGATTTCAGATGGTTCTGATACTCTTGAAATAGCTTTTCAATGGGGTAGTCCAAAAGAGCAATCATTTGTCTTTGTAAATGGTCTTCGTTGCCCTGAAGGTGGTACCCCAATAACTGGCGCTAAAACAGCAATTACGAAGACTTTTAACTCGCTTGCAAAGCAGAAGTTTGACGGAGACTCAATTCGTGATAATCTATTTTATGTAATTAACTGCTCTGTTGCGCAACCGAGCTTTGCAAATCAGACTAAATCAAAAATTAATAATGCTAATTTAAGAACTATGGCGTCTAATTGCTTTAGTGCGGCTTTAAAAGAAATGGCTATTAAATATAAAAATGAATTTGAAACTATTACTGAACTTTTAAAGAAAATAGAAAAAGCAGAAGCCGCCGCAGAAAGAGCTAGAAAACAAGTATTAGACGCCGCGAAAGAAGTAGAAAAAAATCAGAAAAAGAAAGTATTCGCTTCAAACAAATTAAAGGATGCCGAATTTCTTGGACAAAACTCTACACTTTTAATTGTAGAAGGCGATAGTGCTATGGGCGGTATGAGCCAAGCAAGAGATTATAAAAAATATGGTATTCTTGCTATTCGTGGTAAAATTATTAATTGTCTTTCTAATCCCGAAGAAAAAATCTTCCAAAATGAAGAAATTAAATTATTACTTTCTGCTATGAATATAACACCAGGCAGGTATAATGCAAATAAGCTTCGTTATGGCAAACTTGCAATTTGTACTGATGCTGACTCAGATGGCTATCATATAGGTCTTCTTATAATGGCAGCGCTCACATATCTTGCACCAGACTTCATAAAAGAAGGACGACTTTGTTGGCTGCGGTCACCGCTTTATATAGTAACAAATGGAAATAAAAAATCTTATTATTTTACTGATGAAGAGTTTGAAAAAAATAAAAGCAAAATTAAAGGCAAAATATCAAGAGCTAAAGGATTAGGTGAACTTGATCCAGATGTTGCACAAACAAGTATGTTTAGTGAAGAATTTCAAAGAATGGATGTAATGGAATATAGTGATGAAGCTATTAGTCTATTATATGATTTAATGGGTGCTGATGTTGAACCGAGAACAAAATTTATAATGGAAAATGTTGATTTTAGTTTAGTGAGGGAATAATTATGGGAAGATTTAGCAAAGAAAAAGTTACATCAATTAGTTTGTCAATATATTCTATGGATGAATTAGAAGATTTAATTATTAAAATGGCAAAATTAATTGAAGAAGGATATTCAATAAATACTATATCTGATTTAAGATATGAATGTTCTACTAGCTTTGTATGGAATGATCCAATATTTACAATTGAGTTAACTAAATATGCAATTCGATAAAAAAAGAAGGAAAGTTAAATTTGACTTTCCTTCAAATTTTTGTTATAATATTTATAGAATAAAGAAAGAAAGGAAAATTAAAATGAATAAACCTATAAAAAAATTAATGGAAGTAGAATCAGATAATTTTGTAAATGGTTATCTTATTCGTCGACGTGATAATTTTGGTGGTTATAGTGATATGCACCTTGCTTGTAACAAAGACGAATTACGAGAAGCATTTGATAAATGTTATTGGCTTGGTGATAGAGAAAATGCTTCAAAGGGTGGAAAAATTTCCAATCCAATTTTTGAAAACTATTTTAATGAATTTATAAATAATTATTTTGTATCTATGCCTAATGATGCTTTCGTTTTAGTAGAAGTAGAAATACCTTTATGGAAAGGTAAAGCACAAGGATATTATTATGAAAACGATAAATTACATGATATGTATTCATTATATAGACTAAAGCCTACAGGTGAATGCATAATCTGAGGAGAGATTAAATGAAGGTTGATAATTATTATTGTGATATATGCGGAGAAAAGATAGATGCCTATCTTATTGAACATAATAAATTAAAGCCTTTAGAAGTGCCGATTTATTCCGCTAAAAATCTAAAATATAATCTTTCACCAACTTATGAAAAAAGATGTATTTGTACAAAATGTATAAATAAAATAGCAGAAAGAATTTTTACTTTACAGATAGAAAAACATACCAATAAGGAGGAAATAGATGAGTAAGCTAAAACCTATTATAGAACAATCTATGATACAATACTCAGGTGCGGTTTTACAAAGCCGTGCCCTTGTTGACGTACGTGATTGTTTAAAACCTTCTGCTCGTCAAATCTTCTATTCAATGCTTTTACATAAACTTACAAATAAAAATCCACCTAAAAAAACTGCAAATGCTGTTGGTATGGCGATGGCAGATTTTTATATTCATGGCGATGCTTCTGCTGAAGGTGTTATAATGCGCGCGGCTCAAAATTTTGCTATGCGTTATCCTTTAATTGATGTTGTTGGTAATGCTGGAACATTACTTGAAAGCGGAAACTGGGCTGCTCAGCGTTATACAGAATCTCGTTTTTCAAAATTAACAGACTTATTATTTGAAGATATAGATAAAGATACAATTACTGAATGGCGAGACAATTATGATAATACAAAATAGTACCCCGCAGTTTTACCAAGTAAAGGATTCTACAATATTGTAAATGGAACAAGCGGTATTGGTATCGGTATGGCCAGTTCAATTCCACAATTTAACTTAAAAGAAGTTAATGAAGCATTAATTCACTTGCTTTGGAATCCTAACTGCAATTTTTCAGAAATTTATTGCGCTCCAGATTTTGCAACGGGTGCAATTCTTTTAAATGAAAATCAAATTAAAGATAGTTTGAAAAATGGTACGGGTTTTGCTTGCAAGTTGCGCGCGGTCATAGAATATGATACGACAGAAAGATGTCTGATAGCAACTGAAATTCCTTATGGTGTTTATACTAATACAATTTGTAGCGAGTTAGAAAAATGTATGGAATCTGAGGATAATCCTGGAATTGATAGATTTAATGACTTGACGGGTAAAACACCTTTAATTAAGATTTATCTTGCTAAAAATGCGCGACCTGATAAAGTTATTAAATATTTGTATAAAAATACTTCTCTTCAGTCGCATTATGGAATTAATATGACTATGCTTGAAAATGGCCGCTATCCTAAAGTTTTTGGTTGGAAAAAGGCCTTACAAGCACATCTTGATCACGAAATTGAAGTATATAAAAATGGTTATAATTTTGATTTAACCAAAATAAAAGACCGTTTACACATAATTGATGGTTTATTAATTGCGCTTGCTTCTATTGAAGAGGTTGTCCAAACAATCAAATCATCATCTTCAACACCTGCAGCACAGCAAAAATTAATAGAAAAATTCTTACTTGATGAAATTCAAGCAAAAGCAATTCTTGATATGAAACTTTCTCGTTTGGCGCACTTAGAGGTTGAAAAACTTGAAAAAGAAAAGTCCGAAAAAGAAGCTGAAAGAGATAGAATTGAAGCAATTTTAAATAATAAGGAATTACTTTATAAAGAAATTGAAAAAGGACTTCGCGCAATTGCTGATAAATTTGGTGATGCTCGTAGAACTCAAATCCTTAATGTAGAATCTGAAGATAGTGAACCGCTTGAAGTAAAGCAACTCTTAATTAATATTTCTAATAAAGGAACTCTTTATGCTACTGAAACAAGTTCACTTTATACACAAAAACGTGGTGGCGTAGGTACAAAATTTAAATTGCCTGAAGGTGAATATGTATGCACTACTACTACAGGATCTACCGAAGATGTCGTTCTTTTCTTTACAAAGTTAGGAAATTTCTATCACATAAAAGCAAGTGAGATTCCCTTAGACGAAAAAGTCTATGTGGGTACATTACTTTCAATACCCGATAAAGAAGAAATTTGTGAAAGTGTTTTAATTAAGCGGAGTGATTTGAGCAAGAATTTACTTATTGTTACCGCTTTCGGAAAAATTAAGAAGTCAGCGCTTAGCGAATATAACACAAATCGACGGGGTGGCGCGCGAGCGATAAATCTTGGTGATGGCGATGAAATTGTTTCAGTTTTAATTACAGATACAGATAAAATTGGTTTTGTAACTGAAAAAGGCCATTTAATGATTTGTGAAACAAAAGATATAACTGCAATTGGTAGAGCAGCTAAAGGTGTTATCGGCATTAAATTAAATGATGGCGATAAAGTAGCAGCCGCACGCATAGTAATGCCAAGTGCAAAAGAAATTATAACTGCTTCAAAAGAAGGTTATATAAAGCGCACAGCTATATCAGAATTTTCAACGACCAGCCGCGGAACAAAAGGCGTTAAGTGTCAAATATTAACTGATGACGATAAAATTGTAGATTTTATTCCTTATAATGATGCTAAAGAATTATTCGTTGTGAGCGGTGCGTCGCAAATAAAATTAAAAATTGCAGACCTTTCTTTAAGTAGCAGAGGCGCGCAAGGCACACGTTCAATTAAGTTAACTGGAAAAAATAAAGTAATCGGAATTTCAATTTAAAAAATCGGTTCTTAAAATTTGAAATTTTTCAAAAATTAGTGTATAATAATATTGTAATAAAGAGTGAGACCGCTCTTTAATATAAAAAATATTTTATTAAAAGGAGAAATGAACTATGGCTAAACTTACTGAAAATTCAAACGCAATCTTTGAGTACCTGAAGGCAAACGGCGGTCACGTATCTATCGACGAGCTTTGCTCGGCTTTTGACAAGACTCCTCGTTCAATCGGCGCTAACGTAACTGACCTTACTAAGAAACATCTTGCAGTTAGAGAAGATGTTCCCGTAGAAGGCGAAGATAAGCCTGCTAAGTACGTAAATCTTACTCCCGATTATGAGGCAGTTTTTGAGGCTCTTCCTGAGAGAAAGTAATTTTAAAAGAGAAAAAGAGGGCGAGGTAAAACTCGCCCTAAGTTTCGCAAGAACAAAGAAAAAAATAATAAGAATAGGAGAAATGAAAAATGTTAAGACAAGCAGCTAATAGTATTTATATTGAAGGTATCCTTGCGGAAAATGACTTGAACTACACTTCCTTTAACAAAAATGGAAAAACTGTAGAAGCAATTGGTGGTAAAATCACCGTTAAGGTTAATCAGATTATAAATGGAAAAGAAAAAGAACTTATGATTCCTGTTCATATGTTCTCAGCAAAGTATAAGAACGACGGTAATCCGAATCCGGCTTATACTTCTATTGATAATGTTAAGACAAATATGGTATCAATCGCAGCAGGTGGAGAAGATGCGGCTGATAGAATTCGTCTTACTGCGTCTCTTGAAATGAACGAATATTATACTGGTAATGAAACTCTTGTATCCTTCCCGAGAGTTAAGGCTTCTTTTGTAAATAAAGTAAGTAAGGATCAGTTTAATTCTAAAGCAGAAGGACAGATTGAGTTCTGTGTTGCAGAAAAGAAAGAAGAAATTGAAAATGATGAGCCGACTGGTCGTCTTATCATAAGAGGTATCGTACCTCAGTATGGCGGAAAGGTTGACGTAATTCCTTTCTATGTGGAAACTCCGCAGGCAATTGATGTTGCTAATACTTACTGGTCAGAAGGCGATACTGTAAGAGTTAAGGTTAAACTTAACTTCAGTTCTACTACAAAAGAAATTATAGAAGAGGCTGATTTTGGTGAACCCACAATTAAAACTCGTACAATTAATGTAAGTGAAATTGTAATTGTCGGTGGTAACTCTGCTCCTCTTGAAGGCGATATGGCCTATGACACTAGCGATATCCAGACTGGACTCGCTGATAGAAAGGCAAGACTTGAAGCTCAGAAAGCAAAAGATATGTCAAGAGCAAAGTCAAAAGCAGCTCCGGCGCAGAGTTCTAAGAAAATAGATCTTGGATTTTAATTGATAGGGAGGCTTGAGTTATGGCATTTAATTTGTTAGAACTTGAGCCTTCTGTCATTGACAGAAGCTTGAGTGGTAAAACTCTTTTGCTCGCGGGTCCTCCTAAAATCGGTAAAAGCGAATTCTGCGCGCAGTCACCTGATACATTAATTCTCGACTTTGAGAATGGTTATAATGCACATCCAGGTGTATATAAATATACAATTACTAAATGGACTGATGTTAAGCAGATTATTCGTGAATTAAATAAACCTGCGGTTCAAGAAAAATTTAAAAATATTGTTTTTGATACTCTTAATGAAGCTTGGGATCTTGCTACTGCGTATGTATGCAGCCAGCGCGGAGTTCAAAAAATTAATGAAATTCCTTATGGTCAAGGATATAAGGAAAGAGACGAAGAATTTGCAAAAACGCTTCGTACAATTATCACTCTTGGTTATGGCTTAATTGTTACTTGTCATACGAAAGAAAGTGTAATTGGAACTAAAGATGATGTGGATATAAAAGCAATTGCACCTGACCTTGACAAAAGATGTATTCCAATTATAAATGGTCTTGTCGATGTAATGGGTATGATTACAACGGATTGGGATGAAGATGGTAATAGTCATCGTTGGCTTATTACTAAATCAACTCCTACAATTTCTGCGGGTAGTCGTTGGAAAAATCTTCCTGCTAAGATACCTTTCGGCTATTCGTATTTGGAAGATGCAATTGTTAAAGCAATTGACACTTCGGCCGCAGAAGGCGCGCAAGTTGTTGATAAGGTTGAAAAGAAAATTGAAAATGAAATGTCCTATGAAGAAATTCGCGCGGAAGCGTCAGCGTTGTGGACACAGTTAGTGGCTGCTGATGAGGAGAATGCCGCAAAAATTCTGAAAAAGGTTGAAATAATTTTTGGTCATCCTATTAAATTGTCTGAAATTATGGAGGATCAAAAAGACTTATTCTTCTTAGTTTTACTTGAAATGCGTGATATGGTGTAATGGGGTATAAATATAGAGGAGCGTCATTAGAAATAGTGGCGCTCCTCAAACTTGACTTTTTTTAAAATTTATGGTATAATTATTATAGAATAAATATGAAAGGAGAATAATATGGCTAAAGTTGACGAAAAAAAGTGTCCAGGCTGCAGCGGTATTATTAACATCACAAAAGAAAAATTTGTTCATAGAAGTAAAAGATATTGGCATGAAGAATGTTTAAAGAAAAAACACCCAGAAGAACAATATGAAGTATCTGAGCCAATTGTACGAGAAAAAGGGTCAAAAGATACAATTAAAAAATGTTATTATTGTGGACAGCAGTTCGATATTAGTAAAGAAGAATGGGCAAAACCGGTAGTAAATAGATATGCTCATCAGAAATGTTATGATGAGAATTATACAGAAGATCAAGCAAATATTGATGCAATTTATGCGTATCTTACAAGTCTTTTAATTAAATATGACTATCAATTGTGCGAAAAACAGAGACTAAGTTATATAAAGAAAAATGGATATACTAATGAAGGTATTTTGTTGGCTTTAAAATATTTCTATGAAGTTAAAAAGCAATCTCCTGATCGGTCTGGAAACCGCATCGGGATAGTGCCATATGTATATGATGAAGCGCAAGCCTATTTTGAAGAATTATACAAAAGAAAAAAGCAAATCGCCAAAGATGCGAAAAAAATAATTGGAAAAGAAAAAAAGAAAATAATTATAGAAGAAGACGATAATAATATCGTTAATAAAGGTTATATTGATATAGATAAGTTGGGTGAATAAAATGGTAGATAAAGATACAATTATGCAGGTTATTTGTGGATTAATGAAACATCCGCAATATTTAAGTGAAACCGATAAGTATCGTTTAACTCCTGATGATTTTAGTTCTTTATTTGAAAAATATATCTTTTCTGCTATTTATAATTTATATAAAGATGGCGCGACTTCTATTACAGTATTTGATATTGATAATTATTTAACAACTCATAAAGAAGCAAAGGCTTGTTTTGAAAAGAATAATGGTATTGAATACTTACAAGATGTGCTTGATTTTTCACAGGCAGAAAACTTTCCATTTTATTATAAGAGATTAAAGAAGTTTAATTTGTTGAAAGAACTTCAACAGGAAGGTTACGATACAAGCAAATTATATTGTGAAGACTATTCTAATCCCAAAGCAAAAGAAATTAATGATAAGTTTGAAGAACTTGAAATTGCTCAGATTTTAGATATTATTAGAAGAGGAATTTTAAAAATAGAAACAGAGTTCACAATTGGTGATGCTTCTGAAACTAATGCCGCAACTAAAGATGTTTTTAAATTAGTTAAAGCTTTACAGAAAAAGCCAGAGATTGGTGCGCCGTTGCAAGGTGATATTTTTAATACAGTTAGTAGAGGAGCGCGCAGAACTAAATTTTATATTAGATCCGCTTCATCTGGTACTGGTAAAACGAGAGCGGCTTTAGGAGATGCTTGCGCGCTAGCGTATCCACTTCGTTTTAATCCTCAAAACTGGAGATGGGAGTGGACTGGTTCTAATGAAAGAACTTTATTTATTGCAACAGAGCAAGAGTTATCTGAAATACAAACATTAGTACTTGCATATTTAACTGGCTTTAATGAAGAGAAGATTTTATATGGTAGATATAACGAAGAAGAATATAAAGTTGTTTTAAGTGCAATTAAGGTAATGGAGCTTTTTAAAAATAACTTTTATATTGTGCGCTTATCTAATCCGAATATTGAGCAAATTAAAGCAGTTATTAGACAGAATTGGATGCTTTATAATATTAAAAATGTTTTTTATGATTATATATTTTCAAGTCCAAGTTTGTTAAATGAGTTCCGAGATTTACATATAAGAGAAGATGTAGCATTAGGTATGCTGTCTACTGCTTTAAAAGATGTAGCCGTTGAAATGAATTTATTTATAATGAGTTCAACACAGACAAATGCGAAAGCAGAAGAAGATAATCGTTTAATGAAGAATGAAACAGTTATTAGAGGTTCTCGTGCGATTATTGATAAATGTGATTTAGCTTGTGTTATATCGAGAGTAACAAAAGAAGAACTCGAAGTCTTAGAAGGTATTACAAATGAAATTGGCGCGGTTCCAAATCAAGTAATGGATATTTATAAAGTAAGACGTGGTAGATATACTAATGTAAGAATTTGGAGTATTGTTGATTTAGGAACTTGTAGAAAAGAAGATTTATTTATGACTGATGATAGATTAAATTTAATTGATCTTGAAATTCTTGGAATTGATTTTGAAAGTAGAAAAGATGAAGATTTAATTTTGGATATAATGAATAAATTAAATGATAATAAAGAAGTTGAAGATTTAATTAAAGAAGTAGAGTCTGCAGAGAATATTGAAGAAGTTTTAACTTTGGAAGAAATTACTGAAGAAGATAAAGAACAGAAAGGATTTTTCGGTGATTTATTATGACATTACAAGAACGTTGCGATGAAATAATAGAAAATTTAGAAGAAGATAAAGTTAAAGAGCTTTTAAGGCAACTTAATATTCCTTTTCAAGACAAAGGTCAGTTTCTACTTTGTAAGACAATGTGTCATCACGATAATGAAGAAGATGCGTCATGGAAACTATATTATTATAAAGACACACACTTATTTATGTGCTACACTTCTTGCGGCGGCCAAAATATCTTTATGTTTTTAAAGCATATTTATGAGACACGTGGGATTGAATATGATTGGTATGAAGATGTCTTTTTAGTAGCACAAAATTGTTCTATTGATAAGAGTTACGCTTTCGTGCGCGCGCCCGCCCCGGAAAAAAAGGCAGAGAAATTTAAAGAAAGACACTGTATAGAATTACCGGCCTACGATGAAAAAGTTTTAGATGTGTTTATTAAATATTATGCGCCAGAGTGGTTGAATGATGGTATTAGCAAAGAAGCTATGGATAGGTTTAATATAAGATATTCAATCCCACAAAATAAAATCATTATACCGCACTATGATATTAATGGTAGATTAGTCGGAATTCGAGGTCGCGCCCTCAACGTAGAAGAAGTAGAAAAATATGGTAAGTATATGCCAGTTCAAGTTGAAGATATTATGTACAAGCATAAACTTTCACAAAACTTGTATGGTCTCTATCAAAATAAGCAAGCCATAATAGAAACGGGCATATGTTATCTTTTTGAGAGTGAAAAATCTTGTCTCCAGTTGGATTCCATGACCATCCCGAATAGCGCGGCCGCTGTGTGCGGATCTTCACTCAATATATTTCAATTAAAATTACTAATGAAAACTTGTCATCCAAAGGAAATTGTAATTTGTTTTGATAAGGAAGAAATCAAGGGAGAAGACAAATATCTAAAAAAACTAATTGGTATTTGTAATAAATATAAAAATTATTGTAACTTCTCATATGTATATGATAGTGATAATCTACTTCAAATGAAGGATTCTCCTAGCGATCATGGCGAAGAAGTTTTTAAAAATCTATTAGAAAAAAGGAGAATTGTTAAATGAATGAAGAAAAATATATGATAAATGAAAAAATGCTTGAAAGTTTCTATCTCCAAGTTTTCATAAATAGATATGAAAAAAGAAAAGAAGAATTACTTTCAAATTCTGAAGAAAGGGTTATGAATTTAATGCGAGAAGGTATGGATCTTGATAGTGCCGTGAGTATAGCCGCAGAAGAATTAGTAAATGAAGTGTGGGGGTATGGATACCGATGAAGCATAAATTAATAAATAGTAATATACGCAAGGATTATATATCAACCTTGTTAAAAGAAAGAGGTATCGAAGATATTGAAAGATTTTTACACCCTACTATTAGCGATGTTGAGGATCCTTTTCTTCTCGATAATATGGAAAAAGGCTTGGAATTATTTGTATCCATTATGGAAAAAGATGAAGGAAAGATTTGCCTCATTGTCGATTGCGATTGCGATGGTTACTGTTCTTCCGCGATTATGTATCAATTTGTTAAAGAAATTAATCCTAAAATAGAAATTGAATACTTAATTCATGAGGGTAAAGCTCACGGTTTTGAAGAGCATATAGATTATCTTCTTGATAAAGAATATGATTTAATTATATGTCCAGATGCGGGAAGTAATGATAAAAAATATACCGATCAATTAAAATGTCCTATTCTGATTCTTGATCATCATATTCTTGAAACCGAAATAGGAGATAATGTTGTTGTAATTAATAATCAAGCTTCACCTAATTATACAAATAAAGATTTATGTGGTGGTGGAGTCGTTTGGCAATTCGTGCGCGCTTATGATAAAAAATATGGAACTTATTATTCTATCCATTATACCGATTTGGCAGCTTTAAGTATTATAGGCGATATGATGGGATTAAACGTAACTGAAAATCAAGCTATTATAAAACTTGGAATGACTGAAATATACAATAAATTTTTCCGAGAACTTTTAATTAAACAGAAATATTCAATTACAGGAAATCAGTTTGCTCCTTTTGAAGAGATATTGGAAAAAGCCACTCCAGAAAAATTAGCTTGGTATATAGTTCCTTTAATTAATGGCATGGTTAGAGCAGGTGCTTATCAAGAAAAAGAAAGAATGTTTATTGCTTTTATAGATGGTGATAGACTTATTCCTTGTCATAAGCGTGGTGCTAAAGGCACTATGGAAAAGGCTGCAGTCGAAAGCGCACGTGAATGTGGAAACGCAAAGAATCACCAAGACAAAGAAAAAATAAAGATTATTGAACAGTTAGAAGTAAAGATATTTAACCATAATCTTCTTGATAATAAAATTTTATTTGTAAGATTAGATGACGATGATGTTTTTCCTTCTGAATTAAATGGTCTTGTAGCTATGGGACTTGCTTCAAAATATAAGCGTCCTGCAATAGTAGCTAGATTAAATAAAGAAGGCTATGTACGTGGTAGTGCGCGCGGCCTTAATGAAAGCGAATTAGATTCTTTTAAAGAATTTTTAAATAGCACCAATTTATTTGAATATACAGCAGGGCATGATAATGCTTTTGGTATTTCTATACCAAGTTCAAATTTAACAAAGTTACATGAATTTGCTAATGATAAATTAAAAGACTTAGATTTTTCAGTAGATTCTTATGATGTAAACTTTGAAAGACATGCCTTTGATGCTGACCTTTGTGATTTAATAGTGGATATAGCTAAATATAATCACATTTATGGTCAAAAGAACCCAACTCCTTTAATTTATGTTGATTCAATTAATTTAAAGCAAGGCGAATGGAGAGTAATGGGTACAAATAAAGATACAGTTGCCTGGGAAAAGAACGGCGTTAAATATATTCAATGGCGTGCAAGCGCCTTAATAGAAGAGTTAAATAAATATCCCGAAGTTCAATTAGAAATAGTTGGCGAGGCCGATATGAATGAATGGCCAAAGGGAAATTTTACCCCACAAATAAGAGTAAAAAATTATGAAGTTAAAAACGGCACTTTAGCTTTTTAAGGGGTACAATTTGAGGTGATTTATGAAATAGCAAAAAGTTACCATTATAGGTTTCTCTTTAGTAATAATTATGCTTTTAACAGTAGGATTAAGCACACTAAAGGAAACTGAAATGGTAACTACAGAAACAGAAGTTATAGCTTCTACTTTTCCTACTACGGTATCTACTTCTAATAAAGTGGTTAGTGATACAGATAGTGTAAAAAATGTTGCTACTGCTACTATTGCTACTACTACTACCACTACTACTACAAAAGTAGATACTACAAAAAGTATAACAACTATAACGGAAACGGTGATGCCTAAAGTAATTACAACGACAAAGGAAACCACGAAAAAAGCCACAACCGAAACTTATAGTCAAAAACAAAAACTAACTGCTTTATAGAATGAAATCTATGGATATGTGTTGTCCGTATGTAAGCAATATCCAAACGTTAACCCAGCAATGGTTATGGCAATTATAGAGCATGAGTCCAATTTTAATAGATATGCCGTTAATTATAATGGCACTTGTTTTGGATTGATGCAGATTTATGTATATTACCATCAAAGCAGAATGAATAGATTAGGCGTCACCGATATTTATGATGCTTATGGTAATATACTAGTAGGTGTAGACTTACTAGACGAGTTATATCGTTCTTCTGGAAATTGGAGCAATGCTTTATACCAGTATTCCGGTGGAATGAGTTCGTACTATTCTTGGGTAATGAATAGAATGGCGTATTACGAATAACATGTATCAGGCAACTGTATCTTAATTAAAGGAGAATTAATATGAATGTTTTAATAGCTTGCGAAGAATCGCAACGAGTTTGTGAAGCTTTTAGAAATAAAGGACACAATGCTTTTTCTTGTGATATAATTGATTGCGGCGGAGGCCATCCAGAATGGCATATTAAGCAAGATGTTCTTACAATTTTGTCACCAAAAATATATACTGTTATGCAAGATGGAAAAGAGATAGTAACTAATATAACTCCAATGATTATGTTTAAAACAGTAAGTGGAGATATATATAATATTCCGAAATGGGATTTGATAATCGCACATCCGCCTTGTACATATTTAACTGTAACTGGAAATCGTTGGTTTAATGAGGAGAAATATGGCGATAAGGCGCGCGAGCGTAAAAAATTGAGAGAAGAAGCAGTAGAGTTTTTTATGGCACTCGCTAATGCCGATTGTGATAAAATTGCAATTGAAAATCCAGTTGGAGTTATGAGTACACGCTGGCGCAAGCTGAACCAAATTGTACAGCCCTATTGGTTTGGAGACCCTTTTGAAAAAAGAACTTGTTTATGGTTAAAAGGGCTGCCTGAGTTAAAGCCAACTGATATGGTTAGTCCAGAAAAAAGAATTGAATTTAAAAGCGGTAAATCAATGCCTGCTTGGTACGCGGCCGCGGCAAATTTGCCTAAAGAAGAAAGAAGCAAAATTAGAAGTCGAACTTTTCCAGGTTTTGCGAATGCAATGGCTGAACAATGGGGGTAATAATATGGTTTATATGGGTAGTAAAAATAAATATAGTTCAGAAATAGTACCAATTCTTTAGGATATTATAAATAAATATAATATATAGGTTTATGTAGAACCTTTTGTTGGTGGTGCTAATATAATAGATAAAATTCATTGTGATAAAAAATTTGGCTTTGATAAAAATAAAAGTCTAATTGAATTACATACTAAAGCGCAAGAAAACTTTGATGAAATTCCAGAAACTTCTAATGCTGAATGGTGGTATGAAGCAAAAGACTTATATAGAAAATTTCAAGGTTCAGCAGAAATTGAAAAATATATGCCATTATGGAAAGTTGGAGCTATTTAGTTTTTAGGTAGCTTCTCTAACGGAGGATTTTCAAGGGGCTATGCTAAGCCATCAAAAGGTCGCGATCCATATAATGAAGCTTATCGTAATCTTAAACAACAAAGCGAGCAAGAAGAATATAAAAATATTATATTTGACTCTGGCGATTATAAAATTTGGCCTGTTATAAAAAACTCTCTTATTTATTGCGATCCACCTTATGAGGGTACAAAACCTTACGGTTATGCTTTTGAAACTAAGTTTAATCATAAAGAATATTGGGATTGGGTACGTGAAGCATCAAAAATAGCATTTGTAGTCGTAAGTGAGCAAAATTTACCCGAAGATTTTGAAATAATTTGGCAAAAAGAAGTAAAAAGAACTACTAATAAAGATAATAATTTTAAAGCAACTGAAAAATTAGGATTTTATAAAAATGGGCTATTATAAATATAATTAAAATTGATTTTTTATTAAAATTATGCTATAATATATATAGAATAAAAAGAAATGGAGGAAAGTAAAAGTGAGTGAAATGCACTACTATGGTTCGTTGCATAGCCACACAGAGTACTCAAATATTCGTCTGCGCGACTGCATTATAAAAATTGATAATGCTATGAAATATGCACAAGAACTTGGTCATACAGTAATCGGTTTTACAGACCACGAATTTGTTGGTAGCTGGGTTAAAATTGAGCAAGCAGCAAAAAAGTATCCAGATTTAAAAGTAATTCGTGGTAATGAAATTTATCTATGCAGAAATGGATTAAATGCTCAAAATTATAATCGTGAATATGATAGATATTATCACTTTATTCTTTTGGCAAAAGATTTAATTGGCGCACATCAAATAATGGAAATATCAACCCGCGCTTGGGAACGTAGTTATATGGCGCGGGGTATGCGTCGTGTTCCAACATATTATCAAGATTTGTGGGATATAATCGCAGCTAATCCGGGTCATGTAATAGGTTCAACCGCTTGCCTTGGCGGCGCGCTTCCAACGCAGATACTTAGAGCACAAACCGATAATAGAATTTGGGAAAAACTCGATATCTGGCTTAATCAAATGGAACAGATTTTTGGTAAAGAAGATTTTTATCTTGAAATGCAACCGTCAAAAAATAAAGAACAAATTATAGTAAATAAAAAGCTGATGGAATATGTTCATCAGCGTGGTAATAAAGTAATTATAACTACAGATAGCCATTATCTTAAAAAAGAAGATAGAAAGATACATAAAGCATATTTAAATGCACAGAATGGTGATAGAGAAGTTGATGATTTCTATGCAACAACTTATATGATGGGAACAGAAGAACTTGAAAGTTTCTTCCCATATCTTAAAAGAGAAGATTTAGATTTAGCATATAGCTATATAAAAGAAATTGAAAATAAATGTGAGAATTTTTCAATTCTTAAACCACTAAGTATTCCTTCGCTTCCATGGAAAAAAGTACCTAAACTTTATCCTGTTCAATTAACTGAATATTATAATAAAATGCCGACGCTATTAAAATTTTTAAACTCAGATCATAAAAGCGATAGATATTTAGTTAAAGCTGTAATAAATGGAATTATTAATCATCCCGATCTTCAGAATGATGAAGCATATGCTGAAATTGATGCGTGTCTTGAAGACACATGGGTATCATCAGAAGTAAATGGAACTCAATGGAGTGCTTACTTTTTAAATCTTCAGAATATAGTAAGCAGTTGTTGGGATGCAGGAACTCTTGTAGGACCGTCTCGTGGTTCTGGTGGTGGTTTTATCTTATTATATCTTTTAGATATAACTCAAATTAATCCTTTAAGAGAAAAGACTCGTTGTTTCCGTTGGAGATTCTTAAATCCTGAAAGACAGTCTCCTTTGGATGTTGACGTTGATATAGAAGGTAGCAGACGCGCAGATGTACTCAAGCATTTGAGAAAAACTTTTGGCGAAAAATATGTATCAAATGTTGCAACCTTCAGAACAGAAAAATCTAAGTCGGCCGTACTTACAGCTGCGCGCGGCCTTGGTATAGATGTTGATATAGCTCAGTATATAGCATCATTAATCCCTGCAGATAGAGGTCAGTTAAGAAGTCTTGATCAATGTATGTATGGTGATGAAGAAAATGATTGGCCAGCAATTAAACAGTTTGTAATTGAGATGACAGATAATTATCCTGAACTTTGGGAAGTCGCGCGTGGAATTGAAGGTTTGATTTGCGGTAGCGGTATTCATGCAGGTGGTGTTATATTCGTTGATGAGCCGTTTACAAACTCAACTGGCTTAATGCGCGCACCTGATAATACAATTTGTACACAGTTTGAACTTCATGATGCTGAAGCAGTTAGTTTGATTAAAATGGACTTGCTTTCAGTTGAAGCCTTGGATAAAATTCATAATTGTATTGATTTGTTATGCGATTATGGATATGCTGAAAGGAAAGAAACTTTAAAAGAAACTTATGAAAGTTTAATTGGTATATATAATCTTGAGAGAGAAGATCCCAAGATGTGGAGAATGGTTTGGAATCACGAGATTCAATCATTATTCCAAATGGAAAAACAAAGTGGTATAAACGGAATAGCAATTGCTCATCCAAAAACTGTTGATGAACTTGCAGTTTTGAACTCAGTTATTCGATTAATGGCTCCAGAAAAAGGAGCAGAGTTACCTCTCGATATGTGGGCGCGTTATCGTCAAAATATTAATAGTTGGTATAATGAAATGCGCCGCTATGGATTGAATAATGATGAAATAGAATGGTTAGCAAATCACGATGCGATAACTGATGGAATTTGCGAATCACAGGAAGGAATGATGTCATTAATCCAAGAGGAAAGACTTGGAGGAAATAGCTTGACTTTTGCAGATAAAGTTAGAAAGGCAGTTGCTAAAAAACAAGGTAAACTTTTTGAAGAATGTGAGCAGAAATTTTTTAAAACAATTGAAGAAAAAGGTTGTAGTAAAGTTTTAGCTCATTATGTGTGGGATGTTTTGTTAAGAGTTCAGAGAGGTTATTCGTTTAACTAAAACAAGACGAAGTAAAATCCTTTAAATTGCGGGAAGTTCCTTAGAGCTTTAATAACTAAGTTATATTAGTAATAATATAATGGCTTTACAGAAAGAGTAAAGGTATAGTAAAATCATTAAAGATTGGATAATCCGCAGCGAAATTTCTTAATTTTATGTATTCTCTCATTAATAAGGTTACTTATTTATAGGAGGGATATACAATGGGATATAAAAAATTATCAAAAGAACAAGAATTACAACTAATTGAAGAATATCGTAATGGCGCCAGCGTTAATTCCTTAATGACTAAATATGGTTATAAAACTAAAAAATCTATAACAGATAAAGTTAAAAAATATTATCCACAAGAATATGAACAAATTATTCAAGAAGCTTAGGATAATAGACGAGGATATACTTATTCTCTTGAAAAAATCTCAAATCCTTTTGATGCTTATTTAATAGGTTTATTACTCACTGATGGCTATTTATTAAGCGATCGTGATGGTATTGGATTGGATATGTGCGATAAAGATGTTATAGAATATGTTGCTAATAGCATTGGAACTACTTATAAGTCTTATAAATAGTCTGGAAATAGATAGACTAAATATAGAGTATTAATTACTATTCCAGGTATTCAACAACAAGTTGCTCGTTTTGGAGTTATAAAAGATAAAACACATATAATTCCTAGACCGCAATTATTAGAAGAAGAGAAAATTTTCATTCCATATATTATTAGAGGAATTATAGATGGCGATGGTTGTGTAACAAAAACATCATATGGCAGTCCTCAATTTTATATAGTGACTATGTCAAAAGAATTTGCAGAATGGATACAAGAAGTTTTAATAAAAAATTTATTTATGGAAGATATCCATTTAATTCAAAGACCACAAGATCATATATATAAAATTGAAACAGCAAATTAGTTCAATATATTGAAATTAATTGCTATTGTATATGATAAACCTTTTGGTATGAGTAGAAAATTTATAGAATTAAGAAAGACGTTCAGAGACTATAATAAGGACTTTCTTATTGAAGAAAATAAGAATGATGGTATAGTCCAGACCCCAACAAATTAAAATTGGCTTAGGAAACTAAGTGGGGTAAGGTTGTAGGGCTCATACGTTAGCATATAGTTTTATTGCTCTTCAAGAAATGAATTTGTGTTATAAGTATCCAATAATGTTTTGGAACTGCGCTTGTTTAATAAATGATGCAGGTGGTAACGAAACCGAAGAAGATGAAGATGAAATTGCAGCAAATTGTGAAGAAGAGCTTTATTATAATGAAATGGAAGAGTTTGGAGCAGATGATAATGAAGAAGATATTGAAGACTCTTATGAAGAAGAAGATTGTGATGGTTATCCCGCAGAAGTAGTAACCTTAACAACTGGAAAGAAAAAGAAAAAAATAAGGGCGACAAACTATGGTAAAATAGCAGCCGCAATTGGTAAAATTAAACAAACAGGAGTTACTGTAAGTCATCCTGATATAAATAATTCAACTTATACTTTCTCACCAGATCTTGAAAATAATGCAATTCGTTATGGTTTATCTGGAATTGTAAGAATATCACAAGATTTAATTAAGTTGATTATAGCAAATCGACCTTATAACTCAATTGAAGATTTTTTAGATAAAGTTAAAGTAAATAAAACACAAATGATTAATTTGATAAAGTGCGGTGCATTTGATTGTTTTGGAGATAGAGTTAAAATTATGGAATCTTATGTAGATTTAATATCTGATAAGAAAAAACGAGTAACTCTTCAAAATATGAAAATGTTATGTGATTTTAATCTTCTTCCAGAAGAATTAGATTTTGAAAAGAAAGTCTTCAATTATAATAAATATTTAAAGAAGAATAAAAGTGAAACAACATATCTTCTTGATAATATAGCGTATGACTTTTTTGAAAAAAATTTTGATGTGAATTTACTTCAAACCGCGGCGACCGAAAGTGGTTTTGAAATTAAGCAAACCGTTTGGGATAAAATTTATAAGTCAAAAATGGATAAAGTTAGAGACTATATAAAGCCGCGCCAAGAAGAATTATTAAATGCAATTAATACTAAACTTTATAATGACGTTTGGAACAAATATTGTCTTGGTAGCTTAAGTAAATGGGAAATGGAATCAATTAGTTGTTACTTCCATGAACATGAATTAAGCAAACTTAGAAATGGAATATATGGTATAAGTGATTTTGGTAGTTTATCTACAGAACCAGAAATTGAATATACATTCCATACAAAAGACGGTAAAGAAGTTCCAATGTTTAGAATAGAAAGAATTGCAGGAACTGTATTAGATAGAGATAAAAGTAAGAAAACTGTAACTCTTTTAACAACTTCTGGAATTGCGACTGTTAAAATTTATGGCGAAGTGTTTGCAAACTATGATAAACAAATTTCTGAAAAAGGCGCAGATGGTAAAAAGCATGTAATTGAAAAAAGTTGGTTTTCAAGAGGAAATAAAATTATAGTATGCGGTATTAGAAGAGAAGATGGTTTTCAAGCTAAGAAGTATAATAGGACTCCATATCATTTGTGCGAATTAATTGAACAAATTAATGATGATGGTACAATAGTAAGTCGAGGAGTTCGCACGGGAAGTGAAGATAATTGAGTATAGGATTATATGATAATGATATGGTTTTATACAAACAAACGCCATTTAATTTAGAATTAATGAAATATGCTTCCTATTATAAAAATAAGAGGGAGATAGTAGCAATGTCTCCCTCTTTCAATCCAAATCAATATTCAACATTTATTTTACGTAAAGATTACTATGATGATAATTTTCCACACAATCTTGTTAAATATGAGAATATAATTTATGGCGGTCGCGCCTTCAGCGGAGACTACTACGTTCCACTTGATTTAGCAATCGAGCGCAGAAAACCAGATAAATCAATATATGAAAAATTTAAATTTAACTTTAGTGAATCTAATCGTTTAATCGCAGCCTATGATGTAATGATGCGCGCTTGCCATCTACGACTATCCTTAAATGGTACTTCAATTTGGGAAGATTATGAAAAGCAATTAGATTTGTCGTCAAAAACACGAACTTTATTTTTTCATGATTATGATATAAATAAAATTAAAGATGGCCGTGAAGTAATAGAAGAACTATTAAATCGGATTAATACAAGCGCGGTATCAGGTTATATTGCTATGAAATATCCAATCATAACTTCAACTTATGAAGACATGTTATATTGGTGTAACTTTCATTCAACAGGTAGTTTCTTTAATATGGAATATTTAGGTCCAATAGAAGATGAAGAATTATTTGATCTATTAAAACATCAAACATTATTAACCAATCCAGAAAAAATTGATTATAATGTAACAGCTAATTTTTCCGATGAAAATGATTTTCTAAAACGAGGCTTATTAAAAATTTATAATCAAGTTTTATTTTTACGGATGACTAAAACAAAAATTTTACTTAAATATGATAAGAATTTTTTCTTAGATAAAAGATGGGGCCGCATACTAGATTTATTTAACTGTTTTATGACTTCTACTTTACGATTAAATAGACAGCACTTTAACCGAGTAATTAATTTTGATAGTTTATATAGTTTTGTTAAAAGTTTTGATGATACAGCGCGATTAGATCAAGTAAACAGATTTAATAAAGAAGAAGTAAGAGAATTATTTCTATTAGTAAAAGATACTAATTACGAATTATTTAAATCTTTTTATGAAGCCCACAAAGTTCAATTAAAAGGAGGTAACTTCGAAAATGACTCCGCAGGAAATTAAGGAAAGAGTAGATAGCTTATATGATGAAGTTGAAAAAGCAATTGGCCAAGGCATATTTGTATTAAATCCTCGTATTCAAGAGATTTATGATGAACTTGAAATGTTAGAAGAAATGTGCCCACATGAATATGATGAATTAGGACATTGTATTTATTGTTACCATGATAAACAGGAGGATAATTAATATGAATATCATTTTATATAGTACCCCTACTTGTCCAAAATGTAAGGTATTAGAAGCAAAACTTCAGAAAAAAGGTTATGAAGTTTATAGAGAAATGGACGAAGAAGTTATGATGGAAAAAGGATTAAAATCTGTACCTTGGCTTCAAGTTGATGGTGGTGAAATGATAGACTTTGCCGCGGCGAATGAATATATTAATAGTTTGCCGGAGGTAATCAAATGAATATAGCGGTTCGATTAAACAAGAATTTTCAGACTCAGTATAATAAACTCCAAACTGAGTATGGTGAAGAATTTGCAAGACTTAACGGCTTTTCTGATGGCCAATTAAGTTTCACCGATTTTATTGATAACTTTATTGATACAGAAACAGTTGCAGATGCTTCTGTTGATGGTAATGCTAATGTAAGCAGCAAAGATATGCGTACATTAATGAATGAAATGCCTAAAGCGCACCGCAAATTATTAGCTTATAATAAAATCTATTATGAATTGAATAAAAAGTATGGATTTAAAACTGCTAATGAATGGCTCCGCGCAGAATGGTCAAAAGCTCTGTATATGCACGATGCTGATACATCTACTTTTGTTCATTATTGCTTTGCTTATGATTTAAAAGATTTAGCTGAGAAAGGATTATTTTTCTTGAACGGTTTTAATGCAGAGCCGCCACGACATCTCAGTACTTTTGTTGATTTTGTAAAAGAATTTATTAGCTTTGCTAGTAACCGTTCTTCTGGCGCCTGTGGTCTTCCAAACTTAATTCCTTATATGTATTATTTTTGGAAAAAAGATTGTGATAATGGCTATGCCACAAAATCACCTGAATATTATGCAGAACAACAGATTCAACGCTTTATCTATGCAGTAAATCAACCCTATGTGCGTGATGGTATGCAGAGTGCTTTTACTAATGTATCAGTATTCGATACACCCTATCTTGAAGCTCTCTTTGGAGGATCAGAATTCCCCGATGGAACATTTATGATAGATTCACTTGATGAAATAAAAGAATTTCAAAAGCTCTTTATGAAAACTGTAGCAGAAATTCGTGAGCATAATATGTTTACTTTTCCGATTTTAACAATTTCACTTTTACGAAAGGATGGTAAATTTGAAGATGAAGAATTTGCGAAGTGGGGTATTGAGCATAATCGTCACTGGAATGATTCAAATCTGTTTATTGATGATAATGTTACTAGCCTTTCCAATTGTTGTCGTCTTAAATCCAATATTGATGATTTGGGTTATTTCAATAGTATTGGCGGAACAGCCCTCAAAGTTGGATCCGTTAAAGTATCGACTGTTAATCTCGCGCGAATTGCTCTTGAAGTTGAAACCGAGCAAGAATACTTAGTAAAACTGCGCGATCTCGTTGAGCTTGATTGTAAGGCACTTGATGTTGTTCGCCATATAATTGAAAGAAATGTAGAAAAAGGACTCCTTCCGAACTTCTCAAAAGGCCTCGTAGATTTTGAACATCTTTATAATACCGTAGGTGTAATCGGAATTTACGAAACAATGAAGAAATTTGGATATACCAGAGAAGACGAATTTGGCAATACCTTCTATACTGCTGAAGCTGATAACTTTGGTAAGAAAATTTTTGAAGTGCTTCACCGCACAAAAGATCAGTTTGCTCTTGACAAGAATTATAAAATTAACTGTGAGCAAATTCCTGGCGAGTCCTGTGCTGCGAAGCTCCAAGCCGCAGATGAAATGTTGTATCCTGATACAGTAGTAAAAGACCTTCCTCTTTATGGTAATCAATTTATACCTCTTGGTATTAAAACTACTATAAAGGAAAGAATTAGAATTGCAAGTTTATTTGACTCCTATTGTAATGGTGGCTCAATTGCGCATATCAATATAGAAGCTCCGTTTGATAGTTTTGAAAAGGCTTGGGATATGACTAATTATATAGCAGATCAAGGTTTAACCTATTTTGCTTTTAATACAAAAATTCAAGTATGTAAACACAACCATGCTTTCTTTGGAACAAAATGCCCTGTTTGCGGCGGTGACGTTGAAACTGAATATACCCGTATAGTTGGTTTCTACACTCCGATAAAATCTTGGTCTAAAGAGCGCAAGGCTGAATACAATATGAGAGAATGGGAGAATATCAATGGATGAAATTAGTTATGTAAGTTTAGATAAACTTATTTTGATTATAGATGAGTTAAAAGAGAATAAAGTAGAAAAAGTTCCAATGGAATTTATTATTTCAGCTTTTTTCCCAGACGCTTATGATAATCTTAAAGCGGCAATTGCCCAATCCTATATAGAAGGATTTAATGCAGGTAAAGAGTCGATAATGGAGGACGATGGTAAGTGATACTTAAAAACTTGGTCGAAGAGGATTTTGTAAATTATAAAAATGCAGCAATGTATTTAATTTTTCCTAATTGTACTTTTAAATGCGACAAAGAGAATGGAAAGAAACTTTGTCAAAATGGAAAATTAGTAAAAGAGCCAAATATAGAAATTGCAGTTGAAGATATTTCTTGTCGTTATATTTTAAATAATATAACTCATGCAATTGTTTGCGGCGGCTTAGAACCCTTTGATTCTTGGGAAGATTTACAAGCTCTTATTAAAGAAATGAGATTTTATACAGTTGATCCAATTATAATTTATAGTGGCTATACTGAAAAAGAGTTGGAAGATAAAATTGAAGTATTAAAAGAATATGAAAATATTATAATTAAATTTGGTCGCTATATTCCAAATAAAGAACCTCATATGGATCGACTTTTGGGAGTAAAACTTGCTAGTCCAAATCAATATGCAAAGAGGATAAGCTAATGGATACATTTATAGTTAGAAGAAATCGAGATCCTGAATTGTGCTTTACAGTTCAAAAAGCCATAGCAGAAAATCGTGGTCATTGTCCATGTCAAGTTCCTGCTACAGAAGATACAATATGTCCTTGTAAATATTTTAGAAAAGATCTTTATGAAGGATTTTGCTTATGCGAATTATATGAAAAAGTGAGGGTATCAAATGAAGATTGAAAATATAGGCGTTTATGACCTTAATTATAGCTTAAAAGCAAGTGGCTTTGCTATGAGAACTTCGGTTAATTCGGCCGATGATGTTAATGAAAAGGATATTAAGCGTGGATTAAATTTAGTTAAAGCTTCAAACGGTAATGGCGCGCATGCTCAGTGGCTTACTGGTGTACGCGTAGCTATGGATTTGACTTGTACTAATAAGATGTGGGTTGAAGCAGAACGCTATCGTTTCCTTGAATTTGTAACAAGCCAAAGCACAATGCACCGCATATCTAAATTTGATATTGGTAAGCAGTGTAATAAATATGTTTGTGGCGAAATTCTGGAAATTGTAGAAAAATTAAAGCAGGATTATCTTAAAGATCCTACCCCAGAAAATTACTTATATTTACTCTATAATGTTCCCGCAGGTTTTGAGATAACCGCACGAGTAACTACAAATTATCGTTGTCTGCTTAATATATATATCCAAAGACACGATCATAGATTACCAGAATGGCGCGAATTTTGTCAATGTTTAATTGACGAACTTCCTATGTTTAAAGAAATAGTTGACGCATATTATGAAGGAGGAAAAAGAGAATGACACCTATTATAGTTAAAACAACTGATGGTGAAAATGTTACGATGCCTTTATCTGAATTTAATAAAATAGTTGAACGAATCAGTAAAGAAGCTTATGACGAAGGCTTTGAAGCAGGTTGGCACGGTAGTTATGTATGGTATCCATCGGTATATAATCCGCCCATAATCCATTGGGATGACATCACAACTCCTTTTATTAATCCCTATGAAATTACTTGTGATACAAAAAGTAATATGGAAACAGGTACTAAAATAAAAATCAATTCTGTAGGAGAGGTACTATTAAATGATAATGCTTGAAAGAACTACAAAATATCGTTGCAACTCTGAAGAGGCTGCAAAAATGGAAATTGAAAACTTCCGCGCTGACGCAAAAGAAAAAGGTTATCTGATTAAAAAAATCGGATACGAGTATAAAAATAAAAAGGCTAAAGGAGAAATTATAGATGAGGCTTGGGTACTTAGCATAACGGCCGTCTATGCAAACCTTTGGGAGATTTAAAAGGAGGAATTGAAATGGCTGAAGAAAAAGATTTACAGGCTATAGCTTCTAGTATTGCAGAAACCAAACAAATGTTAGAAGATCCAGAAGCAGCCAAATTATTAGCTGAAGCTTCAGTAGCATTAAAGGATCAATTGGGACTAGATATACCTGAAGAACTTTTAATTCAAATTGGCACCATGTTTACTTTACCCGATGAGCAATTTGAAATAATTGGTGCTGAATTTTTAAAGGCATTTGAAGGAGGATTAAATAATCTTGCTGACAAAATTGCTATGTGTCAAATGCTTAATATTTCTAATGTTAAAGCAGAAGACTTATTAGCAGCTACTGAAGAATGGAATCGAGTAATTGATGAAGCATTTGATGAAAACTTCTCTCAACTTAAAAAAGATTTCTTAAAGAAAGTTTTTCATACGGTAGTTAATGCCGTAATGGATAGTGAAGGTATTAGTAAAAGAATTATTAATATTCCTATCGTAACAGCAGAAGGAATAGAAGTTCCTACTTATGCACGAGCTGGTGATGCAGGTATTGATATATGCGCTCCTGAAGAAATCACACTTGATCCTGGAGAGACTAAAATTATTCCGACTGGAATAAAGGTTCAATTGCCCACAGGCTATGAATTTCAAGTGCGCCCTCGCAGTGGATTATCAGCAAAATCTAAACTTAGAATAGCTAATGCTCCAGGCACAATTGATAGTGGCTATCGTGATGAAATTGGTATTATAGTAGAAAATACAGAGCCTAAAATCAAAGACATAGATTTTGAATATAATGAAGACGGTTCAATGAATATCAAATCAGTTGCCTTCGGCGCGGCAATTACTATAGAAAAAGGCCAAAGAATTGCTCAATTAGTCCTTTCAGAAGTTCCTACAGCAAAATTCATAGAAGTAACTGAGTTGAGTCTCGAAAACGATCGAAAGGGCGGCTTTGGTAGTACTGGCGCATGAGTCGCATAAAACTCGTTGATATACAGAAAGAACTCGCATAGTATAATTGGCGAGTTCTTTCTGAAAAATATGAAAATTTAGACACTGAAATGAATTTTTTATGCGCCGAAGGACATGAAATTAATACTACTTGGAAAAAACTACGCAATCATATTGAATGTCCTATTTGTAATAAAAATGAATATAAAGTGTCTAATGATAAAATAATTCCCAAACCAAAAGGTTCATAGCGAGTATTGGGTCTTGATTAGGCTACTAAAATTACTGGCTATTCAATTTTTGAAGATGGGAAGTTAATTAAATATGGTACTGTAAAATTAGACGGAATCAACGCAATTGACAGAGATGCTAGTTTACGCAATTGGCTAGTAAATACTATAAAAAATTGGCAAATTGATTTTGTAGGAATGGAAGGTATTCAAATGCAAAATAATCTTGAAGGTGGCGCAAGAGTTGGCGTTACAACCTTTGAAGCGCTCGCGCGACTTCAAGGTATTCTAATGATTACTCTCCACGACTTAAAAGTACCTTTTGAAATATGTCATACCGCAGTTTGGAGACAATATTGCGGCGTAAAAGGAAAAACACGAACTGATAAAAAACGTTCAATGAAATTGCTTGCAAAAGAATGGTATGATGTATCAGTTACTGAAGATGAAGCAGATGCAATAGGCATAGGCAAATATTCAACTACAATCGCCTTTAAACACGATCAAATGGAAGATTGGGAATAAAAAATTGAGGGCGATTTCTCGCCCTCTTTTTTTTAAAAACTCTCAATCTTATCTTTAATTTTCTATGCCCAATCTTGCATATGCTCATGACTAATATCCCATAAACAAGTTTCCACCATTTCTTTACCGTCAGTCTTACTAGATTTTAACCAAGTTGCGGTTTCGGAAGAAAATAATTCGTGGAATACTTTAAAATGATTCATTCTTTCACGAGCATAATTGGCTAATTCTTTAGCAACCTTTCCATCATTGGGATTACTCTTTAATTCTAAAGCGTAATCAATGAACATTTCAGCATCTTTTAAATCATCATACATACCTTTATATAGTGCTTTAAATTTTAACATGGCTAAACTTACCTCACTTTTATAACGGTTACTGTAGGTAGATTAAAAGTGGCGTCGGGACCGGTGTTCTATACTGTTAGAGAAACAACGTTATTAGTTGATAAACACATATAGTTGACTTCAATTAACGTAGAGAACGAAATGGCTTGAAAATCTGTGATTGCAGTTGAAGATGTTTCGCCTTCTGCTCCCGACACGGCAATACCATTTTTAATCAATTGTACTGTAATCGGTTCATCGGTTGTCGCACTAGCCGCAGTAGCATTAAAAGTCACTTCATAGATTCCAGGATAATTTAAGGTAAATACATTAGAGCCTGGAGTATGTGAAGTAGCAACTCCACGATTAAGCTAATCGGTATCATAACTAATCATACCGTTCGTTGCTACAGATTGAGCGGAAGAGTTATAAATATTAAGCATATAAAACTCCTCCTTTAAAATTAATAGATGTTAGCGGCGCCGCCATAATTATAAGGCGTATTAACGAGAAAAGCCGGCTGTGGAATAGGTCTTAATGCGTTAATAATTGTTGCATTCTGATCTACCTGACTTAACTGGAACTGAGTACCAAGAAGCTCTCTGTCTTTCGCTTCGAGTTTGTCTCTCAGATCTTGAATTGTATTGGCTTCAATAAGTGCGCGAGTTGCCTGTCCTTCATAATGAATAGCATTAGTAATGTCACAAGTATTTTTATAAGCTTCTGACTTAACACTATCAATGTTGCGGTTAGTCTGACAACCCAATTGCTGATTTTCAAAACGGTTCTGCATTACTTGTGTAGTTAAACCATTAAGTCCAGCAAGAAAATCATAACGAATACCATTCCAATTCGCGGTTGCGTCTCTTTCAAATCCATCAAGATTTGCAGTCAGCTCTCCAAAGTTGCGGAAAATATCTTGCATATTGTTGCCATTTACTATAGCATTTTGCAGGTCGGTTGAAGTAATTAAGTCTCTTGTAGCGTTATTACTATTTCCGAACCAACCATTTCCGCCACCTCCAAGAAGTGCAAGCCAAACAAAATAAATAAAAGGGTTGTTTGACCATACATTGTCGTTGTCTCTGGTGAGAGCGAGTACGTCACTAGCAGATAATCCTTCAGTCATTTTACATTCCTCCATTTATATATTTCAAACTCCTTATGGAGATTGATTACGTAAAGAATTTATATAGTTTAATCCATTTTCAATATCTTGCTATTTTATTCCTGAAAGTTGCGCTTGAGCGACTAATTGCGCGAGCATACTTTCGGGTAAATTTGCGGCCATTTGCTAAAACTAACTAAAATTAATTTGTGGAATTTGTCGTTGAAATTGAGGTTGAGGTTGATTATAATAATTCATGTAAGTTACCTCCTTTCTTTAGTTCTTTAACTTCTTCTTCAAGCATGGCAATACGTTTTTCATATTCACTCACATTTGCTTTTTCTGGTTCATACGGAGTAGTTTTATAAACTAAAAATACTGGACTGCCATTCTACATAGATTTTAAGTATAAAAGATTTTCAGAAGGGCATAACGCAAGTGTAACTGTACCACTATTTGGTACATTGGCAACTTCTAAAGAGCTATTAATTATATAAGCATTTCCCTAAGGTTGAGGAAAAAACTGTTGCTGCTGAATTGAAGTAGCTGATGGATAAGGACCATTATAAGGTATCGACATTTTTTAAATCCTCCTTTTATTTATTCCTTCCATTTATAAGTAAAACTATTGAAAGTCAAATAAAAACAAAAGAAAACACGGTAGAAAAGTTCAGCATATTTGCATAAACTATACTACCGTGTTTTTATTTATTCTGACGAATATTATTCTTCAATGAAGGGAAGAAGAATTGTCATTGTATCGAGTGAAAAACTGGCATCTTCTAATCCCGCATAAGGAATTTTATTACCTTCGATTTCTACAGAAAGACTTTCAAGTTCTCCCATCTTTTCAAAAAACTCTACTTGTTTGTCTGATTTTAATTTAAAACCTTGACCGTTTTCAGATTGAATTAAATTGCCTTGTTCATCTAATTCTGCGCAATCTAAAACAATAGTGCGGATTTTTTCTTGATAGAATGGAAAATTGCTATCAGCCTTATCTTTGATTTTTGTAAGCGGATATACCGCCTTTAATGGAAGAGGAATTTTTTCTATCTCTGGAAGTAAATTACGTAAATCCATCAATTGTTTAAGAGTAACTTCAAACATACCATTATCTCCTTATTATTTATTTCTATAAATATTATATCAAATTTTTTAACAAAAGTCAAATTTCTCGTCCATTTACAATTACTTCACCAGTACTATAGAAGGCCCAACCAGTTCCATTTTCAATACTAAAATTCTATGAGTGAATACAATTATCTTCAACTACACATCCTGCTAACTAAAAATCATCTTTAGTTAAATTAAATCGAGTTGGATGTTCTGAGTCAAATATACTTACAGTATTAACATTTATAGTAGAATTATCATAATTGCTAATCCTACGATTATATCCACCAATCGTTAATTCAAGATTTTGAATACTTGCGCTAATTCGTGTAAATAGATCTTCCAATTGACTCTTATAATTTTGAATTTTAATTTGATCATTTTCTGGCTATTCTAAATCATAAGTAGCTTCAGTAACAACTACCCATTCTTTCGCGGGTCTGCCCTTGTCATCCCAACCAAAGAATTCTGTATCTTCTACAAAAGTATAATCGCCAACCTGTAATTTATAATAATTATAATTTTCATAGTCAGCCATATTAACTACATTTATATTATAGCTAATTTTGGGGAAAGCAGCCGCATGGAGCGAATCACGTGCATCTAAGTAATATAAATTATCATCAGTATAATCGTCTTTTGTCCAAGTGCTTTCGCGCAAGAAGTACGAATACTTAGAAAGAAACTCTCGCAATACCGCATTTTTTTGTTCAACTTTTGAAAACGAATTCAATTTATAGCTATCCATACTATTTTTTATATTGTTTAAGGCCATTTTCGCGGGCAGTTCTAACTTGTTAAATATATCTTTTTTCAAAAGAAGCTCATCGATTCTCTAACAATAACTATATACAGTTTTATTAAACAAGTAATTAGATTTATTTGGATAATCTTCACCGGTACTAGCATTATAAGTATGGTATCGCTTTATTCCATCTATATCAAATTTTTCTGCTAAGTCTTCTTCATACTCATAATCTTCATAGTCATAGTCTGGATCTTGAGAATGATCTACTGGTTCAATATAGTCGGGGAAATAGTAATACACATCTTTAGAAGCGTTAGGATTGTATTCATGTAAAGTTAAGTCTTCTGGATCAACCTTATATAATGAACCTTTTTTTAGTTCTCCTGTTGATTTACCATTATAATAGTAAATTACTGGTAATTCAATACCATCAAGTGAAGATTTAACTCTTATATCATCACTCTCATCATCACTATCATATCCATCATCAATTGTAATAATTCTTTCATTCTTATCAATATTTAATCCTACAAAGAACTCATAGGAAGTGGTAGATCCCATATCTTCTGGATCAGTAGTCGTTTTTACAACATAAACTTTGTCTCTAATGGGCCAAAGTCCACCTATATTCCAACCATTTTCCATATTGATATAAAATTCATCACCACAGTTCTTAATCATTTTAATGTAGCGTTCTATGTTCTCCTGCGCCGACTGCGCGCCAAGGTAGTAAGTTTCCCATTCAGCCCTTGCACGATCATAAGCGGTGGTCGTGCGCACGTATAAGTCAGTTGCTTCTTCATTTTCTTGGTTTAATTTTTTGATTCTTGGGAAATAACCATTTTGCTCATCATACAGATCTCTAGTCAATTCAGTTTTATCAAGCAACCCCTAACGAACATAATATCCAAAATCAATTATAAAGTTATCTCTTGTCGGATTATCTTGTGCGCGAGCGATAGAACAAAACTTATTTGTAGCAAATTCATTATTGTTGTTCTTTACTATAACTTTAGTAGAGAAATTTGTATTGTCTTCAGTGCGCTGAATTGATTTTATATTAATACCATATTTAAAACCAGACCAATTTGGAGTATCATTCAAATAATTTTTAAAACAAACCCATTTTGAAGGTTTCTTAATTACCGAAATTGCCGCATTTTCATTGTAATCACGATAATATAATCTTAATTTACAATAAAAATAGTCTGGGTGCGGATATGTACCATAGCCAACTAAACTAATCCTATAAACATACTCCGTATCAAAGTTCTTAATTTCTTCCCATGAATATTCATTAGTGGTTAAAATCCATTCATTTTGCGCGGAGGTTGCTTCGTCATTATGGCTAAGGAACTGATCAAAATCTTCAAACCAATCTAATTCTTTTAATGGCTCGCCTGTAATATCTGTGACTTGTTCCCATTTATAATAACGTTCTTTACTAGCTAATTTTAAGCCACTATTATTATAAAAGTAACCTTCTTCATTAGTTGAACCAGGCGAGTAAAAAACTTCTTCACCAGTTTTCATATTATAGAAATGATCATCATATAATATATTTCCATCGGAGTCGCGCGCAACAACGTACTGGGCCCAACATTCAAACGTCTTCGTTAGATTGGAAAGGAGAGTATAATAATTTGATTCTTTACCATTAATGCTACCAACTTTTTCAAAGTTATTATTATAAATTGGTCTATATTTACCTTCCATTTCTGCGGCTGTCAATCTATCTACTGGTCTAGAAAAACCACTTGAAGATTCCAAAGGCTTAAGGGTATCTTCATAGATATAATAGTAAGTTTCTAAAAGTTCTTGAGCAATACCGTCTTTATCCCCTTCAGGAACTAATGGACTTACTCTACCAGGATAGATTAATTTTTCTTCTTTATCAAGTTCTTTTCTGAAGAACATTACTTCAAAAATTTTAACTTCTTTTTCAGTATTGAAAACCGCACCTAATTTATAATCCAATCCATAATTTTCAGTAATGTCTTCAATTGTAACTGTCGGTTTAAGTTCCATATAATCAAATATTTTTTTCTTCTTTTTATCATACGGATCGGTTACAGTAAACTATCCGTCAGCAAAGAACTAAACATAATCACCATTTGATCCAAAAACAACACCTTCGTTTTTACCTTCCATATCGCTATACATAGTAATAGAATTTCTATCACTATTATTATACTTATAAAAGCCAGCTTTAAAACCAATCTCTCCAGTTTCAGTACTAACATTATAATCAGTTTTATAATTAAATGGATCGGTATAACCAGATGTAGGTTCTAATGTATCATTATATCCTTCTGTATGATTAAGAATTGCAAGAATAAAAGTGTCAGATTGTCTTAATTCCTTAATCTAAGTCCTATATCCATGCAAACCTTTGTTTAAAAATTCACCGTTTGCTTTAATATAGCTTACATATGGTGAATATGTAGGATATGGCATTACTTCTAAAAGTAAATGAGGTACACTTTTAGGCTAACCAACTCCGTCCTCTGCATCATATAACTAAACCCAGTCATATAACGAAGTCATATTAGAAGGATTAGAAAAATAGTTTTGAACTAAAACTGGAGACAAATAATTTGTTTCACTATACCCATAATATCCTGGAGTCCAAGTACCATTAATATTCTTCTCATAGTAAGTAATAGCCTTTCTCAAATCATAGTCATATCCCGTCTTTGGCGATTTTACCACTCGTCTTCCACGATAATCTGATAATGCTAAATTTTGGACGGCCGCCTACAACGTACTTCTCGTAGCAACATAGTTATAACTATTTACAATTGTTCCATCTGCGTTCAATTCTGGTTCAACGTTGCCGCAATATAAGAAGCCAATTTCATCAGTAGGTTTGGTTTTTTCAACCCAATCATTATAAAAGATATAAATTGTACCATCTGTTATATCTTTCATACTCAAATCTTTAACTTCGTGAATATAATAAGCGTCTGGTAAATAATCACTTCTTTTACTAAAGTTACTTTGACTAAGTGTAATTTGAGCAGAATATAATGCGTCTTCAAGACTTTGTATAATTAAATCAGATTTTAAGCCTGTTCTTGTATCAAGTTCTTGCGGCGCCACGCGCCAGTCCGAGCCTTTAAGAATCGCAGTGCCGAGTTCTTGAACTGTACCCATATTATTTTCTAACTCAGTATTAAGTTCAGCATTAAAACCACTCTTACCAAGCTCAATTATATTTGCGTCTTCTGCAGTATAGTTATAAACTGTTCCTTCTGAGTTTTTCTAAATTTTAGTAATAATTAAGTCATAGTATTTATTATCAAGTTTCAGTTCAATCAAACTATCATTTTGAATTATATTAATCAAAGGATTATATAAATATTCTCCACTCGTATAGTCAAGATACTAATAGTATAAGTTAAATGTAAGAGTTTTCTTACCATTTACATTAATCGTAAATTTTGGTGAGCATGCATCAATTGGACTTTTATATTTATTAGTTCCAATCATAGCAAGTTTTTCTTGTTTAAAGTAACTAACTTGTTTTACTCCTGCGGGAATACCATCATAGTCGGTGGAGAGTTCATATTTATAAACTGAAATTTCATAATCTTTTTTGCCATATTCTAAATTCATTACTCTCCACCACCTTAAAAGTATCTATATTCATACTGAATTTCGGGTTTAGAAGAATTTGTAGATTTTAATTCTTGCTCTCCTACTGGGATATAAAAATAATCTCCTTCAACTATGTAACGATCGTATATATTGTTACTAAAGGTAATCGTATGCTCAGGATGTGTCCAATCTTTATGGTATCCTTTAACAATACGCAATTCAGTATCAATAGCAACTCCATTATCGCTGCCAATTAATTTAACATTTTTTAAATGGATTTGTTTACTATTATCATTCTCTAAAGTTAAATTAATATCAGAAAATTCTCCTCCATACTGCCCTTCTTTCTTAAAATATTCATCAAATAATGCTACAAATGGCATATCTATATCTCCGCAATTTTTTATTTGAAAACTATTACCATTCCATTTACTAATTGTCTCTGGAAGCTTAACTGTATTAGACCATTCAACATAGTTAGTACATAAACATTCATAATACCAAACCATAGATTGGTCTCCATCTGGTAAATATTTTTCATCATCTAACACAATTTCAAAATCGATTTCATGTTTCTCTCCAGACAAATCTGTATATCTACATTTTAAAAAGTATTCTCTAGTATCACCAATTGGGAGAAAATAGATTGAATGAGGGATTGTATGATATATATTAGTATCATCTTCAACTATAAATATTCTTTTATAGTCATCTACTTCTAAATTTTGCTTATTTGCTTTTATATAATCCATCAAAAATAATATAGGTTTGTATTCTTCATTTATGTTCTAACTACTACCCTCGCTTCGAACACCAACAAATATCTATTGGCAAACCTATTTATTTTGCTAAGCACTACTGACTAATTTTAACTAATAAATTCCGAGGTTGTCAGGCTCCCAATGCGCATAAGACTCTGGAATATATTGTAATTTTATTCGCTCCCAATAATTACCATATTTATCCATTATTACTGGATTATGCGTTGTATTGTTATACATCTAATCAATTTCAAGGCGTCCTACATTTTGCTCGGCAATAGGCTAAAACGTATAGCAACCATATTCTTCTACATAATTTTCTGGCCAATTTTTGTTTGTAAATTTCCCTGCAATATCATAAGTAACCTTTAACTATGGATCATACTATACAAACTCTGCTCTTCTCTAAAAATGATGATTCCAATCTTCACCGTTAGTCTATGAAAAGAAATGTTTATTATATAACTTATCACTATTCTCTACTAATTTTCCATTAACTTCAAGTGTTCGATTATCAACCGATCCGCTATATCCCTTTCTTAAATCAATTGGATGCAGATAAGTCTGATAATCTGAAACCAATACGGCAGTACTATTTCCATCACCACGTTTGACTAACACTTTTTGTGGCTAATATGCATAATAGCTAGTAGAAGCTTCTCCAGTATAAGGATCTCTCTAGCCTTGTAATAAATTGCCATCCTTATCTCTATTAGGTGTGCCCCATACATCTCTGTCATATAAAAAGTCAGAACTCAAATATAACTAAGCATCTGAAATATTGTCAAATTCTGGTAAATTAATTTCATAAGGTACATCATCTTCCTAATGTTTATTTAAATAAATTTTTGCATGATGTATATTAGTACTTATAATTTCATCAACAGATTTAACGGTGCCGCGCGCGAAAGGTTCATAACATATAAATTTAAAAGTCCCTTCTCCTTTATAAATACGTCTACGACGGTCTGCTTCTCCCGCTTTATTTCTTTCGCGATTCATATCGCTTTCATCAAAGCAAATATACTTTAATTGCGGCGGAGCAGCAAGTTTAACATTATAGTATTTATAAGGCTTTTCATCAAAAATTAATTGATGTACCTTTTTATCTGCGCCCCAATTTTGTATTCTTCTAAAATCCTCTTCACTTACATTATCAAAAGCAATTGAAAGAGGAAATTCTTTTCTCTAATAATAGCTTCCAAATAGGTAAGTGCCATCTCTTCCTCCGACTTGAACGATTTTATCCTAAAAGGTCGGTAATAAATCATCTGTAAATCTATTACTATCACTTGTGCGAATAACGTTCAACTCGGAGGAATGAGTGCCGGCAAAAGTAAAGCCGACAAAGTCATCATACTTAATATTAGTATTTAAACTCATACTCATTCCTCCTTTCATCCATTAAAGTTTATTGTATGGCCAAACTGCGCTTGAAATTGTAGTATTCAGTTTATCCCAAACACGATTTGCCACTTCATCTACTCGGTCAACTGAATCAACAGTTAAACCTTCTAAACTTAAGTTAAGATTAAAGTTATTTTCTCTAGTAGTTTGACCACTTGCTAATGCACGAGTCGGTGTTGTAATATCAATTGAAGCAAGACCAGGTAAGAAGGGAGCTTGTCCTATAAAGTTTCCTACAGTACCTTCTGCAAAACGATTGAAATTAATTGCACCGCCGCCACGAAGAATCTTCTTTGTTTGCTCTGCAGTATAAACTTGATCGCCCGCTTGCAGGTCTGCCATTTCTGGACCATAACGACCTACAATTGTAGCCGTACCATTTGCATGCTGTACAAGTTCAGGACCAAACTCACCAACAAGTGCGCGCTGTGCCCTGTTAATCGCACCACCTAGCGCATAATTTTCTGTACCTAAAAATTTATTAATTACTTGTTCAAATTTAGATCCTTTGCCAAATATATCAATAATTGTCTGCCAAATATTATTAATAATTTCTCTTCCAGCATCTGCAGCCTATAAAATATGATTACCAAATTCTCCCCAAGCGTCTTTAGCATTATCAATAAATGTATCCCAAATTGATTTTTCAAACTACACTTCTTGCTCTGCGCGTTTGCCCTCTAACTATTCAAGTTTGTGTACAAGAAGCTATGCGCTTGGTGAAGTATATTCATTTTCATATGGATCATAAAATACGCTATTAATTGCAGTAATTGCTTCATCAATTGCATCAACAGAATAATTTACATTATCTATAAATTCCTTATAAATATCGTTATAATATTTAATATCGGAAGTCTAAAACTTAAGATTGCTTTCCCAAATATCGGTTTTGGGATGTCCACTAGGAAGAACTTCATCTTTAATTACTTCATAAATCGCATTATTAATAGCATCTACGACAATTTGTCTTTCTTTTTCACTTAACTCTGCAAATAAAGATCCAATTTCTCCTGCCCATTTATTTAAATTACTAATTGAGTTACTTGTATAAGTTTCAATTGTTTCTGTATGCCCAATTTTCTCTAATACCTTTTGTAATGCAAGGAATCTTGAATACTGTTTATTATAACCTTCAATATCATTACCGTCTAATCTAGATATCTAATCGTTAATATCTTTATATCTTTCTTCAATTCCAGAATAAAGTTTCTTGACAAAATCTGTACCATCTTTACCATTTTCATCAAAGTACTATAATAACGCTTCTTTTTGTCCCGCAATCTCTTCACCAATCTATTGATAATATCCACCAAGTCTTGATCCTTCTACTTCTTCACCATACATTTCATCTAAAATATATCCAACATTTTCACGTAAATGATCATCAACTTCTTCAAAAGCATTATCAAGCCAGTTTGCAATTAATGTACCTGCCGCAACGCCCATATCTGTAAAGCCAGGTGAGGTATCGCCAATTATATCGCACATTAATGAAATTGCGTCACAACCAGCCGCGAAGAAATTACTTACGCCTTCCATAACCATACCAGCGGCTTCACCAATATCGCCAGCCTTTATATCAAGTGCAATAGCACCAGTTGCAGTATCAATACTTGCACCCATACCTTTTAAAATACCTTTGGCCAAGTTGCCAGCGCCAGTAGTAATTTGAGTTAAAATACTAGGCAATCCGCTCGCCATATCATTAGCAAAGTTTTTAACTGCATCTTCTAAGCCTGACATAGCTTGAATTGTCGCACCGGACTCAGTAGCTTTTTGGAAGATACTACCTGTTTCATCGAATGAGAGTGTTTTAGCATCAACTATTCTGTTGATTACAGAAACAGCATTTTTAACTGCATCAGTATTATCTTTAACTGCTGTTTCAAGATTTGAAAATGCTACATAATTATGCCACATACTATCTGCAGCGTTATCACTTGGTAATTTAGTATCTTGATCTAATACGTTACGAAGTATTTTTAGATCATTATATGCTTCCTAATATTCATCTTTAAGCATAGTACCATAAAGTGAAGCTTTTCTAATTAATACTCCCCAATCATTAATTTGAGTATCTTGATCAAAAGCAGATTTATCTTCAAAGTCAGCAGACTTTTTTAACTAGTCAATAATTGCTTGATAAGCTTCACGTTTGATTTCGCCTTTGAGAATGTCGTCCCAACTACCATATCCACTAATACCATCCATTAGTGATTTTACTGTTTCCCAAATTTGTTTGGTATTATTAATTTCTTCTTGAAGTAAATCAATTTGGATTTGACGTTGATCTGCGGCTTCTTCATTTTGCTTTTCAAGTTCGCTAATCTTTTGATCAATTAACTTATCTGTATATGATTGCTAACCTTCTTTTAATTCTTTTTCAAGTCTAAGAATTTCTTGTTTATTTGCTCCACTTGTATCTTGACGTAAGTATGCGAGTCTTGCTTCTTTATCTTGAAGATCAGATTCGGTCTTATCATTATCGCGCATTTGACGCATTTGTTCCAGATTATTTTTAAGTACATTAACTAAATCACTATCAGCATCAGTTATATTACTATTTAGTTCTTCTAATTCTTCTTTGATACTTTCTTTTTCACTAACAATTGCATCATAAAGTTGCTGCTAAAGATCTGTATATTCGTCTTTACCTTTTTCGAGAATCTCAGTCATTTCATCATAAAGATTAATAATTTCAGACTCTGCATTTCTAATATTATCAACTTCAGACTCCATTTGACTTTCGATTTCAGTTAAATAGTCAAGATAATTCTGAACAAACTATGATGTAATTGTTCCATTTGTAATAATAGTTTGCATTTTCTGATTTAAAGCATCAACTAATTCTGATTTATTTACAATCTAATAGTCAGCGTCAAATTTAGGAGATAATTCATAAAAGAAGTTTGCAATTTTTTGAAGTAAGGATTCACCAACATTTCCTAAACGATATTCAGTAATTTCAAGACCGGCAATTTGCTCAAGACTCTTTTTAAAGAAGGTCTCAACCATTGTACCATCAAAAATATTTAATGGACTTAATGCATCACCTAATACGTCTTCAAAATTGGTTCCAAGCCATTCGTTTATTTTAGCAATTGGGTCTAGCTCTCTAATATTGGTTAAATTCCATTTTGTGACACGCTCAAAACGATTTTCTAAATATTGAACCTAATCATTAATTTTTGTAAATATACCATTTACACCATATAGTACGTCATAAAGTTCTTCTAATGATGCTTCTATATCACTATTAATATTAGTTCCAAGATCTTCTAACTAGCGGAAAGAATTTTCATAAAGTCGACGCTAATTTTGTAAACGAATTAATACATTCTGCGCGGCGTCATTAATATTTTCAAAGAGATTTTCTTGAGATTTTGAATTTGTGCCTTTAGTATAATCAAAATTCTTTTCTGCATATTTATCAAATTCCCAATCAAGAAGTTCTTTACGATTCTTTAATGACTCATCAAGTTCGCCAATATCATGCTCGTCGTCAATACGAATTGTGAGCCAACCAAGGAAGGACTTAAATCCATCCACCATTGATTGAGCGACTTTTTCAATCATTTGAAGAACTGATTGCGCGACTTGGCCCATTCCTTCAATTGCTTGATTTACCCAGTCAACGCCTTGATCAATTGCTTCGCCTATTGAATTATCGCGCTCATCTTCATATTCATCTTTTTGATAGTCAATATCCTCTAAAGTTTGCCTTTGATCTGCTAATTCGTTTCCAGCCTCTACCAATTCTTGTAACTTTTCATCTTCAACTGAAAGTTTTCCATTTTTACTATCAATTACATATTGTTCATTATAATTAAATGAACCATCTTCATTTTGCTCTAAATATTTCTCCCAACCGGCAGCATCTTTTTTCTTCTCTTCTACTATATCTTCTTTATCTTTAAGAATTCTTTGCTGAACCTTTCTTTCTTTTTCTAACGCATCAATTTCTTTTTTAATTTGTTTAAGACGAAGAGGAAGAGTATAAATTCCACCTTCTTGAAGTTCATTATATTCTTTTTCGAGCTTATTACGTTCGCGTTGGAGATTTGTAAGTTCTTGCTAATTTCTAATATCACGTGGATCTTCTTTGTCTTTATCTTTATCAGATCCACCGCCTCCACCGCCACTTTTATCTTTTCCATTTGCATTAGGATCATCTTTTACGGTTCCATCACCATTATTGCCGTCACCATTATACTCAAAGCTTCCCAAATCTTCGATTGAAGGCACCTCAGCTGGTTTTGCTTTACTTTTAAAATTCTGACCAGAGATATGTAATTTAATACCATTTTCTCCCATTAAAGCCTTGGTTAAAATACCGCCACCTTCAGCCACACTAATGGAAATATCACCTTCAATACTATTAATAACATTAGCAATCTAATTAGACAATTCATAAGCCTAATTCTAGGCCATAGCAGCCTCGTACTACTCAACAAAGCCTTGAGTACTAGAAACCCCATTTTCAACTGCCCATTGTAGAGTAGCTGGAATATTCTCACCAAATTTAGCTTTAAGGGTATCCATATTTAAACTAGACCAATCTATATCTCCCATTTGGGAATCTATAATACTAGCTATATCAGCGCTTGAAACTCCTTGTTCTAAATAATACTAAATCTATGACTAAATAGAAGCAAATTTGTCACCAATTCCCTTTATTGCAGCATCCGTAAGTAATTCTTCTCCATTGCTCTTTTTTGCATCAAGCATGGTTGATATACTTCTTTCTTTAGCACCTTCACTAACCTTATTTGCACTATCTGCCGCATCTTTAACCTAATTTTCCCATTGCTTTACAGCTTCAGCATCCTAATCAAGGTTTTGCGGATCTATGATATGAAAATCTTTACCTTTTCCAGAAATTCTTGCAAGTTCTTCATCATATTTTTTTAATTCTTCAGCACTAATTTCACCATTGTGATCCTTATCATATCCCTAAGCTTTTGCCTATGTTTTTCTTTGTCCTTCTGATGCTACTAAATAAGAAGACTCTTTACCTTGCGCATCTGTAATAGACACCATACCTTTTTTAAGAGTATTAATATTTGCGGCCAAATTATTAGCATTTTGTGCACTTTGCTTAAAATCAACTGACATCTAGCTACAATAAGTCTCTAACTATTCAGCCTCTTCTTTAGATATTCCTAAAGCTTCTTGCAAACCCTAAGCAACTGTCATACCAGCTTCTAATTTAGAAAAATCAAAGGTAATATCGCCTTGGTTATTTAAGGAATAAAATCCTGAGTAATCATGTTCTGCAGAGAATCCTTTTTGTTGATCTGCTTCATTTCTTGTTACAGTGCCTAGTTCAGACATTTTATTTAATAGCTAATTATAATAAATAGATTCTCCTGAACCTTCATAACCAGCATCCTTTATAGCTGCTTCATACTATTCTTTTCTGTTTCTTTCTCCATTGTCATAACTATACCATTTTTCTTCGCCTAAAAGAGCAATCATATAATCGTCTAATTGCTCATCACCATAATTACCTCTTTTAGCTATACCCTTTGTAGCATTATAAAATTTATTACCCTGTCCAGAGGAAGCATCTGTTTCTGAACTTCTAATCTTACTATCATCTAATCTATTAATAGTATTAGCTAAAGAAGTTTCTAATTCTGTAGATTTAGCCAAAGACGAAATAAATTGCTCATTTGCCTCTGTAGCTTTTATAGTGCCTTGTTCTACAGCATCATAAGCTGCCGCCAATGCTCCAGTAGATCCAACACCATTTTCTAACATTTTATTAAGAGGTTCAAATTCATCACTTAAAGAGGCCATACTTTCTGCTGTAATATGACCATTTACTTTTACTTTTTCTAAACTCTTCTAAAAATCTTCACTATTATAAAGATCATTAAATTCTTTCAACTAAGCTTCAGCATTATAACGCTCACTTTCAAGGGCTGCCGCACCTAATGCTGCAGCTTGCTATGCAGCCTCACTTAACTCTCCATTGGACTCTTCTATAATTTGTTTAATACCATTTCTAATTTCTGAAGCTCCATCAATGGCAGAATCTGAAATAGAACCAAATATCTCATAAGCTTTTGTTAAACCTTTAGTTGATATTTTCTAGTCACCAATTTCACTATACTGGCTTAAAAAAGATTTCATAAAACTATTATTTGCGTTTAAAATTGCTTTAGATAAATCATTGTATTGAGCTAATTTTGTAGAATCTATTGCTTCGTTTTGATCGTTCTGAAACTATTGTGTTTCTTCATTCCAGTGAATACCATCTTTAACCACGTTTTTTAAAGAGTTTGCTAATTCATTTCCTATATCATTGATAGACTATGTTAAAACTTTTTGTACATCGCTATCAATTTGAGAATTATTAATTTTTTTTGCTACATTCTATAAGTTTGAGGCATTGATCCCATTTCTTCCGATATCTTGTGTCACTGTATCCCAAGCAGAAGAAGACCTTCGAGTTAAATCTTCAATGTCTTTACTAGTATTTGTAGCCATGGCTTTTTGCATTAATAACTTATTTGCCTATGCCCAGTTTATAGTATTTTCATCATCGTTATTTTTAACTTTTCGTTTTACTTTATAAGTTTTTCCATCTATAGTTAAAGTATTATTAGAACCCCAACCATCATTATAGTCTACTCCACTGTCTTTTTGATCTAAACCTAAAGCTTTTCTTTGCCATTCAAAATCTTTTTTACTAGTTTTTCCTGAATTTTTTAACTAATCAAGACTTGTTGCTTCTATTAAAGCTTTGTATTCGCCTTTTGAAAGATAGCCATAATCTCCTGCACCCTTACCAGGCTTTTCTAAAACCTATTGACTTAAAGCTTTAATACTTGAATCATCTTGTAGTTCATTTATACGTTGTTTTGCATAATATTCTCCAACTGCATTGGCTAAATTCGTATCTGGAGTATAATTTTTAGCCATGGCAGCATACTATTTAGTATAACTTTCTTCTAACTATAATTTAGCTAATTCTGTTTTATTTTCGTATTTTTCTAAACGCTATCCATCTTCTTCATCTGTATAATCTCTATTTTCTATAGCGGCATTTACAGCATCCTAATATGAACCATAAAGATGCCCATTATATTTATAGCCTTGTAATTTGTTATTTTTATGTATTGTAGATATTTTACCTTTATTAGCAGCTTTTTCCTATAAAGACTCAAGGTCTTCATGCTTAGACATTTCAAGTTCATCACGAATTCTTTCAATTGTTTTATTATAATTTAATTCACTCTATTCAATACCAGCAGTAAGCTATACTTCTTGCTATTTCTAATACTGCTGCTACATTTTTTCATTATAAACGTCTTTCTAAATGACATACATGCCATTTTCATCAACTGTATAACCCTATCCTTCTCCATACCCAAGCTACAAACTTTGTATTAATTCTAAAGCAGATTCATTAGCATCTACTAAAGCCTACTAAAATTCTAAAGTACCTTTTGTTAAATTTTCTATATTATTAGCATTTTCAGTCCATTTATCCCAAGCTGAAGAACAATTATTAATAAGTTCTGCAGTTTCTGATAAAGTCTCGTTTAGGCTTTTTAAATCAGCTTCCTAATTCTAAATATTTTGTCTTAACTATTCACCAGGAGAATTTTCATTCCATTTCTTAAAAGCCACTGCAACTATTGCAACTACGGCAGCAACCCCCAAAATTACTCCAGTTAATAATAAATGTGAAGCAATTAATCCCGCTAATTGACCAATAACTCCACCTATACCTTTGGCACTACTATCAGCAAAAATTTTTGAAGCGTTAGTACTATTAGCAAAACCATCTTTTACGTCTTTAAATCCTATTTTAAGATTTTTAAAGAAACCATTAAGGAGTCCTTCTCGACCATTTAGCATTTCTTTTAATGCCATTTTTCCGTCTTCATTATTAATTAATTGTTTTAATTGTTCATTCTTAATTAATTCTGCATTTTCTGCTTTTAAACTACCAGTTAAAACTGCAACTGCCTACGCAGCTTCATCTTCACCTACTTCAAAAAGAGTTTGTAATCCCAATATTGCAAAGCGAGTTTGTTCTCCAGCCTCTAATGTTCCATTTGCAAGTGCCTAAGTAGCTGTAAAAGCATTAGTTATGTCAACAGTTTCACCAAGTTTGTTAGTAAAAACAGTATATGACATTTGTCCTTTTTTCAAAGTAGTAATATGACCTAAAACTGCTCCATCTAACGTCTTAAAACTCTTGGTCATTCCGCTAACATTTTCTGCTATTACATCTCCCGAAAAATAACCAATTGTACGAAAGAAATTTTGAAATTCTGAATTAAGAGTAGGGATTACTGAACCAGTAGTATATGATATAAAAGGATCCCATAAATTATGTCCTATCCCCGCAAAAGCAGCCCCTAGATTTAAGATACCAGTTTTTATTTCAGTAAAAATAGAACCAAGACTAATTCCTTTTAATTGTAACTATAAACTACCTAACTACATCGATAACTTAGAAATAGCTCCAGCCATTCCAGAAAAAGCAGTTTTAGTTGTAACGGCAGCACCTGCTGCAGCAGCGCCAGTAGACGTAAAACTAGCAGCTAATTTAAAAGCTTTATCAGCTAAACTCACAATAATAGCTCTACCAAGTTTCATTACTCCAAGGCAAAGAGCAATTGAAGCCGCGGCTTTTCCAAAACCGCCCCCAATTTTTTCAATAGCACTTAAAATTTTATTAACAACTGTAATTAGTCCTGTTAATAAATCAACACCCATTTTTATAACAGAACTATTAGTAATACCCATCAAAAACTAATCCCAAGCATTCTTAAGATTATTTAATTTTGATTCTAATGATTCTTGTGTTTTAGCAAACTATTCACTTGAAGCGCCAGTTGCATTATATGCACCATTTAATAATTCAGTAAGTCTTGCATTATCACTCATTAAAGCCAAGAAACGAGACTGTTGTCTTGAACCAGCAGCCATAGTGGCTATATATCTTTGTGTTAAAAGATCTAATGAATCCCATTTTCCGGCAAGCTCAATGAATATTTCATCAAGACCTTTCGCGCCAGTCATAAATTCATTAAGATCAACACCAGCCGCACGAAGAGCAGCTCCAACTTTATTTATATTTATTTCTTCGCCATCAACGTCACCGATTAAATCGCCCTCACTATAAAGCTTTTTAACTTCTGAAAATCTTGCAACAACAGTTTTAAGCGCGGTACCAGCAGTTTCTGCAGATTCTCTTGTAGTTTCAATAATCTACGCTAAAAATGCAGCGGTATTATCAAAACTCATATTAGCGGAATTTGCAAGTGAAGCAACTTTTGTCATAGCAACAGAAAGTTCTTTAACATTAGAAGCAGACATAGCGGCCAATTGTGAATAAACATCGGCAATATGCTCTGCATTCATATTGTTAACTTCCATATTAAAACCACGAAGAGCATTCGTCATACGATCGGTCGCGACACTGTAATCAAGACCTGCAATACGAGCCATTTTCATAGTCTCGGTTCCAACTTCAAATACTTGATTTTGTTCAAGGCCTTGTTGATAATACAAGGTCATAACATCATATGTATCTTTTAAAGTGGCATTATATTCATTGGCTATTTTAGTATATTCAGGAAGCTGTTTCCACATATCTCCAACTGAAAAATCAGTAACAACTGCCGTTTCAGTCATTGATTTATCAAGCTCTTTAACCGTATCAATAGCACTTTTTACCGCTCTTTTAAATAGATTAAGTTGATTTGTTAAGCCAAAAAAATACAATCCTCTTTGCGCCAACTATTCAACCTAACGTATTGAAGAAGTCATTTCATTAAGTCTTTCTCTAGCTTCTTGAACTTTTCTTGATGTTTCACTAAAATCATTACCAAGACCTTTCCAACTACTAGAAACTTTCTAAATTGCGCCCAAAAGATTCTATCCTAATTCTCCTGCCATGCCACCAACTTTTTCTTTTAGTTGGTCTAAATTAGTTACTTCTTCCCAATTAATCCCATGGCCTTCTATTTTATCTATTTCATTTTTTAATTCTTCAAACATAGCAGTAGCTTGCATATGATTAAGATTTTCCATTTTTTGTCTAAGACCATCAATTTCTTGTTGTGCCTTATTAATAGCATTAGAAGCATTCTATGCTCGAGTTTCAACTTCAGTAACTAATTTCTCTCTGGCGGCATTTTCTGCACCAAGTATTTTTTCTAATTCTTCTATTATTGCCGTAATATCATGAAGCCGAGCGCCTTCTTTTGAATTTCCAAAACCAAATAAATTACCTTTATTTTTGTCTAAATAGGCCTATTTAATTTCTTCTAATTGCTCTTTTTCTTTTTTTAATTTTTCCAAAGATTCTACCGCACTAGTTTGATTGGCATTTTGCCATCTTTTTACTGCTTCTTTTGCAGCATTATATCCTATAATTAAACTCTATATACCTTCAACATTTGATTTAACTGTATTTCCATTATCTATTGAATTAAGAATAGAATTATATCTTTTCTATTCTTCGGTAGCTTCTCTTATTTTTTCAGACTATTCTTCTATGCTTCTATTTAACTATTGAAATTTATTAGTACTAGCAGTTGTTTCTTCAACCTTTTTTTCAAATTTATCAATTTCAGAAGTAATTTTTTTAATATTACTAAAAGCAGAATCTGGAATCAGCTTCTATAGTCCTTTAGAAGTAGAAGCCTAATTAAGAACAGAATCTATTTCTTTACCTAATTGCTTATAAGATCCACCTAACTTCTCAATTCTTTTTTCTAATTCTCCAAAACTACTACCTTTAATTTTCCCGCCTTCAGTTAAAGCTTCTATTTCCGATATTTCTTTTTTAACATCGCCTAAAAGACCGGACATACCAGCTTTTTTATTAGGACTTAAATTCAAATTTTTAAAAAGACCTTCTAACTCCTTAACTCCCGCTTTCATCTAATCAAGCTATGCACGTAACTCAACATCAACAACTACTCTATTAGCATTATTTGCCATACTATCACCTCTCCATATAAAAAAATTTGGCATCAACTTAAAAAGTTAATGCCAACGTAACATTACATATCACTATCTATATCATCTTCAAGAAAAATTAGTCTCATAGCTTCCTTATTCCCTTGACTCCCAGCAGGATAGGCAATCGCTTGAAAATGTCCAACTTGTGGATTGGCCTATTTTCCTACTCTTATAGATAGATCAGACATTAACTTTAATTTTGGTATTCGTAAAACCGCAGTTTTAACTTTACCTGTCTCATCATCTTTTACTCTAGTTTTTCCTTCTAACCAAAGGAAACTATTAGTAAACTCCTTTCCCACCTTTAAAATCGAAGTCGCGTTAGTATACTAGAAACAATAATCTACGATCAATTCTCTAAATTCTACTTCCTAATCTACAATTTGAATTTCCTTTCCACCATTATACTTCCAGTAGGGAGTTCCTTCTCCTTTTCTGTCAAAGCGCGCTCCTGTTTTTCCGTCATACACATACACATCGCAGTGCGGTATTTGCTTCAATTGAATTTTCCCTTCTGTATCCGTTTCTAATTTTTCTCTTTCTCCAATCAACTCAATATGAGCCTAAACTGGTTCAAGATACTTCGCATTATTCAAAATAGCAAATTGAGTCTTTGAAAAAATTCCTTGAGTAAATTCAATGTTCAATTGCTATGTAGCATCCCAAACCACTTGAGGTTCATTCATATAACCGCCACGCGCAGCAATATGGGATTTTATTTCATTGAAATTTACAATTTGAATTTTATCAAAATCTGCTATTACTTCACCAGGTTCTATAATTTTTCCAGCTATTTCTATATTATATGTAGATTTTAATCTACACGAATACAGTTCCCGCATACTAAATTCATTAATATCCATATTGCCTCCTTTTTAAATAAGCGGATGGCGTTGCCGCCACCCGCCTTTTTAAATCATATATTAGCTATTGTCTGCAATTACGAATGTAACTTTGTAAGCAGTTGTTCCTTTATTAAATTCTACCGTAGCCATAGTATTAGCTTCAATTAAACCATCAACAGTATCAAATGTCACTGCAGTACCAGCCGTCTGAGCATCCATTGTTAACCAATTAGGAAGTGTGCTTGTAAGAGTGATAGGAGCAACAATATTGGGAGTACCAATAGTAATATCAGTATCGCCTTCAGTAATAATCTTAATACCAAGATCAGTTACGTCACCAGTATCTCTACCTGCTTCAGCAATTGCATCTTCTATATCTGCACTCTCATTGCTCATATCAGGTACACCAAGTACATGGTTATGATAAATCTCAAGAGTCTCTGCAGTAGGATCTGCGCCACCAATAAGATCATATTTAACAAGCTTCATCATATCACCGCTTTCAGGACGAAGAACGTGAAGGTTCATATTAAATACTGAAGGATCGCCATCAGCTTCCATTGTGATAGTATTTTCAGAAGTGATCTTAGCCTTAGAAATAATGAACTGGAAGAATTCATCGGTACCATCAGCCTATGATCTTGCAAAAGTATCGCCAACAACATAATAAGTACCAGGGAATGTACTAGCACCAATTTTAATCGCGGCGCCATCAGCAAGAAGGTCGTAAGAACAAAAATAAGTTTTACCTTCTTCAAAAGTAGTAAGATTAGTTACCTTACTTGCATCTTTAGTTTCACTTTCAGTAGCACTAAAGAATTTAGGATTAATCTTAGTATATTCTTTTCCATCGGGGCCTTCAAACTTATCTTTCCAACCAGCTGTTGCAGCATCACCAGTAGCAATAGCCTTAAACTGCTCAGTTTTCATAATAAGACCATTTGTAAATTCATGGGCCTTACCATTACCAAAAAGAATAGCCATTGATTTAGCCGAGAAAAGAGCATCTTCAATAGTAACATTTATATCTTTGTTATAGTCCCAAGAAATAAGAGCAACGTTACCTTTACCGCCATTTGCGGTAGCTTCATCAGCAGTCTGCTCGATAGTTGAAACCTTAAGAGTATCACAATAAAGTACAGGATAGGCAGGTTTACCATCAATTAACTGATAGAAAGTTACGTCAGCAACTTCTTTAATGCCATATCTAGAAAGAACATCTATAGCCATAGCATATGACCTCCTTTAATTATTTATCATTTTCCGACATCCAATATTTAGGTTTTATTTTTTTCGAATCTGCGCCTGCAAGCAAACTATCAATATCCAAAGTATATTTTTCTTTCTTCTAATACTTTGTGGTAATAGTGCTAATGGCCGCATAACTCATCTCTCCAATATTAAGTGGGGTTAGACCAATTCCCATACAACAAATTGATGCAAGAGAATTTATTAAACTATCTGTTTTTGCATTTTGTTTTGCTTTAATTCTATCTCTATAACGTGCTTTGGCTTTCATACGTCTCACGCGTGGATGCTAATTATAATCATAGGGTTCAACTTGATCTCTGCCCATTACTAGTCTAATTACATTCTAAAATTCAAAATAGGTCTCTGGAGTTAAAATTGGAAGCTAATCGAGACTCTCTAAATTCTAGAGTATCTCCTCTAAATTTCCAATTAAAAAGAATTCTTTTTCGGGAATAAAAGTTAATTCAGTATGAGTAAAAAATTGAAAGCCTTCTTTTACAATATCTAAATACTCTTGACTTGATTCACAAATTTTAGCAAGATACTAATATGGAGTTGGTATTTGTCCTTCTTTAATTGAAATTTCATCGTCTGCATTAAAAAGTTGATCTTCTATATCTTCCTAACTAATTGTTAATAATGAAAGAAATTTATTAAAGTCTGGAATATCTAAAGTTTGATTAACTGTTGGTGGATATACTTTAAAAAGTCCTTTAAAATCAATTGGTAATCCTAAAAAGACTTTTTCAGCATTACTATTACTCATAGGCAATTAAATTGAACTCCTATTCATAACAAGATATTTCATCAGTTAAAAAGTTTACATCAAAATCTCCACCATCCAGCTTACCCAAGCCATTAATTGTCTTACCACTAAGACTTTCCTATACTTCTCCAAGAACTGCGAACGGCCGCAAATTATCGCTATTTATTAACCACTAAGTAAGTGGCACAAAAGACTCTACAATTATTTTTACATTACGAAATTCACCATTTTCAGAATTACGATGACCATATACTACCTAAAGCGCAAGAATTGAATTTGCAGTTTCTTTTGGACCAACACGCGGCACTATTTTAATTAGTTTTTCAAAGATTTCTCCTTGACAAAAATTAGCATAGAAATCATATTTTTTTCTAACATAAGTACCATTTTCCTAATTAATAAATTTTTTCTACTAGTCATCCCAAATGCAATCTCCAATTTCATCTTCGGTCAATACTACAAATTTATTCTACTAAATATCCCAAATTTTTTCTCCGCTATGCTTAGCGGGTCGAGTAATTATTTCTTCAAAATCATGTTCAAGCGGCGTTTTATCCGTATAATAAAGCAATTTAATCAAAGTACGATTGCTCATTAAGCGAGAAGCAATTGTTTTTAAGTTGTCTCCAATTTCTCTACAATTCCGTACTCCCATATTATTCCTCCTTTATCTGATCCATAAGCCAGAACCCCGCATCATTTTCTTCAACTTGTGGAGTAAAATCTGTAACTTGAGCTTCTCTTCTATAACCGCACTTAATACACTTACCCCAATCATCAAACTAATGTTGACAAGTAATTCCTATTTCACTAGCAGGTAAATTATCATGGTAATCCAACGCGAACTCATAAACAGGATCTATAGTTACATATTCTACACCATCTTGAGACTACATATCATATCCCGTTACCCTATAAAATTCATCAAGAACCTTATGATTCTTTTCTTTATCAATTATAAAATAATCATCTTTTCTAACAAACTCATTAGCCGGCATAACAAAGAAACTCATTTTTAAATTTTCAGCATAAATCGGATCCATTCTAGACCTTGATCTAATTTCATCTTTTAACATATTATTTTCCTAACCATACATATATGCATAAGACCATCTATCAATTTTATCGCGATCTTTCCACTCTAAATAATGTGTCATTCTAAGCATTATATATCTGTTATATCCTTTCGCGCCAGAATCCTCTAAATAATATACCATCCAAGGCCTAACCACATCTTCTTCATTAATACGGTCAATTACTTCTTCTCTTAAATATGGACAAGGGCCACTAAATTGCGTTTCAGTATATTCAGTTTCTTCTGAATTTTCAACTTCACGCAAAAGTCCAATTGGATCAGGTAAAAATAGTAGTGTTCCATTAGGAATAACTACATCATATGGTGTTAATAAATAACGTAAAGTTTGCGTGTTATCCTACTTATATCTTTCAAAAGTAGCCGAAATGAGCCGAGGTTCTACCTCGGCCCTTTCTCTATAGTTAAAATCTATACGATAAACAGACTTGAGTAGGCGCCGCGCAAATACTTCGCGTCTTTGGGTTAATATTCGTTCTTGGTAGTTGTTGCCATAACGATTAAGGCGTTTTAAATAAACGTCTTCATAATATCCCATAATATCACTTCCCTACTAATGTCATGCAATCAAAAATTGTTGAGCGAAAATACTCATATTTCAAAAATCGTAAAGTGTTTAATTTATAAAATAAAGTGTAATAGTTAATAGTTTTTTGTTCTTCAGAATACCCCATTAATTCAATCAAGATTGAATTAAGAAATTTCTCCCATTCGCCACCTTTTTCAAATTCACAGAGTAATCCATAGAGTTTATTTTTTAACTTATTATTATATGCCTCTTGTATATTCTCATGAAGATCTATCAAGATGGATCTCCAGAAAGTTTAGTATAATCCCAAGGAACATAGTGAATTGAACGATAATAAAGTGATTCAAGCTTTAAACCACGCTTACGTTCAATTTCAAGAGCGTCATATAATTTACTAAGCATATTAGCCTCAGAGAAATCCTTTTCTTCATATAATGGTTTAATACGCTCCCAAGTTAAAATTTCTCTATTTAACCATTCACACTTCATATAGGTAGATAATATTTGAATTTCTTCATTTCCAAGATCTCCAACAAAATTATCACCATCTATATCAATACTAACACGAGGGAATTTAAAATATGCACAAGCACCCGCAAGAAGTTGTTTTAAATCTTCATTAAGACCTTCTTGCTAATAGAATTCATCATCCAACATTTTTGCTAAAAAAGCATCGTATACTTTTTGTACGGGGGTACCCATTTAAAATCCCTCCCATTAGTTATTATTGTCTGCTCTATTTAATTCAATTGTTTTAATTATATCACGTTCTGTTAACTGTTTTAAAATTGTAGCTTTATCGTAATTAATAAGTTCATTATCAATCGCATAGTCTACAAGATTATTCAGTTCATTTGCACCTAATTTCATGCAAGCCTACTTAAATTCTGCAACAGGCATTACTGTAAGATAACGCTTTTTCTGTGCATCATTTAATACAATAATATTTTCAGGCTGCTTTGCATCAGGACTTTCAAGTCCAAGTTCAATTTTAGCTTCCATATCATCAATATAAAGAATACCTTTAGTAAGCATATTCCAAACGCCAACATTATATGAAAGTTCACGAAGAGTATCAAATTCGATTTGACGAATTGTACCTTTTCTTTCCCAAGTTCTTGAAAAACGAACCTGCGGATCATCAATTGCTACCATAGCATCTACTGTGCTAACTACATTAATTTTTCTATTTTCCATAATAATTCTCCTTTTTCTCCTAAAAATTTTGTTAGGGGAGAGGAGATCCCTCCCCTCCCCTTAGTTATTTAATTAAAGACCAAGACCAAAGTTTTCATTCAGTTTGTCACCCGCATATGTAGGAACAGCGGTATTGCCGGTTTCACCAATAGTAGTACCAATATAACCATTAGCATCAACATCAAGAGCAGTATTATGATATACACCCCAATTATGATAAGTTAAGATACCAACACCAATCTTTTTGTAGATATTAATCTCAATTGACTGATCAGTATTAACATAATCCCAAACCTGAGTCGCACCTTCAAATACGACTTTAACAACTTTGTCTCCGCCAGTGGGAAGAACATAAGCAAAAGCAGGATCAATGTAAACTTCTTCATTTCTTTCATCAACAAATGACTGAGGAATTTCTACAATAGGAGTACCACGGAAAATCCTAATTCTACCAGTATTATGAATATCCTCAATATCACCAGGATATACTGCAATATTAGGAGTATTGGTAGCACCAAGGCCGATAACAAAAGCATCGGGGCCCATAGCTTCAATAAATTCACCAGTAGCAAAGATAACAGCATCAGTGCCATAAGCTTTTACTGTACCAATAATTCTCTGCATAATATTTGCTTGGAATGTAGAAGTAATAGCCTTATTTCTCGCAGGCATTCTAGCACTAGCAATAGCAGCTTTGAGCGCTCTTTGAACTTCAAGGTAAACAGCTTCTTCAAGACCTTCATAAATAATTTCCATGAGTTCGTTGATATTCTCAGCGCCATCAAGGAATCTTTCAAAGTCAAGTCTTGCAGCTCCGCCAATGGCGTGTGCTCTTACTTCGAAGGTATCAGTATCAAGACGGAAGGTCTCATAAACACCAGAAAGACCAACTTGAGTAATGAATTTCTTCGCACGATTTCTGCCAAGACGGCCTCTCTTGAACATAGCTCTCTGACCTTGACCAACGGTCTGGATTTCAGCAAATTGACCAAGAACGTCAATAGCTTTCTTAGGAACGATTTCATCAGCAGTTTCAATTATAATTTCATAAAGATCATATTTATTCTTCATGAACTGATTAACTGAACCACACATATCTTTAATTTCTGCAGCATACGCAGTAGCTACATCTTCACGAGTAAAGTTTGCAGGAGCAGTACCTTTAGCAACGTGAAGAGCCATTTCTTTTAATTCTTTAATAGTTGCCATATCAATGTACCTCCTTCAATTAAGCTTTTACAATCATAATCTTGTAAGCAGGATCAATACCATTAGGACATGTTGCATTTTTGTCAACAATCTTACCAATGGGACCAGCATAATTGGTACCCGGCTTAGTATTAGTCCAATAACCATCAAGACCAGCATAGACAAGATCGTCATTATCAAGATTATCTTCTTTTACACAATTGGTAGTAAATCTATCGCCAACAGCAAGATAGCCAAGACGGGGATAAAAATCATCATAACCCATCATGTCATAAGAACTATCAGCAGGGAATAAGCAGAACTTATTTAACTGAGGAGTTCTTTCATCATACATATGCTCTGTAGAGTAATTAAGGGCATAAACATCGCCTTCTTCATCATCGGCAGTAGCAAAAGTAACATAACCATTAGCTTTATCTACTTTAAGAATCATACCAACTTCGCAAGGAGTATCGGTAGCATGAGTGCCAGTAGTGCGTTTTGCTTGGCCCGCTCTACCAAAAACATCTTTATCGAGAGGAAGCTGTGCTTCAATTCTGCCATCACGAGGAAAAGCTACCTGATTAAGTTCAAGTACAGCATAGCCTCTTCCAGCATTTAACTTTGCCATATAAATCAACCTCCATAAAATTATTTCTTATGTTTCGAGATAATTGCCTCTATACCAGTAAGAGGAGTTTCTTTTGGAACCCTGCCACCTTCACCATCGTCATCCTTGTTAAATAATGAAGGATTCGATTTAACAAGTTCAAAGGCTAAACTCTTTTCAAGCTCTTCCGCAGAAACCGCAGTTTCAGCAGAATAATTACTAATAATTTCTGGAGCAAGTTGCTCTGCATATTTATCAATAATTGCTTGTCTCTGAGCTTTTTCAATTGCTAATTTATACTCTTTTAAACCTTCAAGTTCTGCGTTAACCGCTTCAAGAGTCTGGTTAGCAGTTTCAAGTTCAGTTTTAGAGAGATTAAATTGTTCCTCAAGTTCATTCTTCTCTGTACTTAAAGTGGCAAATTCAGTTTCTTTCTCTTTAATTTTCGTCTCAAATTCAGAAACTTTTGTTTCTAAATCAGGAATCTTAGAGAAAGTTTCATCAATTTTTTCAAAACTCTCACCATTCATAGCTTTAACAACTTTTAGAGCGGCGAGTTCACTCTCAGTTACATCGAGAATATAAGTAGTTTCAAAATCACCAAGAACTACATTATCTTCGTCTTTAGTATAACTTACTCTAACATATGAATTATTCTCTAAATCATAAACAAGAGCATAGTCATCATAGACTTCACAAATCGCATACTTAAATACCCATTCCTCGCCATCTTCTGATACGGGATTTAAAAGGTTAAAAAGTTGCTCATATTTCTGTGAATCGGAGAGCTTAAAAGTAAGTTTGTTCATTTTAACGTCTCCTCCTAATTCATAGTTTTCAAAAGTTTTTTCAAGCACTTTTAATTTCTCAAAAGCTTGTTTAACTTTATCATTAAGAGTAAAGAAAGCGGCGCCTTCAAAACAAGGCTCTACTTCATCACCCAAAACCTGTAGGCCGAAAAAGCATCCATCAGTAAACTGGAAGGCTTTATGGCCTTCAATATTGATCCAAATACCTTTAATTGAGGGTGGATATAATTCCATTGATTCGGGTTTATCCAGTATTTCACCCGCCTCTTTATAAAGTGCAGTATAAATCAATACATCACAGCAAGCATACACTCTACATTGTCCATCTTCATCCAAATTCGTCTCCCAAGAAACATTAGGATTCTCGGGCACGACTCCATAAATTCTTCCTTCGGAATTAGCCATACCGTGTGTGGAATAATCTTCTTCCTCTTGTAGGTAAATTCCTTTAATTGGAGTGTATGGTAAAGTTTGTAAAAGTTTCTCTGCAAATTCATCTGTAATATAACTACCATTTCGATTTAAACCTTTATAAAAAATTCTACAACGAGCCATAGAAGTTGTTTCATTTCTTTTAGTTAAATCTCCATAAATTTGAACAGAGAAGTTTAATAGTGAATTATTCATTTATAGAACCTCCCTGTTATTCGCTATTATTACTATTATCTTTAGCTTTTTCGTTTGCTTCAGTTTTGGGACTTAATTCTGATGGATCTTTTTTCGGTCTACCGACCGATCCAGTGCCATCTCCGCTTTGAGTGTATGAAGACGAAAGTGGGATTAGCATTTCACCAAGTTCCAAAACGTCATTTTCTAATTCTTTTAATCCAGAAAGTTCTCTCTAAGAAACTCCCATAGCAATAGCAGGTAATAAGTAACTATATCCCGATTGCGCGAGCTTAAACATTTCATCGGTATAATCGTTTTCAGTATAAATGCTTACTGGTAACATTTTATACTTAAATACGACATTTGTATTTCCATAAAACTTATTAATTGCTGTAGTAATAAAATTTTCAATCTTATGACCTAAAATCATCATCATAGCAATGTCATTTTTTATGGAAAACAAAAGAGTTAAATTACTTGTAGATGCAAACAATTCAACACTAACACCAACTTGTCCATAAACATTTTTCAACATTTTGTCTAAGTTAGTAGTAACATTATCATTAGATGTTTTAGAAACAATCGCATCTACATCACCATAAGTGGTCATTACACTTACATTGCCATTGCCTTTCAGCATATTAACTGCACCTTTATGCATTAATGCAACTTCTTCGGGTTCAAATAATAATTGACCATCATTTAAATGCGGTATTTTTTGAACTATAATCTTACGAATTTCTTCAAGATCTCTTGCCTTTTCGGTATCAACCGCAGTATCATAATCCATACAAGCTGGAAGAATATCTAATAAAAGCGGCCGCATAGTCTCAAAGAATGAGAAACATACAGAAATCTCAGGATCAAGGAATATCCATTTTGAAGCTAACTTACCATTTTTATATTTACGATAAGCTTTGGCAACATCTTTTGGATAGCTATTTAAAGCCTTTTTTCTACTCTCCTCATCCGTAATTGAGTCAAAATATTCCACATTAAACTCAATCAAATTATCGCCTTCGGGAGTCTTAAAACGCGATACACAATATGATGCGGGCAGAGTCATTATTGACATGGTTTTTTTATCAAATCGTTTTAAAATTCCATAATAACAACCATCAACTAAGACTCTTAAAGAAATGTCTGTGCAAATAATTGGAAGTTTCATTTGATCTACATATTCTACTGCACCAAAATATTTTTTTTTGATATGATCGGTGGAGAGACGATTACCATAAGTTGGGGTCGGAATTACTATACCAACATATTTTAGCAAAGTAGCATAATAGATAATGATCCTTCTATATAAGCAGTCTTTCTCAAAAAAATTTCTCGAAAGAGCTAACTGCTAATCTAAATTACCGCTTTCAATTATTTTTTTAACTTCTTCTAAAGTATAGTCTTTAATTTTATCAACCTAGCGATTAATACTATATTTCCCTTTATAAGCGGTATCATTAAGGGCAATCATATTGTTAAGAGCTTCTGTAAATTTAGTCAAATCTCTTTTTTCCATTTATCAAAGCCCTCCAGTAAAAAATATTAGTTGACGTTCGCCGACTTTACTACGTCGATTACGTTTCTATAAGTCTTCTTCCATTTCTTTAATTCTCCATAATCCATATTCAAAAGAAGAAAATTTATCTTTGGGAATTGCAGTATTAATTTTTTCAAGAGCTATTTCATTTGTAATACCTGTCTTTTTTAATCGTAAATTACAAATTTCTTGAATTAAAGAAGAAGTCATTTTATGCGGCATTAATCTTTCAACTCTCTAATACGCACTCATTTTCTGTCCAGTTTTTGTAGCAAGTAATTCAGCTTTTGCTTGCTGCTCAGAAATCAAAAAATTTACAAGTCCTTTTGCAACACGAGTATATGCATTGCTATGCATATTAGAATTAATTTTAGCATTAGCTTTAATACCATATAAAATCTTAGGAGCATTTTTAGGCTAAATCTTTAAATAATTTTCATCATTTGAAAAACCATAAGCGGGATATACTACACCATTTTCATCAACTGATTCAACTACCATTTCATCAGCAATACCAACGCCTAAACCATTGGTATCTATAACTACTTCAACTGGATTAAAATCGGCAATTATCTTTTTAAGATCAATTGCTTGACGCTAAAATGCTTTTGTCTTGCTTTCTCTACCAAGCACAAATAAATTAACTAAAGTAGAACGATAAATCCCTTGAGCAGTTATATTAACTCTAAAAACGCATACTACTGTCTAGTCTTTTAATCGACCTACGTCTACTGATAATATGTAGAATTGATTAGCATTGTTTCCACTTTTTGCGTGCAATTCTGGATTTTTTATTTTGCGGTGACGCGTAAGCTAGTCAAAATTAAACCAACTATCATCACTACCGCCATCCCAAAGACTTAAATATTCCTGAGCGAAAGATTGCTCATCAAAAGAAGAAGACATTTTAAGTTTATCTATATAATCTTTAGTCAATAGTCCATGCTTCATTGGAACACGGTAATCGCAACCAAAAACAAAAGTTCCTTTAGGATTAATAATTGCATCTTCTAATAAGTCAATTAAAACTGCATATGCATAAGTTGATTTTGAGCCTGCTGATGTCATATAAATTCTTTGCTAATTTGGCTCTTTAGGGTTAACCGTGCCATCAGGAAGACGTCTTGATACGTTTAAGAAAGGATAAACAACTTTTTCAAGCTCGTCACCATCATGATCGCGCACCTCGTCGATAAGACCACCGTTTTTACGACCACCACGGGCCGCATCGCCAGTGCCAACAACAGTAAAAATAGAACCATTTTTAAATCTCAATTCAACATAATCTTTACCAAAGTTACCAGGAATTTCATCCTATTCCCAGCCCTAAATTTCTTTTTTAATAAGCGGCCACCGCTCGTAAATTTCAACAATTTTCTCTTTTGCAATTGAAGCAGACTGTGTTTTAAAGGGCGCCGCAATAAAGCGTTTAGTTCTAGGAATAAAAATACACTATAAAATTAATCCAAGTATTGTTAAAAATGATTTAGCAAAAGCACGAGGTGCGGTACAATATACATCCTTATATCGCATAATTGCGCGCAGTAGCATTCTTTGATAGGGGAATAAATTAGTTTTATTTTCTGGGTTCTAAATTAAGTCCAAATAAATATCAGGATATGCACTAAAAATCTCGCATAGATGCTCAAATTTTCTTCTATGCAAGTTAATATAATCTGGTGTTAAAACGGCACCTTTTTCAACTCTAATTCCATCTCGTTCAATTAAATATTTTCGCTAAACACCATTCTCTAAATCTTCCTAAGTTCTTGGAATTAAAATATTACTCATCATCATCATCACCTTCTTCATCAAAGTCGGCAATGAAATCTTCAGCCTCATCATCAAATAATAATTCATTATAACCATCAACTTCATGCTAATCTAAATCAAAGTCGCCGCCAAGATCATAAACGCCTTGCTCATTTTCGTTAATTGTTTTTAAGGCTTCAAGCCTACGAGAAATATCTTCTCCAATACCAGTTTCATTTATATATAATCTTTGATTCCAAGATTCAATATTTTTCATCTCTTCATCAATTACATCTCTTGTAACACCATCATAGAACTTATTCTTCCAACCACCAGCTTCAAGCCACTTAAATAGTTCTCCTGTGCTTTCAAGGTCGCTCGCATTTTTACTGTTTTTAGGAGTAAAATTAGCAATTTTAACAAGCTTTTCATAAGAAGCAAGAAGCTTATCAATATTGTCTCCGGCTCGAATGGCCGAGTCAATTGTAAGTGAAATTTTGCAAAGCTTTAAGGCCTAATCCATCTATAAATGGGTTGTGATATTCTAAGTAAGCAGCATACCTTGAAGTAAATCTTCTAGTCGCTAAAAATCTTCATCAGTATATTCTCCATCCCATTTTCTAATTAAACCCTATCTTTTCTTCTCATCCATTAAAGGAACTTCTTCTTCAATCCGCATTTCTTCTTTTAAACGCTAATACTCTTCAAAATACTCTCCCCAACCAAATCCTTCAAATTCAGATGAAAGAAAAACAGAAGCGTATCTTGGAAAAGCTTCTTCTCCAGCCAACTCCTAAATTCGTATCCATTCTTTAGGAACAAAAGGAATATCAGCATACTAGCAAATTTTATCAACATATTTCCAGTCCCAATCATGCTCTTTTAAATATTCATTAATACATTTATTACAAATCGGAAGATATCCGTCAGGATAAAAATAAGATTTAGTAGGACTATACCCAGACTAATCATATGACTCACCGCATCGAGTACAAGAACGAATTAAAAAGGGTTTAGTTTTATTCGGTTTCGGACCTATTCCCATTTTTATCACTACCCTTATTATTTTTATTAGTTAATCTACAAAGTTTTACCATTTCTTTCTATTTATCTTTTGAAAGTGTAGTAAACTTTTTTAAGATTCTATAAGAAATTTCTTTTATATCAAGTCCATCTTTAGTTTTTACTTCAGCTAAATCAACTCCAAACATATAGGCCACTCCAATAAAATCAATTGGACGAAGTTTAAATAGTTCCTTTGTAAATTTATCAAATAGTTCGTCTTTGGTCATACTATCACCTACTCTTCTAACGATACAAACGATCGCATTTTTTACAACGATTTGTATATCCATCTTTTGCTCGACTTTTCTTAACAAAATTTTCAGAACAAATTAAGTAATATTTTTTACAATTGGTACATTGTTTAAATTCTTCAGGAAAGAAAATATTACTTATAATTTTATAATGGAAAGTCGCAGCTTCATTTATCTATTTAATGATTTTCTATCTAAATATTGTACTAATATAATTTTCATTATAAGTAGTCTAATATTTAGAATTAATATAATCTTTAATATCTTTATTTTTGACTTGCTCCTTTTTTAAGGTAAGAATTTCTTTTTGGGTCTCTGTTAAATTCGCGCATTTCTCATAATAGTATAAAGTTTCTAGTAACTCTGCCGTAGTTGAATCAACCTCTTGACCATTCTCGACGACCGCGCGCAGATCAGCGTAAGAAAGTATTAATTGGTAAACGTGTTCTAAATTAGTAAAATCAAAAAAGAATTGATCTCTACTAGCTTTTTCTTTTTCCCATAGGCGCTTTGAAATCTTACCTAACTCTTCTTCCGTAAATTTCTACGGGTATAACTCATTAAACTCTTGAAAAATCAATCCCGAAGTAGTACCCCCGGCTTTTAAACCTAAAGGGAATACTTCCATATCACAATCAAAGGTTAAAGTAGTATCTTCTACAATTGGCGCCCCTCTATTTTTCCAATCTGTCTAAAAAATACTCTAATAGGAGTCGCGCAAAGTATACTGCTATCTTCTTAAATCAACAAGAATATGTTTTTTCTTTAGATACTAATACTAACTAAGAAGCGCGGCGTTCTTCTTACATTTTGTAACAATTTCTGGCGTTAATCTATTAATTAGTTCTTGTCTTGGCTCTTTGCTTCTTTTACCAACTAGAATCTCGTAAAAATTTATAGTTAGTTCTGTTTCATCAATTTGCTAAAAAAGAGTTTCAAAAGTAGGAATTAATGCTTTAGGAGCTTTTTGTAAGGTCTCTTCTCTTGAAAAGGTTTCTCTAATATTTTTATAATTAACTTGATGCGGCCGCAGTATTATATCCTCATAACTGCCGCCCGAAGACTCTTCAGTATCTAAAAGCGCTTCTAAAGAAACAAATTTGCCTTCTTTTGACCAAGTTTTATTTTTAGTATCAACTTGAACTTCTCCTCTTTGCACACAAGAAGTACCGTCTTGGTCTTTTCCATAGAGTAGATACTTTGCGCAAGTATCCAATTCAGCTTCAGTTAATTTTTTCTCTTTGAACTGTGGTTCTTGTAGGTACTAGTCGAGAAAAATTTTTCGCTCGGCCGCAGATTCAATTGAAAAGTCTAAATCTAATCTATTTGCCATAGGCTTTTCGCCTCCAAATTTACTTGGGTTATTCCCTAATCTCTACTTATATTATATCAGATTTTGGCAGAGAAGTCAAATTTTTAGAGTATAAAATTTGATTTTTTCTAAAAAATCGGTTATAATTATATTAGAAAATAAAGAAGGAGAATTTATATGATATTAAGTCCAAAAGAAGCATATGAAAAAGCAAAATTCTATCGTGAAGGTAGAATGAAAGTGGTTAAATATGATATTATAAATAGAGTAAATAAAGCAATTGAAGATGGAAAATATCGGGCATTAATAGAAGTTCCAGATGATTTTACAGAAGAAGAAGTTGATAATCTGTTAGAACCATATGCAGAAGCAGGTTATTTTGTTGACAGTATATATAATACGCTTATAATTGATTGGGAAGAATGATGTAGTACTGCGCGACTTCGATAAAAAACGGTCATGAGCGACCGTCATAACCATTCTCGATGGCGGTCGCGCAATTGTACGTAAAACATATAATTCTACTTCTACTTCTACTTCTACTTTTTAAATAAAACTAAAACTAAAATTAAAAGAAAGGATGCGTAGCAAATGGAAGTGTTTTGGTATATAGTAATTTCACTTATAATCTTCTGCTTAGTTTATGCCAGTACGCATAAACTTGGAGAAGCCCTTCTGGTCGGAATTTGCTGGCCATTAGGCATACTCTATTTATTTGTGTCTTTGTTTTATGGTGTAGGAAAATATCTATAAAAAGGAGTTGATTTTTGTGACTGTAAAAGAGAGAATAAACCATAGTGTAGAACTAACTGGTGAAGATAAGGCAATTCTTGAGAAAATGGGGTCATTTTTTGAAGAATTTACGAATAAGGTGGATAATACGTTTTATTTTAAGGGAAGAGAAGGTATTGTGTATAATATTGATAATCTGTATTTTGTTGAGAATTTTTTAGGGGATTTTGCGGCTTTTATAGAGAGCAGCGAGTGGTAAAAGAAAGGTTTATAAGAAGAAATTTTTTAAGAAGAGTCTAGTTTTACTAGACTTTTTTTATTTTTGTTTTTTTGGAGGAAAAGAAGATGTTCTGAATTAATTACGGAGTAAAAAATAATTTCGTGGAACTTTTTTAGCAGGGCGTAATATTCCGATTGTGCAAAATGCACAAATCCCGATAATACACCCGCCTCCCTTTTGTGCGTTTTGCCGAACCTATCCGGTTTTCTATTCATAATTTGTTCATAAACTATTTACAATCTGTTTACAGTTTGTTAATAAAAAATACTTTATTTGTTCACATTTATCCTTTATAATACAGACATACCGCAAGACAAAAGACGGTAAATAATATTAAAGGTAGGTATTACAAAATGAAAAAAACACTTGAACAAGTAAGGCGCGAAAATATCGAAAAAATCCTTGCGCGCCCGAAGGACGACGGGAAAAAGGGAAAAGCGTTTGAGCTTGAAAATGCGCGAAAAGGCAGTAAAAAGGTATATGTTGCAAAAGCGGGCGAGGCGGACGGCGCCGCAAAATTCCGTATTAATGGGAAAATCAAATATGTTAAAACGGAATTTAAAACTAACGGAGGACGGGTTGAGGATATAGCCGATTCAGAGTTTTGCGTTTACCGCCTCGATATTTGCAATTCTTCAACATCAAATAAACGCCGTTATGTTGAACCCGTTATTATCCCTTCAAAAATTTTTCTTGACTTCCTTTATGCTAATAATCTTGTAAAGGCAATCAATAAACACGGTGAGTTTGACGGCTACGGAATACAGGCAAGTAGTAAAAAATTGTATCTTGCCTTGCTCGATTGGTGCATACCGTATGATAAAGATACCGTTTACACTTATGAAGATTTTGAAGGGCTGACCCTTTAAGACAAAATAAAATTAAATAGAGGGAGGCTGAGCCTCCCTCGGAACGGAGGAAAAATATGAAAGATATATGTAAGCTTATAACGGTTAAAGTTGATAATGATGAGGATTATGTAAAGGACTATCGCTTTACAGTGTGGTACCTCGGTAAAGATGTATTTTATGAGATGAGATACAGCCTCTATAATGAGTGGAGCGAAATAGAGGAGCAGGGACAGGAGTCTTATCAGAGCCTCGAGGAATGGCAGGAGGCAGTCAAGCAGGCTACACTTGAATCCCTCAGTCATATCAAATAAACAAGAAACAAATAAATAAAAGGGAGGGAGGCTGAGCCTCCCTCCAACTGTAAAGGCTTTTTACTTTACAAGCCGGTTAGCATAGACTAACTATTTAGACGCCAGATTTTAGTTAGCATAGGCTAACTTTTTAGACGTCGGACGTCTAAAAACCGACTTGACAATCCGGTTTTATTGTGGTATAATACAGACACAATAAAGAAGGAGGTCATATTTATGACACGTAAATTAAACTCAATGCCCTACGCACAGGCTTATGTACGTATAGAAGGCGATACACTCACACTCATCTCATACCGCACCGCTGTTATCATCGTGGACGCTGAAGGCTGGCTCACCTGCACAGGCACCTATTCGAACACCACTCGCCGTCACATCGGACGCTTTATGCATGAATATGGATATGGTACCTATCAGCTTGCTAAGCGTTGTTATGAAGATAACTTGAAGTATAACATTTATACAGGAGAAATAATCAATATCTAATTAAAAGACGGGCAACCGTCTTTTTTATTTTTTAGACGTATTACGTCTAAAAACCGACTTGACAAATTAAATGAATTGTGGTATAATATAGACACAATAAAGAAGGAGGTTAATCGAATGATTAATATAAGAACACTGCGCAAACTTAACAACAACGACGGCTTAACACTTAAAAATGGCAAGCCTATTGTATACAAGACCGGCTATCAGGTAGCTACTGAAGGCGTTGAGGTCACAACAATGGAGGAAGCTATGAAGGCTATCAAAGCCTATGGTGGCAACTGCGGTATCTGGGTAAGCGAGGGGATATGGTATATAGACTCAAGTCATAGGGAAGCTACTAAGAAGGAAGCTCTTCGAGTAGGGCGCGAACACAAGCAGATTTCAATTCTTAAGTGGACTACTATGGAACTTGTTTATTGTGATTAAATTATAAAAATTATCGTATAGAATACGGTAATTTTATTTTCTATAATTTAGACGTCATACGTCTAAAAATAATACTTGACAAATTAAATTTTATATGTTATAATATAGTTGTAAGAGAACGAGGGACAGTCCCGAAGGTTATGCGATGAATTACACATCCGCCGACGGGCGTCACACAGACCTCGCTCTTACTTTTTTTAGAATTTTTTAGACGTAATACGTCTAATTTTTATAGATTTTTTTATTGACTTTTTTACTTTATTATGTTATACTTTTATTAGAAAAGTTAAGGGAGGAATTTTCAATGAAAATTACAGACTTTATGGCATCTCATTTTTATCTTATTATAGGGACTTTTTTCGCATTAATAATGGGAAGTTTAACAATTGATGCCCTTATTCATTAAGGGCATTTTTCTTTTTCTTAATTTTTAGACGTAATACGTCTAAAAAATTTTCCCAAAACTATTGACTTCCCAAAATTATTATGATATAATATAGACACAATAAAGAAAGGAAGTAACAATATGGAAAGAGTAACTATTTGTTACAAAACAAAAGAACCGGTTTACTATAACAAAGGAACATCGTATGAAAAAACTTGCGATACTTTTCTTAAAACTCAATGTTTTATGGAAAAAGAAGAAGTTGAAAAAATTGTTAAATGGATGAATGAAGAGCATCCCGAAAAAGACAGTCTTGGAAATCCGATTGACTGGGATACAATAGATTATTTTTTCGTAAATGTTCAAGAAGAACTTTATTAATAACAATTGTCCGAGAATTTCAAAATGAAATTCTTGGATTTTTTATCAATAGTTTTTAGACGTAATACGTCTAAAAAATTCTATCTGACGTCTAAAAAAATTCTAAAAAATATTTGACTTTTCCAGAAACTTATGATATAATACTATTGCAATCAAGAAAGATTGCAAAACAATTTACAAAATCAAGGAGGTTAAAACAAATGAGTTTTAACAAAATAACAGAAGAAGACCGTATTCTCTGGGTTAAGTCAATGAATGAAATAATCATAGACGAGGGTGACGAAATACTCTGGTATCGCTGGATTTCAATTGTACCTGATGAACCGCAAGAAGACGATTTCGAGTTCATCGCAAACGACGAAGAACTTTGGAATGACTGTTGGAACTTTTTTGAAAAATATTTCTTTTGTTAAAAGGAGGGACGGGAAACCGTCCCAATTTTTCACAATACTTTTTAGACGTAATACGTCTAAAAAATTTTCAGAAAAGTATTGACAAATTAATTGATATATGTTAATATATATATGCAATTAAACAAAACTATAATTTAAAAAGTGAGGTAAAATTATGTATTGCAAAATTAGACCGTTAAAATTTATGCCCTATGCCCAGGCGCGCGTTCGTGAGTGGAAATGCGGCGATGTTGATTTAATGAGTTATGAAACGCTTGTAATTGCGGTTCGTGACGGCTGGCTTGAATGCACTGGGGTGTATTCAAAAACGACAATGCGTCACATCGGTAACTTTATGCGTGAATTCGGTTTCGGTGATTATTATACTGCCAGGGATTTATATAAGAATGAACTGAAACTGAATGTTAATACGGGCGAAATTAAAAGCATTCGTGAACCGTAAAATTAGGGCGAGATTTATAAAAAAATCTCGCCCGTTATTTTATAGAAAAGTTTTTTAGACGTAATACGTCTAAAAAACTTTATAGTTTTTGTTGACAAATTAAAAATAGTATGATATAATATAGTTGTCAAGGGGGGAGAGATAAGTGAGTTGCTCCTATTGGAAATCAGAAACCTTGTGCACGAGGATAAAGACAGAAACAAGCGTAGGCGACAAAATCTTCGTAAAAAAGTTGCAAATTTTTTACACTTTCCTCTTGACAAGCCTAAAAAATTATGATATAATATAGATGTTGAAAGGTTCCGCTAAGCTCTTGGTGATTGTGGCGTGATTAAAGCATAGGTAGTTAAGGGGCTATCGCCTTTCAATAAAAGACTTAAAAAACTCTTGACAAACTAAAAAATTTATGATATAATTTATATAGAAAGTGAGGGAAATCAAAATGAAAATTGCAGAAACCTATAAGTTTGAAAAAATGTATGATAATCTTATTCACAAATACGGATATGAACACCCTATTGTAATTCAGTTTGGTTCACTCGCAGAGCGATGGGACAATACAAATTGGAATAAGAAATGTATGGAAATACTCTATCGCACACTTATTGAACAAGAAATCTCCTAATTGTTTTACCTCCTTTATATATTGTGCGTTAGTCTGGGTTTTGCCCAGACTTTCGCATTGGAGTTTTTAGACGTAGTACGTCTAATTTAATTTAGAAAAATTATTGACTTTTTACTTATTTATGATATAATATAATTGTCAAGAGGAAATGACGACCATCGCAAGAAATCTTGTCCGAGTTGCAGTTAGTAACAGGTGTGTTAGCGAGCACGGAAGCCGACTAATACGGAGAGGACATTTGAAAAATTTTTAAAAACTTTTAAAAAACTCTTGACAAATTAAAAAAATTATGATATAATAATTACAGAAATTAAGAAAAGGAGATTTTAAAATGAAAACTTATTATTTAAAATGGTACGATAAAAACGAAGAAAAACTAACAACTATACTAATTAATGATAGTCAAAAAAAATTAATTGATTTTATGAGAGAGCATTTTCCAATAGATGATATGCTTTATAATGAAAGTATAAATATAACTATTGATAGAGATGAGGAACCATTTTACAACCTTGCTGTTGATTAAAAATAAAGTGTAAAGGTTAATATCTTTACACTTTTATTATATTGATTTTTAGACGTAATACGTCTAAAAATATTCAGTTTTAATACTTGACTTTTCTAAAAAAATATGATATAATGAATTTACAAAAAGAAAAGGAATGATAAAAATGACCGAAATTGAAAAGGTTTTAGTAAAATTTGTAACTGATATTGACGAAGAACTTTCAGTAACTTTTGAAAAAGACGGATATTATTTTTTAAGTGCTGAAAACTGTATCAATATTGACTTAACAGATTTTGATGACTGCGGTTTTATTCGTCATCTTAAAGAATTTCACAATTGTAATTGGGCTGATAAATTTGATTTACACTTATGGTCAATTCTTCACGAAATAGGACATTATGAAACTGAAGATTTACTTGACGAAGATACAGGCGAACAAGAAATTCGTTTTTGGTTATCACTTACTAATAAAGATATAAGTCATAATATTAATATTCAAAATGAATATTTTAATCTCACAAGTGAGTATTATGCGACAGATTGGGCAAAAGATTGGATAATAAATCATAAAGAAGAAGCAAATAAAATTAGTAACTTAATTAAAAATGCGAGAAAATAATCTCGCATTTTGGTTTGCGAGATTTTTAGACGTATTACGTCTAAAATTATTATAATTTAACAATTGACTTTTATATAATTATAGTATATAATATGTATGTAAGAAAGAAAAGAAAGGAAGAAAAAAATGATAATCAAAGCATATCGTATGTTTAGCGACCCTTGTCTGATTTATGAAGGAACTAATTACAAAGAGGCAAAAAGAAAAGCCTTTGGACCATTAAAGCAAATAGGGCTTACAGAAAAAAATTATAAGACACCCATAATAACTACTACTTGCAAAAGTTATCATAAAGTAATAACTTATTATCCTATCCGTAATCACACCATACAAGCAAAAGAAAATCCAAATTTTTTCTTTCACTCAATTATTTATTTTGATATTTACTTCAAGGATAAACTTGATGATTATGATATAGGATTAAGAGTCAAAAAAGGTGACCCCTTGGCATACAAATTAAGAGAAAAAAGAGATATAAAAAATGGAATAACACATTATCCTCGCAAATATTATTAAAAGTCCGTTAAATCGGACTTTTATTTTTTATTTATTTTAGACGTTATACGTCTAAAAAGTTTTCTAAAAACTATTGACAGATTGAAATTATTATGCTATAATAAAATCACAATAAAGGTTGCGACTTACCGCAGAGAAAGGAAAAATATTATGAAAATTACAAACACCCTTGACCTCACCAAAAAGAAAACGGGCGATTGGTCAATCAACGGAAAATTAGTTTCTGTATCTGAAGAGGAAGACAATATTCTTATGCAGATTCACAACCGCTACCGCAATATGTATGAGAGCAACAGAGAGGCTGATTTTGCTACAATAAGTGGTATTCTTTCAACTGACCACCCCTCTGTCGCACAGATACTCGGTATCGTGACCGAAGCTGTTGCCGAAGCCGTTGAAGCCGAAGCACCAAGAGAACTTACCGCAGAGGAAAAGAAAACGGCTACACTTGAAGCCATTAAGAAACTTATTTCTTTCTTTACAGAATTTGACTTTGAGCCGAACTACCGTTTTGTAAACACCCTTGCTCTGTCCCTTAAACAGGGTGAGAAAAAAGCAAAAGATTATATCACAAACTACTTTGAACTTACTGATAGTCCATTCAAAAAAGAAGTCGTGCAGAAAATGAAATCGGCAGAATTTAAGAGTATTCTCAATGATATTGCTCTTACAGAGCCGACCAAGACCATTAACAATCGTTTTAAACTCTACTATGGCTCACAGGGAACAGGCAAAACTACAATCGGTATGAAAGAAACCGATAAGAGATGTATCGTATGTAACTCTTCAATGCTCCCTGCCGACCTTATGGAAGATTTTGTGTTCGTTGACGGAAAGGCAACCTTTAAACCCTCATCACTTTGGCGGTGTATGACAGAGGGAAAGCCGATTGTCTTGGACGAAATCAATCTTCTGCCCTTTGATAGTCTGCGTTTCTTACAAGGCGTTCTTGACGGAAAGGCAAGTTTTGAATACAAGGGCAATACAGTTGAAATCAAAGAGGGTTTCAAAATTATCGGTACTATGAACCTTACTGTTAATGGTATGACTTACGGTTTGCCCGAACCTCTCGTTGATAGATGTGAGGAAACAAAGAAATTCAAACTGACCGCAAATGACCTCGTAAAAGCAATTTAAGAAAATTATATAACAGAAAAGAGGGGAGCAATCCCCTCCTTTCTCTTTCCCAAAAAAAGAATTAGACGTCATACGTCTAAAAACTTTTCTATAAAATATTGACAAACCACAAAACTTATGATATAATGTAGTTACAAATTAAGGGTTGCGACCTACCGCAGAGAAAGGAAACATATTATGGAAATTACAAAAGGTGAAATCAAGGAAATTCTTGATACACTCCCTATCGGTTACTATGCCGACAGACCTATTGCCGTAAACATAAGTGAAACAGAGCCAACAAGTTTTTATAACCTTGAAAAAGACGAAATCACTTTTGCTTATAGCAACATTGAACAAGCACTCGCAAATGTAGAAGATTTTAACAGAGAAACGGCTATAAGAAGTGTTCTCTATCACGAATTAAGTCACGCAATTCTCACTCCTCAAAATCTCATACTCACCTCTAAAACGGCAGATATGGTCAATATTTTTGAAGATGAAAGAATTGAAACCTTGCTCAAAGACTTTTATCACGATACTGACTTTAAAGGTTTAGTAAAAGCCCTTAATGGTGATTTTACTCCGCAAGATAGTATGGATGCTTTTTTTCAAGTAGTTAGACAGAGAAAAGGCAAGCCCAAATTTCTTAAAAAAGTAAATGAAATCATTTACAAATATGCTATGCTTGGTCATAATTGTGACGGACACGGCTGTTGGCAAGATGGCAGATGGACAATCAATCAGTATGTAGAGGATATTGAAACCCTCTATGACGAAATAGCAAAGGACTTTAATGCTAATCCGCAAGACTATAAAAATCCTCTCTCAATATCTAATAGTGGCAATGAGAATAGCGATTTTCTTGATGAAAAATCGTGGATAAAAAATGCTATGGAATGCGGTTATTCAAAAGAAGAAGCCGAAAAACTCTTTGAAGAACTCAAAAAGCATATTGACGGAAATGAAAACGACAACGACAATGAGTATTGCGAAGCCAAAGAGGGCGAAGGCGATACCGAGTGCAATGGTGAGCAAGACAAAGACCACAATGGTTTTGGTAAACTAATTATTAAAAAAGGTTTTGGCGGTGAAACCATTTCAAACTTGACCGATAAACTTTCCGCAATTATCTCAATATTTAATAAGAAAAATGCAAGCGGTAGTGCTTTCACAAGTTATAGTGGTGTTATCAATCCTAAATTGTGCGGTAATAATGACTATCGTTTCTTTGAGAGAAAAGCCGAAGCAAGAGGAAACAATCGTTTTGGTAGTTTGCACCTTACACTTTGGATAGATACAAGCGGTAGTTTTTATACCAATAAAAACAAAACAAATGCTCTCATAAAATCACTTGAACTCATTGAAAAGAAAAACCCCAATTTTTCCCTTGACGTTGTTCATTGTTCTTGCGGTCAAAGGTTAATGCCTAAAAACAATAGGTTTATCGACCCCGATGGTGGCAACCGCCTTACAAACGAGGTTTTTGACCTTTACAGACAGTTACAGAAAGGCAACACATACAATTATAATATATTCCTCTTTGACGGCGAGGCTATGCCTGACAGGAATAATGACACAAATACTGCCTTTAACAAAGTTGATTTTAATAACTGTCTATTCATTTCCGATTATGATAACGAGAGATATTTGAAAACTCTCAAATCGGCACAAGTTATTCTCACAAGCAATTATGTAAATGAACTTTATGATAATGTGTTTACCGCATTACACAAAGCATTTAGATAACAGAGAAAAGTGTAAAGGGGAAACCCTTTACACTCTTTTTCTATTACAAATTTAGACGTAATACGTCTAAAAAATACCATAAAAGTATCTTGACAAATACTTTATAATGTGTTATACTAATCTTGTAATCAAGGAGATAATAAAAGAAAGGAAAGAATTAAATGAAACTGTTAATAATCTTTATTGTCTTAAATGTGGTCAATGTTATAATGCAGACCGTCAAATCAATAGCAACTCTTAAATGTGGTAAGGTAGTAGCAAGTCTTATCAATGCTATAACCTACGGACTTTATACTGTTGTAATTGTATATATGGTTTGCGAATTACCTTTATGGCTGAAAGCCCTCATAATCGGCTTAGCCAATCTTTTCGGTGTTTACTTTGTTAAATTATTTGAAGAAAAAGTAAGAAAAGATAAACTTTGGAAAGTTGAATGTAATATCAATTCCGAAAATTTCACACAATTTTATGATACAATTCGAGGAATAGGCATTCCGTTTAATTTTAATCCGACAAACAATGGTTATATTACTGTAAATCTTTTCTGCGAAACACAAAAAGAAAGTCACACAATAAAAGAAATCTTAAATAAATTTGATATTAAGTATTTTGTTACTGAAACAAAAACTCTTTGATTACACAAGAAAGGTCGGGCAACCGACTTTTTCTTGTTATAGAATTTTAGACGTATTACGTCTAAAAATATTTAAAATAAATAGAAAAAAGTATTGACTTTAAAAATATTATATGATATAATAAAGATGTTCCAAAGGGGCAGAAAGGAAGGAAAAAATATGAAACTTGCAAGTGCAAACAAAATTCGGGAAACCGAAATCCGCAAAATTTTTGAGTTCTACGGCGGTGCTGAGAATGATTGCGGTATGATTGCCTCAAACTCGTTTAATATTCCTATTGTTGCAGAGAACGGAGAAGAAGGTTGGCTTGAAGTTGTCGCAAAAGTAACTAAAGATAACGGTGATGACGGCTACCTTAAAAGACAGGCTTATGAAATCAATCTTGCGGACAAGGCAAAAAGGAAAGCCGAAGTCGAAAAAAAGAAAGCTAAAAAAATAGCCGCCGATGAAAAGCGGAGAGCAGAGCTCAAAGCAAAAGCAGAGCCGACCGCATAAGACAAAGAGTGGAGGAAACTCCACTCCATCTTTATCCATAATTTTAGACGTAGTACGTCTAAAAACCATTAAAAAAATTTTTTTAAAAGGTATTGACAAATAAATAATACTATGATATAATTATCTTGTCAAGTAGGGAGAGCGATGGCAAACTCCCTATAATATAAGACAAGAAAGGAAAATCGTATGAATTACGAAAAAAAGGTTGACCGCAGAAAAAAGTATTATTTAATACTTGATTGCGAAACCGCAACACTCCCTTGTGCCGAAAGTTATGGTGCAGAGGAAAAGAAAATAATAGCAATAGCAAAACCCCTTATCTATGATTTAGGTTGGCAGATTATTGACCGCAAAGGAAAAGTGTATAGCAGAAAATCTTATTTGATTTCTGAAATATTTTCCGTTCCCTCAATTTTCAATACCGCCTATTACGCAAGCAAAAGACCTATCTATCTTGACCGCCTTGCAAAAAACGAAACAGTATTGACCGATTGGAAAACGGCTACGGCAGACCTCGTTACCGATATGGAAAAGGTCGAAAGCATAGGTGCTTATAATTCTATGTTTGATTTCAAAAAAGCAATACCCTTTACAGAGTTGTATATCAACAAACTGTATTCGCAAGACTATTATGAGTGGGAAAAAATGCAAACCGCAATTTGTGAGCATATTGCAAAAGGCAATTACTCCACAAAAAGCAGTAAAAACTTTGAACACGATTTGTTCCGTTTTCGTGGCAAGGAATACCCTCTCTTTGATATATGGGGATTGAGTTGTCAGCACATACTTAATAATGACAAGTATAAGCAGACTTGTCTTGACAATTCGTGGCGGACCGCAAGTGGTAAGTATTTCAAAACCTCTGCTGAAACTTGTTATCGCTTTTTCAAAGGCAACAATGAATTTGAAGAAAGCCACACCGCCATTGACGATAGCACGATTGAAAGTGAACTGTTCACCGAAATTCTCAAAAGAACAAATAACAATTTTGCTATGGGCATAACTTATTTTCCGTTCCGTATTCTCGGCAAGGTTGAGGAATTTTCCTCGCCTTGACCGAAAGGGTGTAAAGGAGAAATCCTTTACACCCATTTTCCTATTATAAATTTAGACGTAATACGTCTAAAAAATATTCAAAAAAAGTATTGACTTTTTAGTCACAATCGTTTATAATAAGGGTGTAATCAAGAGAGAGCAAAAAAACAAAAAATAAAAAAAGTTGAGAAAACCCCTTGACAAATTAAAAATTGTATGCTATAATATAAATGTAATCAAGAGGAACGCAAACCTCTTGTTGCAATAAAAAATAGGGTGGTGACCGACACCATAGCCAAAAGGCAGAAAGGAAAGCACTATGACAAGAAAAGACTACAATCTCGGAGTAATCGCAATCCTCAACGGCAACGAGGTAGCAGAGGACACTCGCAACGAAATCCTTGCCTATGCTGAAAGCGATAATCAGAAAATCGCAGACCGCAACGCAAAGAGAGCCTCCACTCCCTCAAAGGCACAGAAAGAAAATGAGCCTCTTTACCCTGCTATCCTTGCTACCCTCAACGCAGATACTCCCACTCTCTCTACCGCAGTTGCTACTACCACAGGTCTGAAAACGCAGAAAGTTACAGGTCTGCTTGGTAATCTTCTGAAAGAAGGCAAAGTAACAAAGGTATCTGTGCCTGTCAAGGGCAAGGGTAAACAGACAGGTTGGTTGCTTGTTATGAATGATACTGACTCCCTTGTAGACTAACAGATTTTTATCGGTAAGACTACTAAAGTAACCTTTGGGTGTAAAGGGGAAACCCTTTACACCTTTTACTTAAAATAAATTTAGACGTAATACGTCTAAAAACTTTTATATAAACTATTGACAAATTAAAAACTGTATGCTATAATGTATACAAGAGGTGAAGAAAATGACAAAGAAACGAATGAAAGCCGAAAACAATAAAAAAAGAAGTTCTTGGTTTGGTGTCAATCCGCAAATGAAAGTTATTCCTAATAAGAAAAAAGAAAACGAAAAAAGAAAATGCAGAAGAAAGGAGTTTTAATTATGTATTCAATACACTTTATTTATGATGATATTTATGACATAATAAATTTTGCGAATTTTCACGAAATGATGGATTTCGTTGTTGATTTGGCAAAGGTTGATACTAAATGTCAGTTTATTATCCGTAATGAAATAGGTGAAACAATTTATAAGTATATCAATCTTGAAAAAAGAGAGGAGTATTAAAATGACAGTAAAAGATTTAATTAAAGTTCTTGAAACCTACCCACAAGAAGCAACTGTTTTTTATGAAGAGGTTAGTAATGAACTTGAAAAAACAGACATTTATGTAGAAACCATTGAAGAAATATTAAAAACTATACCTATGGAACTTATTGATAGGAACTGTCGCAACGGCATAGTCATTTTTCCTTAAAATTAAAAGTCCAATAAAATGGACTTTTACCCCTTGACAAATCAAAAATTCTATGGTATAATAATTACAGAAATTAAGAAATATTGTATACATACCAGAATGAAAGGATGAATATAAATGACAGTAGAAACAAAATATATTGCATATGATAGTAAAGTATTTGATGACGATGATAAATGTGCAGAATATGAATGGCATAATATTGTAGTTCCAGATTTATTTAACAAATATATTGAAATGTATTTTAGAGAAGAATCTAAAAGAGATTTATCTAATTATACTATTGCTGACTTCTATGATGATTTGATTAATTGTGAATATATGGTAATAAAAGAAAATATACCAGATGATAGTATTATTTTAGATTATGTAGTGTCAAGATATGGCATTCGGATACCAGTAAAAAGAGGTAAATATAGATATGATATTTATTCTGCTAATGGTTGGGAGAAATATGAATATGTTGAACCTGTTAAGTGTATATTTAACTAATGGAGGTGATACTAAATGAATATGCCGATTTTTATGAAATTATCGAGGTATTAGAAAGGAAAAAACAAAATGAAAACTATTTTTATTATCTATTGTGTTACAGTAATTATCTCATTACTTAACGAGTGTATCGGATTTTTTGCAGTTAGAGAAATGGCAAAAAAGGGTACAGAATTTAAGAGAAGTAAAATGCCGAAAACTATCGCAACATTCAGGTTATTTTTTGTTGCATTAATCCCCATTTTTAATGTTATAATTACTCTTTTAGTCTTAATCTGCTTTAACAAAGTAATAAACTCTTTTATTGAAAATTAAAAGTCCGTTTTAACGGGCTTTTATTTTACTATAGTTTTAGACGTATTACGTCTAAATTTATTTAAAATAAATACTTGACTTTTTATTAAAATTGATATATAATATAGATGTTGAAAGGAGAAAATTACCACGGATTCGGTGTGATGACTTTCAACTACCATATCAGACGGAAGGCTTTAAATCCCACCAAAAACCAGCGTGGGTGGTAAGGAAATCAAGAGGTAGTAAAATTGAAAAATTTTGAAAAAAAGTATTGACAATCCTTTCGTGGTATGGTATAATATAAGTGTCAAGAGAGGTCGGCAGAGTGCGACTTTGCTCCCATAGAGGATAGAGTTCTCACAAAGATAAGTCTGCATAACATCGAGTAAGAGGAACTAAAGGACAGTTGAAAATTTTGCAGAGATTTTCAAAACTCTCTTGACATTTATAAAACAATATGATATAATAATTACAGAAATTAAGAAAAGGAGATTTTAAAATGAAAGTTCATGTATTTAGAAAAAACATTGTAACATTTTCAGAAATTGAATCTGGAGAAATTTTTGAATTTGAAGACAATTTTTATATGAAAATAGAAACAAAAGGGTCGAGATATAATGCAGTCAGCATATACACAGGAAGCATTTGTATGTTTGATGATGATGAAGAAGTCACAAGAGTTAAATCAGCACTTAATATTGAAATGTAAATTTTAGGGAGGAATTAAAATGCTTGAATATTTATGGGTAGTTATTTGTGATGAACAAATTATTTTTGTATCGCCAAATATTAAAGATTGCATTCAATATCAAAATGCCTTCTATGAAAATACAGGAGAAGATACAGAAATAGAACAATTTTTCTACAAGAAAAAACTTCAATGGTATCTTGAAGATTAAAAGTCCGATAAATCGGACTTTTTATTTTATATATTTTTTAGACGTCATACGTCTAATTCCAAAAAGTCAAATTTTCTCACCAAATTTTTAGACGTCACCAGAAAAAGGTATCCCTTCCCCATTATACCATATTCAAACAAAAAAGTCAAGAGAAAAATTATAAATAAATTGTGAACTTTATTACATTACCATACTACCATATTACCACACTATCATATCACCGCATACCACTACACCACTTCACGCAGGCGACACCACTGTATAGGAAGCTGCGACCTAAGGGAGCTGCGAGCTATGACCCAAGGCGGCTGCAAATTTTAAGACTACGAGCTGCGCCGCCACGCCCTTACGAATACGGGGCTGCGCTGCACTAAAATTTGACAAGCTGTCAAATTTTAAGAAGCTGCATATATATACATATATATATATATATATATCCCCTTTTATTATACCATAAATTTATTTAAAAATCAAATTTTCGGCGCACACAACTTTTCATATACAAAATTACTAAATAAATTTCTAAAAAAGAATTAAAATTTGGTTATTTTACGAATTGATTTTTTTCAAAATTTGTGATATAATATATTTAGAAAATAAAAAAGAAAGAAAATTTGAAAGGGGAATTTTTCTATATGGATAACAAAACTAAAGCCAAGATACGCGCAGAGATGGTAGCGAAGCTCTTTGAAATGTGGAAGGCAGAGAACGACGACATCGGCATGATCACCTCGAACTCTTTTAACTTCCCCATAGTAGCACCCAACGGTGAAGAGGGCTGGGCTAAAATCACTCTCACCATCACCAACGATGAAGATGACATGGGTTACATGGAGCGCGAGCAGTACGCTGATAAAGTAAAAGAGGCAGCTGCGCGCAAAGCAAAGGCAGAAGCTGATAAAGCAGCCAAGATCAAGCGCGACGAAGAGCGTCGGGCGCAGAAGCTCGCCAAAGCAAATAAACCGGCAACCGAAAATTGATTTTTTTATAAATTTATAGTATAATATATATAGAAGGTGAGAGAAAAATCCTTCCTCAAATTGTAAGTATTCGCGCAGTTAGGTGTTGCTTAGAAAGCAATTTGAGAGTGGGCTTAGGGAGCTGGTTCTCCACTATAAATAACTGAACCGCCACCTTTTCTTAAAAGTAAGAAATAAAAATTTGAAAAAGTTTTAAATTTCTGATATAATATATATAGAAAGTGAGAGAGAAATCTAAAACTTTCAAGGTCGCGCGGAGCGGCCTCCCGAGAAAGCCGGGTAGTTATAGGCTATTCGCCCGCCGTGGTTCCCTGCACTCCGCCCTTCCTTTCCATATATATTATAACAAGCCGGTTCTTATCAAAGAAATAAGAAAAGAAAAATTGATTTTTTCTAAAAAGTTTGTTATAATATATATAGAAAGTGAGAGAGAAATAAAAAGTAACTCGCACTTCTAAAAATAAAAAACTTTTGGGTCGTGACCTACCACGAGAAAGAGGAATATTATGACTAACAGAGAATTCTACACCGCAGTTATCAACGCAAACGTAAACGCTGAGCTTACCGAGTTCGCGCAGACCGCAATTGAGAAGCTCGACACTGCCAACGCTAAGAAAGCAGAGAAGCTCGCTGCTAAGAGAGCCGAAGAGCAGCCTATCTATGACGCTCTTGCCGCTGTTCTGACCGAAGAGCCGCAGACCGCTTCTGATCTCGCCGCTCAGGTTCCCGAGATTACTTCTGTTCAGAAAGCAAGCTCAATGCTTCGCAAGCTTGTTGATCTCGGCGTCGCAGTTTCTACTGACCTTAAGGTAAAGGGTAGAACTGCAAAGGGTTATGCGAAAGCGTAATCCCTTCCCTACGGGTTAGCCTTTTTCAACGGAATCACATAAATAGACGAGAGAGTACAGCTTCGCTGTACTCTTTTGTCTTATGTTGTTCTGCGCGACCGTCATCTCGAGCGTTCATAAGCGTCACTCTTGTACGTACATAGGCGAGGTCGCCGCACAACTACAAATTTTAAACCCCTATATTTATATTTATATTTCCCCTTTAATTATAACAAAAATTTTAAAAAAAATCAAACTTTTTTCGCAATTTTCCAGTAGTTTTTAGAAAAATTCTTATATTTTATCTACATATACTCGATTTTAAGGGCAATTTTTAGAAAATTCGTAGGGTTTTTCTCAAAAAAGTTATAAGTTTTACTAAATTTACCGAAAATTTACCATTTTTTTAGCGGTTTTATTCGGAATTTTAGGAATTTTTGCCCGAAATTTTTCAAATTTTATCCGAAATTTTTAGAATTTTAAGAAAAATTTTAGATTTTTAAAATTTGCTTCATAGTGAAAATTTGGCAGCAACCTAAAACTGCATTAAACGCCATCAATTCCCTTTAAACACCTTAACCCTCGAACGCTACTACCTCTGATAGTTCCAAAATTGACAGAGCCTTTCCACTCCTACCCAAGACCATTCAGTCGGCGAAACTGACCGTATGGCTCACGACGTTTTTCCCCTTTACGTTATAGTATATACTTATAAGTATTACTTATATGTATAATGTAAACGTCTCCGACTCGAAATTCGGGGAGTAAGCCCCG